GAACGGCGGAAGCTAGATACCAATATCCCCGATCCGACCGGGCGGCGTTCTACTGATAGGCCAATACCCGTACCGGAAGGTACACCTCCTAACGCACCTGCTAAGCAAAGCAAGTTCCAGCGTGTCCGTGAAGCGTTTAAGCCTGATGCCGAACTCGCTGAAATCCAGGCGTCTAGGAAAGCCACGCGCCAAGCTACACCCAAGGCTATCGTTACCCCTGTCGATAAGCCCAAGGCTGAGGCCAAGCCCGAAGGTCGCATAACGCGTACCGTGAAAGCCCCGGGCCGTGCGGTTACTGCTACTGTCAGCGCAGCTAAGAAGCAGGCAGCATCCCTCACCCGTCAGATTGCTGACGCAGCTAGCCCTGTCGCTGCCGCTGAAAAGAAGGCCGCGAAGAGTGCTATCGTAACCCCCGTAGATAAGCCCGCAGTAGCGGTTGGTGAGTTTGAAGACCTAGCTCCCGATCAGCTCCAAGCCAGGCAGAAGGAGCTTGAAGCGCGAATCGAGACTGGTCGCGCTCGGACGGAGGCCAAGGCGGCTGGTTCGAAGCTCAAGAAGGATCTCGCAGCCGAGCGGAAGAAGAACGTCAAGCTTGGCGGTAGTGAAGCCAAGAAGCCTACTATCACTACCCCAGTAGACGCGGATGCAGTTAAGCAACGCGACATCGCCCGCACCAGACAGGAGGCTGCGCGACTACAGACAGCCATCCATAGAGCCGAAGCTTCCCCGAACATACAGTCCGAGCAGAAGCTGGAGACCACACCTGATGAACGCCGCCAAGGTGAGCAAAGGGTAACAGGTCGCCGAGACCAGCCAAGCAGGGCTAAAGCTGGTGAAGTTGGCAAGGCACCTAAGCAGGGTACTCGACGTGCCCGTGGTTCTGACAGGCGAGGACGCGCCCTCCCGGCAACAGTAGCAAGAGAGAAAGCAGCCAAGGCCCCGGCCGTAGATACAAAGCTCGCAAAGAAGCTGGAGACTGCGAGGGAGTTGAACGCTAAGCTCAAGGCTAAGAAGGAAGGAACTACATACAGCGGACGGCCTTCAAGGTACGACCCGGCCAAGGTGATTACACCCAAGCCCCCGGTTCCCCAAAAGGCCGCACCGAAGCCCCCGGCTAAGCCTGTCGAGCACCCCCTAGGCGCGGACCTCGCCGCCATCGAAAACGCTAAGCAGTACACGACCGCAGACGCAGCACGCCGTATAGCCAAAGAAGCCCCCAAGCGGCTCCCTGAGAGGCCGCTAGATGCGCTGGGTATTGCTGCTGGTCGGCCCTATGACACCAGTCCCGAGGCGACCAAGGTTGCAGCTAAGACAGAGGCAGAGTTCACTCCGTGGAGTGATGATAAGATGAAGAACGCCACCGTGGAAGAGCGTACGGCGTATCAGCGGCGACTTGAAGCTAGCCTTGGTCAGACAGAGGCCGGTGGTCCGACCACGGCTGAGACAGCTAAACAGAAGAAGGCAGCGCAAAAGTTCTATAACGAGAAGCAAAAGCGTATTGAGCAGCAAGGCTCCTTCAAGAAGGGGACCTCCACAGCAATCGATCCTGCTGTTATAGGAGCGCAGCCGAAGGCTGTGGCTGTGACGCCGCCCTCGATCCAGCGCCGCCCCACTAAGGATCTTATCAGAGAGCAAGGTATCGACGTCCGGAAGGTCCCGGCACGGACAGCGCCTGAAGCCGACGCGACTACTGAAGAGTGGAATAAGAAGGCTAAGAACGCTGAAGCTGCTCGCACCCCGGTTGAGCAAGCCAAGCTAGACGCTAAGGCGCTGGGCGTCCAAATTGCTGAGACCGAGGCTCGAAAGAGTACACTCGGTGCGAAGCTGAAGGAAGCGGCCGGTGCTCCTATAGATACCCTCACTGCCGACGTGGCTAAGTTCAAAGGCCAGCGCATCGTTCGATCTCTTCTCAGTTCCGAAGGCGAGTTCGAGACCCGTATCCTTGAAGGGGGTGCTCTGGAGAAGACCGTTGTGGAGGCCCAAGAAGACCTACGTAAGGGTGGAGAGCGCAGATCTGGAGAAGCTACACGCCGGAGATTCGCAACCCGCTCTACCGCTGCTGAAGCGAGCGACTTGCTCACCGAAGCAGACGTCAAGGAGAGAGTTGGTGGCAAGCAGGTTGGTGCCAAGAAGGGCACGCGCCGTGAGAAGCAGACTGGTGGAGACCGACGCCAGAAGGGTTCAACTTGGAAGCCGGTGGACATCGGTGAGGAGCTAGCGAAGCCTGAGAATCTGAGACCTGGTGGCCTCCCGGATAGACGCGGTCGTACCTTACTAGACCTCGACCTTGGTGAGCTGAAAGACGGTGCCGCTCGCGGTGACGCCAACGCTAAGGAGACCTTGAGGCAGTACAGGCTTGAGCTAAAGGGTATACAGAAAGAGCGACGTGCGACAGATACCGCTCCGCGTGAGTCTGCCCGGCTCCAACTCGATATTGAACGAGCTGAGCAAGGTATCGGCATAACGGAATCCACGTCAACGTGGGACCCGAAGGCACAGCGCCGCGTGCTTACACCGCAGATGAATGTGGAAGCCGATCTCATGCCCGACGTCAGGGTATACAGCGGAGACCCGATCAAGGCGAACACCCTTGAGCGCATGAACAAGCGGATCTCTGACTTTGAGAAGAGACTGAAGAACGATCCGAACGTGGTGTACCAAGCTGAGGAAACGCTTGAGAAACTGAAGCGACAGCGTGACGGACTCACCCAGGAAGTGGCGAGAGAAGCGCAGACCCGACAGTTCCCGAAAGCTGCGTCCGAGCGGGCTGAAGGTGCCAGGGTCCCGGGCGAAAAGGTTATCCCCCGAACAGAAGCCCGTGGGCACGTCAGAGGTGAGACAAGTAGACGCGACGTACAGAAGGCGCCTGAGCGTAGAGCTTCCCCGACAGGGACGCCCGATGCTGCGGAAGGCAAGCAGGAGAGGCGCCCCACACCGCGTAGAACACGCCCGCACATTGGACCGGAACGCGGCAGAACAGTGCGCCCCGCTCCGGATCTCAAGATTGGTGAAAAGATCGCGCGTGATCGGCCTGTTGGCTGGATTGCTGAAGATCCTAACATATGGAAAAGATCGCTAGAGCGAGCAGGTAGACCGAGACCTTTGACCAGTCCTTCTATCGGGTCTAACGTTGGAGCAAACATCTCAGAAGCCTTCAAGAAACTAAGCGGTGCAGTTATGCGAGGCGCCAAGAAGCCTAAGGTTGTCGGTGGACTCGTAGCCGGTCTAGGTGCTGGTACTGCTTTGTTCGCAGCACCAGAAATTGCTAGCGCCTACATGGATGCTTCAGGTGCTCAGCGAGAAAGAATCAAAGCCGCAGGCGGACAGGCGCTTGAATCTGGTATCGAGGTGGGGGCTAGCCTCGGGCTATTTACAGCAGGCGTCGCTGGGTTGAGGAAGGCTGCACCTAAAGTCCTTAAGCCTGCAGTTGGTGGCCTCGCGCGGATAGGCGGTTCTTTGGCAGTGGGCTGGACCGCAGGGGCTTTCGCAGGCGACATCTACAGTAGAGTCAAGAGCGTGTCTGAAAAGACCAAGAGAGAAGCAGCATACAACAAGGCAAAATACGGCACCATAGAAGCAGCCACCCGTACAAGGAAGGGCTTGAAGGCAGATGGAACCCGAATGACGCTCGACGATACCGAAGAAATAGCTCGACGGTGGGAACGAGAACAAGCAAAACTAAAAGCGTCGAGGCGCTAAGGAGCAGAAATGTCAGCATTTAACAATATGAGCAAAGAAAGTTTGGCTAAAAAGATCGCTGAAAAGCGCGCCAAACAAAAGGAAGTTAAAAGTCTAAGGAAAAAGCATCGCTCTGAGAGGCGTGCTGCTGTCAAGGGTTACAGGAAAGACAAGGAAATGTCTAAGAAAGACCGCCGTAGAGCTATCAAGAGTGTTAGAAAGTTCCACAGGGTAAGCGACAAGGGTGAAGTAGGCGGCTTCGCCGCGGTCGGCAAGTATCATGCTAAAGTAGCAGCCAAGATTAAGGCCCGGACTGCCAAGAAACAACGCAAGACTGACCGTAGAACTGCTAAACGAGCGGCCCGCACTACTAGGAAAGAGAACAAAGCTTCGATGAAAAAGAAGATGAAAAGCGGTACATCCCTAAAGCAGGATACAGCTTTCTTCAAGCGCAATGCTAAACAACGTGGCATGAAGCTCTCTGCTTACTACGCCAAGTACGTCAAATAGGAGAAGGAAATGAAAGCAAAAGTTAGAACTCTGAAGTCTCAAGGCAAGTACCCGAAGGGTGCAGATAAGAAGGATTCCAATAAAGGCTACGAAAAGGGCATGGCTAAGAAGGACGAAAACAAGCCCGTTAGCCGGAAAGAGAAGTTCAAGGCCATGCTTGAGAAATGGAAGGCCAAGAAGAAAGGCAAGAAGTAATGCTGAACAACGAACAAGAGCCCAAGAAGAAAAAGAAGAAGGGTCTCCTGTCTGAGAAGATGGGCCTAGACCAGGGCTCTGAAACGTTTGCACCTCCTAAGCCCCCGCCGGAGGTATTCCCCGGCTCGGCTGAAGAGGAGCTGAACAAGCGCAGTAGAGATGGAGTTGTGAGCGACAAGATTCACAACAAACTCAACAATAGAAAAGGAGCCCCCCGTGCCCGATAAGAAACTGACGCTAGACGAAGCTCTGGCTTTATTGGATAAGCATAAAGCAGACGCCACAGCAGCTACTGATGCCGAGAAGGCCAAGCTTAAGAAGAAGGAAAAAGTCAAAGACCTCCTCAAAGAAGGCGCCAAGCAAGGACGCGGCGGTCTCAACATAAACCAGCGCCGCTTGCTGGATCAGGTAGATTAAATGTTGACCCCCAGTTCTAAAGCTCTGAAGTGGCTGAACCCAGACGACAAGAAAGCCGTCAAGAAGGCCCTCTTGAAGCTTCGACAGAAGGCTCGCAAGAAGGGAGAGAAGGAAGGTTCCTTGTTCAAGACCATCGACAAAGCCTTCATCCCTGGAAAGGCAGGTGGCGTTACTAGACAAGGCGGTGGTACTACAAGGGGAGACTAGAAAGACTGATTTTCGCCTGTGATTACGGTCACAGGCTGGCCCAGCAGGGACCGGCTCTCCCTCCTATCCCTGCTGCGGCCTCATCTTATGGGAAGAGTTGCACTTTTGTTGCAGATTTCCTATAATTAAGAGAGAGAGTGCGAAGTATCTACCGTAGTTAGCTGCGTTGTGGCCCGCTCTCCCACGTAAAGATGCTTCATTTCCGCCATTCCCAGGCGTTAAAGGAGATGCGTAATGAAGGACAAAGACGAGACAACCGATGTAAACAAGGACGAGGTAGAAGCAAAGCTACAGCGTGCCCTGGAGGGATCATCGACCCCAGAAACAGAATTGGAAACCCCCACCGAAGAAGCTGCAACTGAGACAGACGACAAAGAAGAGAACCGCGTCCCTCAGAGTCGTTTCAACGAGATCAACGACTCCCTGAAAGCCTCCAAACTGGAAGCATCAGAGACCCGCGATCAGCTTGCGAAGTCGCAAGATAGGCTAGTTGAACTGACACAGATTCTGGAAGCTAAAGATACAGACGTTGCTACCCTCAATGAAATCAAAAGTTTCATAAATGACCCAGAGATGAAGGATCACGTTATCGCGATTGATCAAAAACTCAAGGGGATTGAGGCTATCAAAGAGGAAGTAAACGCTGGCGAGACAACCCCGGAGGACGCAGTCCGACAAACCCGAGACCTTCTTGAAGAGGCCCGGACAGAGCTGCGAGACTCTCAGGACGATGTTAAGGCCGATCAACTGATAGCTAAAGTTGATGCCACTGTTGACAAGCTGCTGAATGCACTACCTGATGAGTATAACGCTGATGACCTCGGTGTTATCAATGATCTCTTTCATGAGAAGGTTAACTGGGACGCCTTAATCGCGGAACCGGAGAGCCTCTCGGAAATCCTTACTGAGGGTTTTCAAGCGACCATTGACAAGTATGGCATGCCCCGTGGAGCGTTGTTCAATGCTGAAGAAGTTGAAGTGTTGACACCTGAAGCTGCTGAGTCTACCCAAACTCCCGTTGAGGAGTTGACTGACTTGATGAAGCTGCCTTGGGGCGGATTGAAGAAAACGGAAGTCGGAGGCAAGACCGTGGTCGAGCCTGAACTGAGTGACGATGAATTCAATGCCGTTCTATCACAGACTCTCAAGTTGGCCCATGAGAAGGCAGAGTAGCTCAACTTAGGAGCTTTGAACCATGATTACATTTAACACCCTTGGTGATATGCTTCTGCGTCGATACATCGTGGACTTTATTGCTCAGATGCAGAATCTGTCCGCGCCCATCTATACGCAACTCCAAGAAGACACCAATTTTCAGCCTTCGGGCGATGGTGCTTACTTCGCGATTCGTATTGCGGGCAACGAAGCGGGTGGTGGCTGGCGTGCGACGGACGACAATGTCCTCCCGACAGCAAGCAATGAGAACGTAAAGAAGGCACGCGTTCGACCCAAGAAGTATTACCACACAGTGACCTTCTCTGGTCTGGCTGAAGCAGTTTCAGCTAGAGGCGGGGAAGATGCTTTCGCGTCTGGCATTACTGATGCAATTAGTCAGGCTGTCAAGCGCGCAGGCGCACGTTTCGAGACTGACTTCCTTCGGGGAGACGGTACGGGACGTTTGACCAACACGTCGGCGAGTCCGAGTGCTGTAACCGCTATCGCAGTGGACGACGCTCGACCGTTCCGTTCTGGTCAAGTCATTGTTGGCCTGAGTAACTCGACTGGCCTCCGGATCTTCGGTCCGGTAACAGTCGTTTCTAGATCCATCAGCGGCAAGACAATTACGGTTTCCAGTGCAGTGACTGGTTCCGGTAGTGCTAACGATGGTATTTACATCTCTGGTGAGCAGTCCGAGGCCTCGGCCCCGGCTGAAGTGACCGCTCTTGGTCTCCCGGCAATCGTGTCGGCCACCGGAACCATCTACAACCTTTCTCGAACCACGTATCCGATCCTTCAGTCGAAGGTAATCGCTGCGGGCTCGGTGGCTCTTGACGAAGCTCTGCTTCGCCGACTGCGTCGCCAGCTCTTGGTTGAGACCGATGTTGGAAGTCTTGAAGGTTTCGCAATGATCAGTAACTGGGAACAGTATGATCGTTACACCGAAATCGCCTTGCCCTTCCGTCGGTTCAATGACATGCGGTTGGAGTTGGGCGCACAGCAAGAGCTGACTACGTTTGAAGGCCGTCCCTGGCTGATCTCGCATCAGGCTCTTCCGGATCAGGTGTTCCAGTTGAACCTTGGTGCGATTGTGCGTGGCGTTGTTAGGCCACTGTCTATTGACGAACGCGTGAATATGGCGTGGGTACCCGGACAGGACGCCTTTACAGTGCTAATGAAATATTACGGAGAAAATGTTGCGAGAATGCCTAACCAGACAGCCAAGCTGACTGGTCTGACAACTCCGACGTACTAAGCCGTAAGCAAGTAAGTACTGTAACATAGTGATAATATAGGGCGGGGGGCTTACGCCTCTCGCCCTATGTTGCAAAAGTTTGAAAGAAAAGCTATAATTAAACTATATAGCTAGTGATACGCAATTCATATGCAAGGGAGATGCAAATGAAGTACTGTCCGAAGTGTGATACAAGTAAAAACGAAGAAGGATTCGCCAAAGACAAATCACGGTACGACGGCCTTCAAGGGTACTGTAAACCGTGTCGTGTTGAGATGGTTACAAAGCGTCGCAAAACGAAAGAAGGACACAAAGCACTTAGAAAGTACCGTAGCAGTGCTAAAGGAAAAGCATCCGTAAACGCTGCATCAAAGAAGTACAAACAGACAGCCCGCGGAAAAGAAAAGAAACAAGCCTACGAAAGAAAGCGGTATCACGAAAACATCGAGTACTACAGACTAAAGAACAGAGCAAGAAAGTCAAAGGGAGCATCTATCGCAGTACTCAAGCAAATCCAAGAACGAGACAAGATCTGTCAACTCTGTGGCTCAGACAAAGAACTTCAGTTTGATCACATCCGCCCTGTTTCTTATGGTGGGGTTGGCACTCTTGAGAACCTACAGATTTTATGCCGTGAATGTAACGGCTTCAAAAGTAACAACTTCTTCCTACCCGGAGGAGGTATGTTGGTAACACATGGAAAGCTAGTCTAGTAATAATGAAACAAATGTAAGGAGATTTACAAATGGCTAATGACACAACCGCTCTACTCAACGTCGTACATGTCGACGACAGGAACGGCAACCACTACTGGATCTGTGATGTATGGCACACTACTGGTACGGATACTGATATCTTCGTACCTAATAGCGTGCTATCAGCAGCTCAGATCCCTGATGACGCTTCCAACGGCGGCTCAGTGACGATTACCAACGATACTGACAGTACCGAAGCCGAGGCTGTCATTAAAGAAGTCGTAGTCGCGTCCGCAATAGCAACGGGTCTCGTTAAACTGATCATCCGCTTCAGCGGTTCGGCTGCTGGCATGGGTTCGGGAACTGGCGTACTTTAAGGAGGGCTAAACGATGGCATTGCTATTTCCCTCTAAACAAGTCGCAATCGATCTTCAAAACGGAACGACCTTGGTAGTTACAAAAGTTACTGCTATTACGGTTGCCAATGACTTCATTGAGCTTCCGACATACCTTGATGCTGTGAATTTGAATCCTGCGAAGGATACAAGCGACCCTACATTCTATCTTGCTGGTGGAGATAGATGTGTTGGGTGGCTCGCAGCTTCGGTTGGCACGGAGTACACAGTTGTCTCCCAGCATAGTGGTATTGTAAACTTCGCTCCAGGCGGTGCAACCGCTGACGATCCCAAGTAAAGGAGAAGAATATGGCTCAATTATTTCCCTCCAAACAAGCATTCGTGGATCTGAAGGATGACACGCAGGTGCTGGTGTCTACCGTCAAAATTACGAGTTCTACTTCGGATCACTTGGAGCTTCCGAACGCGGTTGATGCGGCTGTACTTACAGCCTCAGGCGCGACGGATCCTGAGTTCTACATCGTTCACCCTGATGGTGCCACACTGGCTATCGACGGTGCTACGGTAGGGACAGAATACATTGTTGTCTCCAACCACGTTGGTGGCGTCAACTTCTTCCCAGGTAGATCTACCTTGGACACTCCGAAGTAGATGGAAAAGATATTTGTAACATGTGTGATCGGGCTCACCCTCGTGGTAGGGGGGTGCGCCACCACACACAACTGGTTCTATCGCTCTGATGGGACTATATGTGCTGAGACTAGATCTACTGTTCTCGGTACTGGTGAAACTGAACTCTATATCGTTGACAAGGATTGTGCAATCACCCTTATATACGACACAAAAGATACAGGAATCAGTGATAACGCTAAAGACCTAGGTGGCGAGATCGCTGAAGGCCTTGTGAAAGGCGCTGTTAAAGGAGTAATACCCCTACCATGAGTACAGTAATCGAGAATACAGATTGGTACCTTACGCTAATAGATCAGAAAACTCCTGACTTTAGGGATGACGGCCTTTCTGGTGGCTTCCCTGACTGGATGTACAAGCGTTGGAACCTAAGCATAGCAGGACGTGTCCATGACTGGCACTACTGCACACGATGTCATAAAGCAGGTTCTATGACAGACCCACAAAAGAGATGGGCTGACAAGGCTCTGCGAAAGCACGCAAGAGAACTACTCCCTGCGTATCTAAATCTAGCACCGATCATACTCTACATTGGAGTGTATATCGGAGGTGGGTTTGGTTCTTGGGATAGCTGCGACACTTCGGTCGGTGACCGGTGTCGTCACAACATCAAACAGCCTGATTGGATGGCTGATGAATAAGGAGAAATACAATGGCTGATGGTGATATTACGACTATCACAGAATATGGGCGCTTTGCGATTCCCGGAGCAGGCCACAACTTGCAAGGTATGGCAAAGAACAACAAGGTTCTTGTTTGGGGTCGCCTCGTTGGGACATATGACACACTAGGGCTGGCTCTTATAGATCGTGGTGGTCTTAGAGCACTAGGTGTTTCAGTTGCGGACTTCTGGTCTTTCACGGTTCGGTACTGCGGCAGTACGGCAACGACAGTTCCTACTGACCTCAAGTTGTTCTTGGCAGACTTGGAACTACTTACTACTCCCGGCAGAATCTTTGTTGCTGATGAGGTTGGCCAAGATCCTCCGGCAGAACCGTCGGATGCTGAGTCTGTTACTATCGACTTCCTCGTAATTGGTGAAGACGCAACCGCACCGGAACTGGTGTAAAGGAGTAAACAATGGCTAATGGTGACATTACAGCAGTAAAGGTACTGTACAGCCAATCGCTCGGCGGTGGGCAAGATGAAAACGGTACTAAGAAGAACACCAAGAGATTCGTTGTTGGTGAGATTACAGCGACCTACCTTGATGCAGGCATCGCAGTGAACAAGCTTGGTGGTCCTAATGCTTTTGGGGTTGACAAACTTGACTTTGTGAAGCTGCAAATGATCCGAATAAATACCACGTACCCTGATGCTGAAGCGCTTCAGATTGCGAACTACGACGTGACCAATCAGAAGATCTTCATTGTAGCAGACGAAGGTGCAGGGACACCAGCAAACCCGGACGTAGGTGCAACAATTGTTATTAGTTTTCTAGCGTGTGGCGATGATGCTGACGCACCGGAACTCACATAAGGAGATAAAAGATGGCTAGTGGAGATATTACAAACGTCCAGTGTTTGGGCCGCTTCTTGCTGCCTGGTGGAGGTAACACCCGTACTGGTAAGCAAGTCCAGAACAAGATTGTAACTTGGGGAAAGATCACTTGTACTTACGTGAGTACAGGTATTAACCCGGATAGCGCAACAGGTTCACTAGGGCAAGGCGCGACATTCACTAAGACAGTGTTTGGTCTCGAAACCCTCGACTTTGTTGAACTGACGCTTTATAAAACCAGCGGCGCTGTTGCGACTAAAGATATCGTTAGAACCTTTCAGCTTGACACTGGTAGTGATCTAATCTTTGGATTGGAAACCATCGGTGTCGACGCTGGCGGCGGATCGGCTGCGCCTACAGACGGCGACACGTTGGATCTCAGGTGGCTGGCAGTTGGTGACGCGCACAACGCGGACCTGACATAAACTAAGTGACTCTACGCTGCGCTGATTGTGGCATGCCGATCAAAAGGAAGCGACTCGCGGGTCGTGCTCCGAAGTACTGTGAAGTGTGCCGCAAAAAGAGGCAGGATGAGTTTAAGAAAAGGAGTAAATAATGACTACAGTAGCATACCCTGACAAGGCGATTATCGCCGCTCTCGGTCCTTTCAAGATCGAAGTTGTGCGTTTGACCTCAGTTAGTGACGGAGAAACGTACGTGAGCAGACTGGCTCAGCCTATCGCTGCGTTCATGTTTCCTGGCACTGATGCTGGTAGCACAACTCAGAATCAATCGGCCGTGGTTAATGCGGCAGCTACATCTGCCACTCAGAAAACCATTACGCTCTATGATCCGGCGGTGACAACCCAGACTCTGATTGTAATCGGATTCTAAGAAACGCAACATAATCCCGGGGAGAGGATGATGAAACTACCTAGTACGCTACGACCCAGTAACTCGGAATACAAAGAATGCATGCCTGGGAAGGACTTACCTTCTTGGTTCATGAATGATTTGAAATCAATCGATGAGAGACTGTACATCGTGTACCACCCCTTTGCTACAATCTGGGATGACATGATGAACCAGTACGAGGGCGAACTAGAAGATCCACGTTTTACCATCCACCGGGAGCACGGCCAAGAGGTATGGGGCTTTGTCACCACAGATGGTGTCGGAGCCCCACTCCCCGAGTGTGCGTGGCATGTGTGGAGGCTCTGTGAGCCCCACGGATGGGCACATGTGGTAAGAGTAGAATCCAAGGAAGGAGAGTACCTCAAGCTGATAGTTGACAGACTAAGTATCCAAGCCCGGTTCCGTGACCGTTACGGAGACATCGCCTGGAATCGGAACACAAGCTTCGAAAGTGAAGAAGCACAGGTCAAAGCACAGGACGCACATCAAGAGATGTTCGAAGCTGTGCAAGAAGAAAACTCATGGTTGACTCGAAACGCTAGGGATAATATGGCAAGGGGAGTCACAGCACCTACTAACCCCCAAAAAGAGACCATTATTAGCTATTCGGGTCAGAAAAACAGGTCAAGGTTGAGCCGTCCTCTTGAAGACGCGGACGTTGGGCTGAAAGGAATCGAAGATCTCTGACTCCTAAATAAGGAGACCAAGTATGGCACAGCTTACCGGAACCCTGGGGAACTTTATTATCAGGGTTCGTAGATACGTCGGCGAGGAGCAAGCATCCACTAGCTATTGGAGCGAAGACCTAGTCAAGCAAATATTCAACTCATGCTACCGAAGGCGGTGCGCGCAACTGATCATGGCGTACGAAGGCTACTTTACAGTAGTGGCTACCCGAGACACAGTCTCTCTACAAGAACGGTACGCGTGGCCCACGAACTTTGAACGCCTCTTCAAGCTGGAGCTAGTCCGTTCAAACGGCACGACCGTGCCTGTTCAGCGACAAGAAAGACACTACGGTTCGAAACCCGCACCCGCGGGTAGCGGAGACTCCTACCTCCCCGCATACAGATCAATCGGCAGTGGCTTTGTCCTTGAGCCCGCCCCCGTAACAGGGGTGAAGGGACAGATCCGGATGGAGTACTGCGTCACACCTACCGAATTGACAGAAAGCGACGATCAACTCCACTCTGACTTCCCCACTATGATGGATGAGATCCTAGTGCTGGACGCTGCGGTAGCTCTGTTCGACCAAGAGCAGACGCAGGAAGAGGGCAGGGTCAGGAGTTTACTTAGACTGCGTGCTGAATGGGAACTGGACTGGGAGCGGTTTATCGACAACCGAATGATTTCCTCTAACAGCGTCACCCCCTTCCGCGGTCCATATCGAGACGCATAATGGGTAGAGAGCATATCCCGTACCTTGACATCAAAGGATTTCAAGGGCTCTACACGAAGAGCACCCCCGAAGTCTTGCAGGCTGAGCAGCTTTCGATTGCTCAGAACTGTGACTTCTTCGAAGAGTACGGTGCTATTTCTAAGATACGTGGTAGCTCTAGAGTCTTAAACACCCCCTACACTGAAAGGGGCTCGACCAAGAAGGTTACATGGGTTGAGTTCTTCAAGTCGGCTGACCTTGACGGTACCATCCTACGCCAGACAATGACGGCAGCAGGTACCATACTTGGCCGAGTCGAGAACGGTGCGATAACCCCGCTCCTCACAGGTAGGACAGCTGACCTATACCACCACTCAACCTTCCTCGACAGATTCATGTTCGTCACTAACTACGACCCCGATAAGGTGGGTGTAGGCGATGACCTCGTCAAGTACGACGGCGCTGTGTTCACCAAATGGGGTGTAGCCCCCCCGGGTGCTGAGATTACGGTCGTCGAGGAGTTCGATGACGCTTCCGCTTGGGCACCCCACCTCTGTGAGCTATCCGATCAAGCCAGCGGCACCACAGGGCATGTTACCTGGGACGGATCGGCTGTGCGGATTGACGCCGCAGGACAGAGCGGGCCCCCCATCGGTTCTTCCGCCTTCTACGCATCAGACGTGTTCTCCTTTGAGAAAGCACACGCTGACTCTGGGTTCTATGCCCAAGGAGACGCCCGAGAGAATCCAGAAGCGATCCGGAACCGAGTATCGTTCTTCACATACTTCCCCCGTGGCTCACTGACCAAGTCACTGACCTTTCCGACCAACCAGGGCTTCAAGACAGCAGGCCCTGTGTTGTCTGTGTACGTCAGTCCGGACAGTGATACCACGGCCAACAACAACTGGCAATTCGACTTCACAAACGGAGTGATTAGAGAAGGATGGAACAAAATAAGGCTCGACTTTGCATCAGGGGCACCGGGTAGTGGTCAATTCAACTCCCCGGTCGGACAACAAACAGGATACTTCTACCCAGAGGACCAGACGATACGAAGAACGCGTTTTGAGTTCTATCTCTCAACAGCCCAGACGGTCACCAGCGGGCTTCGGATTGACAAATACCAGAAGGCCGACGAGGGTGCGCCCGTTGCGACGCCCTCAGGGGAGGGCGAGGGTGAACTCACTGGCGTCTACAGCTATAAGATTGTTTACGTTTCTAAGTATGGTCATCTTAGTAATGCTGGTCCTGCTTCTGTATCTGTGGCCGCCGATCATCACCTCCAAATTGACCTCACTCGGGTCCCGGTTTCGCTGGATACGCAAGTCACAACGCGACGGATCTACCGAACAGTAGGCAATGGATCGGTCTGGCTGTACCTTGACGAGATCCTCGACAACACCACCACCACCTACAAGGACATCGTTGCGGACGGTAGCCTCGGCAATGAGACCGCGCCGCAGGCAGGGGACTACGCAGACGATAACTCCGTACCCCCGCGATGCTCCATCGTGTACGCGTGGAAGAAAACAATCCTGATGGCCGGTGACCCCCAGAACCCATACACCCTGTACTACTCTGAGGACGCCGAGCCTGAAAGCTTCCCGCTCATCAACGCCCTGGACATGGACGCCAAGATCACGGCCATCTATGAGACCTACGCAGGGGCGGTGATTGAGACTGAGACTGGTAAGTGGCAGCTCATCGGCGACAACCCTGACTTCTCCTTCGACAAGATCGTACACGGCATGGGCTGTGTGGGTCGGAGGGCTGCTGGGAATGCTCGCCTGATCGGTTACTCAGTTGACCGTGACGGGCTGAGGCTCTTCGACCTCAGTGAGACCCAGAAGATCAGTGAGCCTATCCGGGACAAGTACGATTCCAGCGACGTGAACAAGGCCAACATCGAGCTGATACACACGGTCCACAGTAGAGCTAAGAACATGATCCTTCAGTTCAACCCGGATGCTTCAGGGGGTTACTCCTCAATCTTCTGCTACCAGTACCCGATTGACTCTGTTGAGGTGGGGTATTGGTCGGAGATCGTCACTCCTCCTGCTGCTAACTTGAACTTCCAGGATGCGTGTGAGATCGAAGACGCTAATGGACAGTTCCAAATCCTGGCAGGCGGGGCAGACGGGATGATTTACAGGCTGTTCAACGACTCCTCCAAGAACTGGGTGGACGCGACTGGAGTTGAGTACCCCATCGATACCATGATCCGGACCCACTACCTAAGGGCTGGTGGGTTGGGTGCTGATGTATTCCAGGCTACAGGCCGGATGCACCCGCACACAATAGAGATGAGGATTGGGAGCGACGACGCTTGTACATGGACAGCTACAGTGGAGATGGCTAAGGGTATCACACAGACCCTAGCTACTTCCAGCTCTGCGGTGTCGTTGCAGTTTGGGCTCAACGACGGGATACGTAGAATGAGGGTGCCTTCGGCCGGGTCTACGCCTGAGGAGTACGTCAGGCTTACGTTCCGAAACGCTCAAGCAGATGTCTATACGAAGATCTTGGGCGCCAGGTTCTACTACAAGACACAGCCAGCAAACTTCATAGACACCGGCATCGACAATACGATAGCATAATGGGTCGCGTACAGTCCCTCGTTACTCAGACCGAAGTACGGCTTCGGAAATGGCCTGCTGGCAGGGTGTCTCAACTCAAGTTGTTCCTTGGTCATCTTGAGCAGGCCGTGGGTATATCCTTAGCCGCTCAGGTGCAGCAGTCGCCTCAACGTACGTTTTCTGAGTTCGTGCCTAAGATCGTACCGCAGGATATCACGACTGCGGTATCGTTCAAAGAAATCAGGGTGAGTTTTGAGACTCCTAGAGGGATCAAGAACCTCTTGTTCTATGAGTATCAGCTCAGTGCGACAGAAGGGTTCTACAACTTCGACCAGTTCCAGTCACCCGAGACTACGTACATCTGGCCGGGTTTAGATGAAGGGGTACAGTACTTCCTAAGGATCAGGATAGTCACTAAGAACGGAGAGGTAGGGCCTTGGTCTGATGCGCTCGATGTATCTACTCCGTACTCTCAATCGTATGGACTCTATGACGGCAGTGAGTCAGCCACTAGGGTATCGGCCAAGAACAACAATCCGTGGACCCCTATCTTTGATAGAGACTACACAGCGATTGGAGGGAAGGCATACTACGCTATTGACTTTGAAGTGAAGGTAGCGAGAGATTGGTCTTTCTCTACTGCGAAAGAGAATCAGGGAAATGTAGAGTGGACAGATTGCGAGTTCAGATGGATGGAGAACGTAGGAGCGACAGGGGAAGACTCCGACTACGTACAAAAGGGTCGACAGTTCTTTGCTACCGCGTATGCTACTAACAGCAACTTCGGAGTATCTGGCTTCTATGCCTTTAGTGTTGGTGTTGAAGAGTTCTATTCGCCTCTAATCTCACCGGGAGCGTGGGAGTGCCCGAGGAGAGGAACCTTCGTACAGAAGTTCTCAACAATGCAGGGGGGTGACTACGGGTTACGACTTGAAGGAAGGGTCATGTCTGCTCCTAACAGAGCCAATGCATTCTATCCAATTGACTTCCGAACTAAGTTCCAATACGAAAGCGATGCCATCGTGAAAGTCAAGAACTTTAATATCTTTGAATCATTGGTGACGTAATGGCTGGAGAGTTCTTAGGTAGCTTCTCAAAGTTCTTCACGAACCTGACCAAATCCCAACGCCAGGAGCTGGATCGAGCGTTTGCGGACTTACAGAATATGAAAGAGATGACTAGCTTAGACGAGTCGCTTAGGCTGCTGAAACGCAAACCGGATCAGAGCCTACCGATTCCCCAGCTAACCTCTAGTGAATCGATACAAGGTGCAATTATTACTTGGCCTGCGCTGCCCGATCAAAGGATTAATTTCTACGAGGCGCACGTATCGACGTTCAGTAATTTCTCAACATTCACTACAGTTACTACGTTTGGACAAGACATTGTGCTTGAAGGATTACAGTCAGCAAGATATATTAGAGTGCGCGGAGTTAGACGAGACGGTACAACTACCCCGTTTTCAGAAGTACTAACTGTCGACCCTCAACTATTTGAGATAAGGGCGCATAGTGCTGAGAGCTTCTACACTACGTTAGAAGTAAACACAGCGCACACAATCCTGGGTGGATTGGGAACGGACTTGCAATACACACCGCTTAATCCCGGTGGTACTAGCATGGTATGGGGCTTTCTAACAGGGTACGCAGACCCTGCATGTGCTTTCATTGGTGATGGAAAGATACAAGCCTCGGTATGGGTGGCTGTCTATGATAGTCAAGGTAGCTTGATAAGCGATACTGAGTATGAGCGCCTCACGTTCGGAGAAAACTACAACTCCTTAAACATAGGACCGTTCCCTGTGGAGCACCCAGACTCTGGTTCATCCGTAGTGGTAAGGGTAGTTGCGTGGGATCTGACAACAACTGAAACTGGTGGGGTGAGAAAAGCTAACTCTACATTGATTGAATGGTGTCACCTTAATGCACTTGAAGCGGGAGCAGGATAATGGCTAGACGAAGAAATGCAATCTTTCATAGGTTCAGCAGAATGCGAGGGCTTCCGCCCGACGAGAAGATGTTGCTGCAAAGAATCGGAAACCTAATGGACGCTGCTCTTAATAATAGACAAGCCTCCAACCCATACGAACCCTCTAAGAACAACCCTCATCGATTGTTGTATCCTCCGACAGGTCTAGTAGCTTACACAGGGTACCAAACGCTGAAGCTGACATGGACTGCTCCTGACTCAGACCAACACCTACGCTATGAGATAAAGATCACGAACACCGAGACCGGTGTATCTGAAACCAAGTCAGCCTACACCAACGAACTGAGATACAAGAACGTAAACGGATCCTACACAGCAACTGTCAAATCCGTAGGGCGGGATGGGTCTTCTTCTGCTATCCAAACGATTACTTTCCACATGGGTGGAAGTCTCATGCAGATCGAAGGCAACAAGAACGGTCCGACATCGTTGGGTACTATGGTGCAAGACCAAATCACCATGTATAACGGATACAGTGTTTACGCGTGGGGTTCTGTGGTTCTGGACAAGTATATAGCAGGGTCTAGCAACGAACCAGCAGTGTTTCGTCTCTGGAGTATGGAAGGAGCAAACCAAACATTCGACGCCAACATAGCTGAGCTGCAACAAACAATCACGTTGTACCCTGCAACAGAATCTTTCGCTAACCTCGACGATCAAGCACATGGCGCAGAGATTGAACGCCCTGTACCTGTAGGGACCAGTCGACCCGGTAGTTTCGAGACCAGCCAATCAGTCATGTTCTCCCCTATCTCGATCAGCACTACTGAAGAGAATGTGACGTTCACATTCTTCCTACAAGCACTAGGTCGGACAGTAGAACAAGATGAGGTAAACCTCTCACTCGTCCTATGGGGTGGGTTCGATGGTCTTGGAGACAACATACCCCAAGACCCTTGGGCACCTAGCGAATATGTATTCCCGCACCTCAACTCTCTTAGGATCTGGCGAAGAGAGGTGGCGCCTGATCCGAATTTCGATACAGTTACCAGGGGTAGTTGGTACTTAGCTCAACAGCCAAAGGAATTTAACATCATAGACAACGCATGGACTATAGCGTTCTGGGTGCGACTAGAAAGTCAGCACATTACACCGATGGTAGACGCCACAACCGAAGAAAACGGCAAGCTATCGGCTCTTAATACCATATTCACCAGGAACTCTTACAACGCTAGCGCCCCTTACAACTGGAACCACAATGCAATACGTATACAGCTAGACGCTACAAGACCCGGCGGGCAGCCTCCGGGCAGGGAACTGCAACCCACTGTCACCGTTACCGTATGGGATACCGATGGAATCAACAATAACGCTATTTCAGCAGATTTCTGGACATGGACGTTTGGCGATCACAACCCTCCCGACGCCGATGATAGGTCTTACTTATGGGGTACGTTCCCGGACGCATGGCTTACAAACTACGGATGGATGTTCTATGTTATCTGTTTTGAGGGGGGGGCGCAAGGAGGGGCTGCTGATACACCAAAGATCAGGGTTTACTCTCAAAATAGACATTATAATCTAACAAACCCTGACGACAGGTGGAGTTTTCCAGCAAATGGGATGACTTTGCTAAACCAAATGGTAGCTGACGGGGCCTACATCATCAAGCAAAATACACCTTCCCAGCTACTTGAACCAATGAACCAAGACTTGACAAGCGACTACATTTATGGTATCGGCCAGAATGCGACGCCGATTCCGTTCTATACAAACGGTGTTTATAAAGGCGACGAAACAAAGGTCCAGAACGGGTCATTTACAATCCATCAGATGGGGATGTGGAATGTAGCCCTCGACAACTGGGACGGTATGGGGTTCAACCCAGGCGTCGCTGAGCAGAGGGATAGCAGTCCGTCATATCTTTTACCTTTTAATTCTGGAGAATCCGGGGCAGACGGGAGACACAACCCATTCAAAGGTTCCTCTCTAACTGCTATCCATTACTTGTATAACCAAGGGTATGGAACGGACATCGATTGGAAGAAGAATTCAAATACCAGAATTGATGGAGCTAAGGAATATATCTTCGCTGAGAACTTGATACACCTTTGGCAATTTGGAGCAATTGCCGACGAATACAGCACTACAGCAAGAACACTCAGAGATACTGGAAACCACCTCCTCGGTGGAGGCGTGAACTTTCTTAGAACTATCACATCTGGGACTCTGGCTGGTAAGAGTTCAAACGCATGGTCTGAAGACTGCAAATTGTCTGACATCTTCTCTCCCACGCGAAGCCTTTGGACTGATCAAAACCTAGGCCAGAACGATACTGTCAGAGGAAGGCTACCTCCGGTGGAATTCGCAGCTACTGATGGAAGGCCGAACTGGGCTGACCAAAACGGAGTCATCCAGCCAGCAGGGCACATCAATGGAGCAGGGTACCCCGACGCCGGTACCACAGCTCACTACACCGCCTACCCTGGCCTCTTGATGATGCACAATGAAGCTAACGTCGGGGTGGATATAGGGTGGAGACGACCAAACACCACCAATGGGGTGCTCGACGAACCCAAAACGTTTGGACCTATCCACGCAGCATGGAGTCTAGGTGAAGATGTATTCCCGGATGGACCGTTCAGCTCTGAGACTCTGACAGGACAGCCTCCTTGGCCGTGATTTGCAAAATAGTGAGGAATTTCCTATAATTATGTAGGAGTATGCGCTTTACTTAGAGAGGTAGTATGGGAATTGAGATCTTTTCCAACAAGAAAGGCATCAAAAGAGCCAAGAAGGCAGCTGGAGCTATACAACACACCGGCATAGCCTCCATGGAAGCTGTTGCTAGAGAACGTGCCCGAGGTATCGCAGGTGAGCAGGCTAAAGCTACTGTGTTCGGGCTTTTAGGATCTGACCCTAACTCCTTCACCGAGTTCACAAATGTCAAAAACGTTGATGACCCCACCAGTCTGTTCGACACCAGTGGTGTGGGGCTCTCACAACCAGACCAAGCCCTTTGGGAGTCTGGTCGGTACGACAAAAAAGGTAGACAGCAGCTCCTAGGCACAGCCAGAGAGGGTATCCTTGACCCCGAAGCGTATGCCTCAGCCATCTCCAAGACAGCCTCCTTCCGGATCCAAAGTCAGCGCGTCCGCGAGTCTGAAGAACTCCTCAACCAAGAGGGCCCTGCGTGGGATATGCTGTCGAACTCCGTCCTCGGTGTCATCAACGAGGGGTCAGCCCTTCAGCTCAGGGACGCTATGCGAAAGCTGAAGAACCAATACGCCAAGGGAGGGACGGCGCGACGGACTGCCATGTTCGAAGCTAACGAACTAATAGCAGGCGAACGAGCCATGCGTACCCGTGTACAGGAGACCTGGCAAGCCAACCTCGCACTTTATGATTCGGTTAGGCAGAACGCTGACCGTGTAGCAGCAGGGACTGCGTCCTTCATGGCCGGGCTGCCTCTAGTGAATGACTCGTACCGTGACGCTATGCAGCGCACGGCGCAGCTGCAGATCATGGCTGGTGAGCAGGCCCAAAAAGCTATTTCAGAGGCGTATGATATTAGGGAGTCGCAGCAAGCTGTTAACTTCCTTGGCAATTTCATTGAGGGTACAATCAAATCGGGCCCCGCCATCATTGGCGGTGCTATCGATTCCTACCTAGGTGCCAAGGGCGGTAGGGGCGGTGGTAGTGGCGGCGTGCAGAGTGGGATGACTGCTATGTGGGAGGGCGCTCCGGATAGAGGCTATACTCCGAGGACCTATGGTAGTAGCAGTGGTGGTGGTGGTTATAATCCAGGAGCTGACTTCGCAGGTTCGCTTATGAACCTCGCAGGGACTTCCTTAACGGCTGGTCTTGAGTACATGAATAGTCGAGGTGACTCCGAAAACGAAGATGGCTGGAGTATCGATAGAGGCACCCAGTTGGATTCAGGTTGGGGCATTGAGACAGGCCGATAAGGAGCTATAGTGGCTGAATATAACGAAGAAAATACTAGAGGTGGTAAGACTGGCGTAGCTGTTCGTAAGGCAATCAACAGTGATGCCTATCGAGGGCTTAGTGGCGCGATGTTAGGAAGTGCTTATCGATCCTTTGGCAAAGCTTTTGACGGCGGCGGTTATACTCCCCGAGGGATGCGCCCTGATACCTCCTACTTGGACAACTGGACGGAAGCAGGGAGCAAGGCACAAAAGGCTCTTGAAGACCGGTGGCATAAAAGCGAGTTCAGCAACTTCCGGAAGAATCACCTTGACAAGTTCCAAGCCGAAATGCAAGAGATAGAGAAGACGTCGAGTTTTCTCACTCAAGAACTTCAAGAAGGACGTTGGCCGACATCCGACGGTCAGGTGGAACTATTGGATTACAACATCCCAGAGCAGAGGACGAAGGCAGCCCGCTTGAGGAATCATGTTCAGTCAGAAGCAATTCGCAGGATTACAGACCTACAGGTCAACTTGAATAACGTAGCAGCAGAGAAGTACTCGAAGAATCCTATCATCGACCTCATGATCCAGCAAATGATGGAACATCAAACACAAGCCATGGCAGCACAGTTCCAAACACCTAGGCCTATGCAGCAGGCGAAGGATCAAATGGGACTCGACACCGGACGTGCCGACATTAAGTACAAGCAAGCACTCACCCGTCAAGCCGACGCACAGACGAGTAGAACGGAGGGTAAATACAAGTCTACTGACTCCGTCATGCGTGATATGGGTCCAGCACAGGCTGCGAGATACTTTGCTAATAACGTAGAAGGCAAGGCGCTACTGGAGCAGACAGAGTTCCCCGGCTTCATGGAGAAGTTGACGCAGCAGACCGCTGACGAGTACATCAAGAGACAGAAATGGGACCAAGCAGAAGCAATGCACGGACCTAACCAAGAAGCGACCCAAAACTTCGTACAGTCAGAGCTGCCTAGAATCCGTCAACGAGCAACGTACGAATGGATGAAGCAAGAATATGGTCAAGACGCTGCGGAGGCGGCGGCTGCGGACCGCCCCGGTATGCTTGAGGGTACCGCAGCTCCGTTTAAGTACGACGTCACAACCAATCCTACTAAGAAGGAAACAAAAGAGAAGACAGACAGGTGGGACGCTCTCGGTGTGGCAAAAGCTAATGAACAGATGGCGAGAGACCCTGGTATGTCGAAGAAAGAAGCGAAGGATTGGTTGATGGATGAATGGCTCCCTAAAGCTTTGGACGGAACCGACATCGCAGAAGGTGGTGCTTACCTTAAACAGTTTGATGGTCTGACAGCCGAAGAAGCGAACAAAGCAGCAGCGCCTTACATCGCAGCCGTGCGTAAGGCTCTAGAGAAAGCCTCCAAGTGGCTCGGTTCTGGTGCAGGAACCGAAGGGCTCTTGCCTGAGCAGAAGTCTCAACCTGCAGGCACGCCTCGCCGTGGGCGTGGTGGCCTCGGTCGCCTAGTTAAGGGCCTGTACCCGCCAGACTTCAGGAAACAATTCCCGCAGGGCGATGAAGACACAAAGGATTAGCCTGTGGCTTATGAACCCAACTCAGGGATCCTCTCCGCTAAAAAGGAAGAAGAGGAAAGAGCCCTGTCTCAGAGAGAGGCAGAAGGCAGTGCTCTACTGTCTAAAAACACAGCCATCCGAGGGGGGTCTCCTAAGACTCCAAGCGACAGCGGCATCGGATCCTCTGGTATCCTAGGTCCGTCAGGTAAATCTGGCATCCTAGGCCCGTCGGGGAGTTCTGGCATTGGTGCGCCTCCTGTCAGAAAGACCGTTGACATGTACAAAGTAGTGTCACACCTCAGCAAGCCAGAGGAGGACAGCATCGGGGTTAAAACGCTGGACTTCCTGTTCGGCCCCGAAGCAGCAGTCATCGGCATCGCACACGACAGCAAGGGTTGGTCCTGGAGCGTGGACAACGCAAAACAGCAGTGGTCTGAACAGCCGGTGTGGGTAAACGCCCTCGCCACCACCTCACTGGTGGGTACCATCATGTTGCCCGCGGCCCTAGCCGTGAAGAGCACCTTCAAGGTAGGTAGAATGGCTACTAAACTGAAGGTTGGTACCGCCTTGGAGAAAGCGGAGATCGGTACATGGAAAGAGATGGGCATAATAAAAGATCAAAGGATCAACAATTACGCTGACCTTGACAAAGACACCGTGATCATGCTGCGGAAGCAAGAAGTCGCCGTCAACCGCTACACGAAGATGAAAGCCAGAGCAGAGCGGGCAGCTAGCGATGAGCCCCTCAACGCTTGGGAGAGAATACAGCATGAGTTCGATAGAAGGTTCGCGCAGACCTACAACGCCCTGATCGACGATGCCGCCAACGGTGGTGTCAAGAGTGCGTTCCATGAAATGCACGACAAGCTGTGGCAGAATGACACTATCGGTACCATCCTCCGAGAAATGCCCACCGAGGTGGATAGCCCCGCTATCTACGCATATCTCCTCGGTAGAATCGCACCCGGTAGAGGGCTAACAACAGCAGCGACAAAGCAGTACGGTAAACTGTCCGTCAAAAACCAGAAGTGGGCTGACTTCTACTATGAAGCAGCGAAGCGACGGCAATCCGAGATGGTAAAGAGCGGGTTCATCACCGAAGAAACGTTCAAAAGCATCGGCCCTGCTCACCTTCCTGCTACATACAAAGATACGCCAGGACTTGGTGATATCAGCCCCACCACCACACACATGGTGCCTATCAAGCCCAAGCCTGGAAAGAAACGGGCGACAGGTATCATCGAGGAAGAGGGCAAGATCAAAGCCGTCGGCGAGTACCAGCACGTAGCAATTACAACACGCCACGAACCTAAACTGAGCAGCCCCACCCTGAAGCACCGGACAGGTACGCCTGAAGACATCTTTGAACGCCTCCAGTCTGGTGATATGGTCACCGACATGGCCGACGTTACTATCAACGGGTACATGACTGATGGGATCCTGCATTCCAACTTCCAATTCATCACAGACATGATTACCAAACCGAACAGCACCCTCTTCCAGCCTTCTGACCTCGCGAAAGCATCTGGGTTTGGTGCTAGAAAGATGAAACAACTTGGCTATGTGTCGCTGGAGAACGCTCCTGACGGTGCATCTGCCATCCTCAGGCGCATGATTGCGAAGAAGACAGGGAAGGCAGAAGAGGCGCTTCCGTGGATCAAGACTGATGTCTTCAATGAGATCTGGGGTGAGCGAGGTATGATGGCCCAGACCCAGCAGATCTCCCACTCCCTCATGGATATCATGACCACGATCTATAAGACGATGAAGACAGCAGGATCCGTCCCGACCCACATCCAGAACCTCACGGGTAACATGTCCTTCTTGGCTCAGGCTGGCTTCAACGTAGCCTCACCTGAAAACATCGCTCTCATGGGCCGGATGACTACAACCTTCAACAAGATCGCTGAGATCAACAAGGTGGCCACCGAGGCGGGTATGACGACAAGAGGCAAGCTATTCGACTCAGAGGGCCTCCTCAAAGGCATAGACCTGGGGTCAGAGGCGGGCTTCAAGGGTCAGCGGTTGAACCTAGCCGATGAGTTCTTCGACCCCACAGTGCAGGAGCTGCTTGAGGCGTCAGCGTTTGAACAAATCGAGGGTTCGAGAGCATTGGAACGGATGGGAAAGGCCCTGTCTGACACGCAGATCTTCACTAAGGGTGTGATCAGGGCTTACACGAAGACAAAAGACATCGCCCAGGTGGGCAACAGAGTGAAGTGGTTCGACCAACTGACCAAGGCGTACCTCGCTGAGGATATGGTCCCCAAGATGGCGTATTTCATCCACCTCAGGGGCAGGGGCCTGTCAAGACAATCAGCCGTGACAGAGGTGGCTAGACGGCTCCCTATGTACGGAACCGTGGGGTCCGCTATTAAGCGTGGCCGTAAGTTCGCCTTCCCGTGGGCTACGTTCCCTGCTGAAGCCCTACGTATCACGAAGAACAACCTCCAAGATCACCCCCTCCGGATGATCCCCTGGCTGCGTGCGCCTCAAGTCATTCAATCGATGATGAGTGGCATGGGATTTGCAGGGGATCCGACAGAAGTGCGAGAGTCCAAGCGCCAGCTCCCCTTCTGGGCGCAGGCTCACACCACCCTGCTTGGAGAGGGGCGTGCTATCGCTGCTGTGGGTGGTGGTGGCACCGGTGCCTTGTTCGGTGCGGCAGCAGGAGCCATAATGGGGAAGAGTGCCAAAGCAGCGTACGCTGGTGGACTGACCGGCGGCGCCTTCGGTGGGTTCCTAGCCGCCATGAGCACAGATGAAGCGCATGCCAAGCAGATGCGGGGTGCGATGCTGGACTTCCTACCTCACTCCACGTTCATGATGACCACGAACGCCCCGGACTTCGGCGGCAACTACGCTCCGTGGCAGGACTTGCCTGGGCTGTTGGAGCAGATGCCAGCCGAGCCCCTCGCCATCCTAAAGCCGATGATCTCTGCCTTCACAGGCGAGACTCCTTATGGCGAGCCTGCTGGTGACGGTACTGTTTTGGGGGGTCTCTCCAAGACTATCGCTGGTATGCTGGGTTTCTTGGCACCTCCTATCCTTCAGAAGTACGGTCTGAAGATGTCAACACCCGATGTGCCGCTGTGGGGCGAACCTACAGGCATTACCAACATATCCCGGTTCCTGATCGACACAGGTAACGCTATCGACCCGATGACAGGGCGACCCGGCAGCATGACCAACGACTTCTGGATCAACAACTTCGGTGTCTTCAAGTCGTACGCTGCCACCGGTGAGCAGCAGCTCGCCAACGAGAGCAAGACAGAGCAGCACATGTACAAGATCCGGAAGCACCTCGCTAAGAACCTCGACTACCACCTCAACAAGGGCAACGAGAGGGAGATCGTGCAGATCCTGACAGAGATCCAAGGTTCGTTCGCTGAGCAGTTCCAGCACAGCCCGCTAATAGCTCAGGAGAAGTACACCCGCTACCTGAAGGGGATCTCGGATAGACTAGGGCAGCACCCGAAGCTGCGGCAGTGGTCCCAGTCAGACATTGAAGACAGACTAGAACAAGCAGGGCAATGGGCTGGGCAAGAAAGAAACCGAGCGAGGGAGGAGTTGCTTGAAGCTCTCCGCAAAGAATACATGTTGAAAGGGAGAAGTTGATGATTAGTAGAGTAGCAGCGTATGCCTTGGGTTTGGCGTGTGTGTTAGCGATACTGTTTCTTGTGGCGTTCCGAGCTAGAACAGACACACCTGTTGATGAGGTAGACCCTAATCTGGTAACATTGTACCTCGGCTTCCCTTGTGAGGCGCTGGCCGATAGTTACAGCTTCCAATATAAAGAGATGATACACCTGACAGAGCGCATCCAGTACTGCGAAGAAGCAAAAGAGAACAGCCCTGACTATAAGTACGGTAAGCTCATGTGTTTTTATGTGCAGATGCAGTGGGATTTGATGAACAGACATTCAATGGCGGTGGATAGAGCACGGGAATTGATGTGCGAGGCCGGGGAGCTTAAGAACCCGCAGTACGAAATAGACTTCTAATCATCCTCTGCATTGCACTCTTCTAGAGTATCAATGATGAGGAATCCGTACTCATCGAACTCATCCTCATCCTCGACATCCTCTGGGGTGTAGTACATTAAATCGATAGAAGAATCCTTCTGACAGTTAGTGCAGAGAAATCCATTCTGAGTATACCTGCCGCACTTACATCTTACGAGCGCCATGCTGTAGCCTTTCCAAATCGGGACTGACTGGGAAGTCATTGATCGGTTCCCGTAGGATAGGCAGTTCTTTCAACAGATCGAAGGGTACCAACTCTCCTGGGTGGTACGTACCTTGGGACTTTCGATCCAGTCTCTTCGGCACCGACCCCTCCAAGGGGGAGCGAAGAGCATTGTGGAAGTGCCAGCATGTGACGTCTTCAATAATAATCTCGTTGTTCTGTCGTTGCTTAAACTTAGGTGCTTCTCCTGGGTGGTTACCGGTGAAGTAAGCGTTCCGGCGGTATAGGCGGTGGTGTGTGCGCTCGTCTGAGTACTTCTGAAGCAGATTCCCAGCCATTTCTATGCGTTGCACTACCCCGTACTTGATGCTTTCTTGGAAAGCAGTAGCCGTGTCACCGTTTCTCAAACATATTTTACGTAAGTTATCAAGACTGGTTGGGTGGTACACCTCATCGCAGTCTACCATGTACGTCCACTCTGTTTCAGCCTCCACCAGCATAGAGTTGCGGTAGCATCCCTGGATAGAGGGCACGGCGAACGGCAGCTTGCGAACGAAGAACTCAGCCTCTTCTGTTTCACAAAACCAATCAATAATATTCCCGGTCTCATCCTCACTTCCCGCATCATATATTACATAACGCTCGAATCGACCGCGAAGGGATTCTAGAGCGTAGGGGAGCCAGAACTGGTCATTCATGGCTAGAATTGTTGGCGTAAGACCTCTTATCTTATCCATGTTTTCTCCTATGATACCTAGCTTTATCTCTTTGACGATGACAGGTTCTACAGATACGCTTTCCACTTGTAGCTAAAGAGAAAGGATGCCCTAATCTACAATGAGTAACCCCAGAGAACCTACCTCTTCCTCTACCTTTTTGTTTCATGTCTTGTAAGTTATCGGCCTGCGTCCCTAAGAATAAGTGTTCAGGATTAACACACGACGGGTTATCACAATCATGACAAACAAACATTCCTTCTGGTATTGGTCCATTAAACTCTTCCCAGGATACCCTGTGTGCTCGCCTTGTTCTCCCATTTACCTTGAAATGACCGTACCCATAAGGTTTAGTATATAAAAGCCAAGCCCAGCAACCAGAACTCTTATCAACGTTTTCGTCAATACGTTCTGCTATACTCAAACCTTCTTTACAGCCTTTCTTACCCAATCCCTGTCATCTCCTCATCTTTAAGACGCTTAAGCCTCTTTATAGTCTCCTTACATTTCTGTACAGTTTCAACTGACATTCTTTTCTGCTCTCTCTGCTTTCTCAACTGTTTAATCAAGAATTGAATATGAGCGCTAGCTCGCCATCGTTGCTCCCGCTTTTCTTTATCCGACACCTGTCACCTCCAGTATCTGTTCCACCCTGTGCTTGACTTGGTGTTTCTCGTACGCCACCCGATAAGCTCGCTTAGCCATAGCGCTAGCCAAGGATGGTTCTCGGAGGCACCACTGGATGTTGTTAGCGAGTTCCGAATCACTATCGTAACCGAGGTAGTGCTCCCCCTCCTCAAAGAGCTGTGACATACCATCCCTAGGATCGCGATCATTAACCAGCGGACGCTCCATCAGCATGCTCTCAAGCACCCGTTGATTAGGACCGTCGTGCTTCTGGCCCTTGTTGAACAACACTCTGCACTGCGCCATGGCCTCGGCTGTGTGCGGCCATCGATTCGTGGTCTTCCCAAGCTGTCGGATGTCGAGCTTCCACTTGTTGCGGTCCCCTACAGTCTTGAGTATGTCGGCCCGATCAAGCCCGTGCTTACTCCCGAAGAACCCCACGTCGAAGGGCCGAGATTCATGTGCGTCAGGGAGGATATCCTTGTAAAAGTATTTCGCATCTGAAGCATTTGGGCACCAGTGGGATGACGGATGTTTGGTGAACAGATCCCGTTTATCCCACACTGCAAAGAACACATGGTCATAGTTCTTAGCTAGCCGCTTATGCAGGGTAGCGTGGCCGTGCGAATCTATAAATCGTACAGCCGAGAGGATAGGAGGCTTCTCAGTCTGAAAGGCCAACTCTCCGTCCTTGTTGCGCCCGCTATCGATGTCAAGGAACAAATCGTAATCCATTACATCTTTAGGTGTCTTCGACCACCGTGGATCGGACAGAGAAACAAGATCGTGACCCTCACCTACAGGGGTAACAGAATGGTTCAGATTTATTAAAGCTTGATGTGTGCTATGAGAGTACGACTTCACAAGATCGCCGCGCTTATCGTAGTCCTGCCGATAGCCTAGAAGAATATTAGCCATTAGCGTAGCCTCAGCGGACAGTAGATTTGCTCAAGGTCGCCCAGCTTCTTCGATACCTTCTTATTATACGCGAGCTGCTTCTTAATCTTCTCCGGATCTTCATCCCAGCGGCCCCCTTCTGTGTCGCCCACCTGCTTAAACTTATCCCGGCATTCAGCGATGTCGATCCACTTAAGAGGATGAGAGATAAGCCCTGCCCGCACTACTCTGTTACTCCAGCTACCGTGAGCATATCCAACGCCCTGGAACGCGGGGTCCATACCACCGACCGTGCTGATGACCTTACGAGTGATGAAGGTCATGTCCCCCCTCGGCGACGATGCGTAGATTGGGGTGGCGTTCATAGTCTTCTTCATGTATTCAGTAAAGGACGGCATTGTCTCCGATATCTCTTTGTCTTGGACCCGACACCAGTGATGGACATCCATCAAGGTGGCTGCGGCCTCATAGCATTCAAACCAGTTCTTCTCTGTGGGTACAAGATCGTCTTCGAGAATGCAACTGAAGTGGTGGTTCTTCATGAGATACAAGCAGCGGGTTTTGTTCGTACCAACCCCCATGTTCGGGCCCCGGTAGTAGTGTGCGCCCCGGAAGCTACCCATCAAACTAGCAGTGGAATCTGTACTACCATCATCTACTACGAACACGTCTGTGTTTTTAGGTACAGTGCTCAGCACTCCTTCTATTACTTCACCTAAACGGGTACTTCTGTTGTATGTGCTAATAGCTACAGCTCTAGTCGTCGTCATTCGGAGCCTCTATTGTGTCCATGTTTTCACACTGATTCGTCAAGAATCGGAGAGCTGAAGCTACTACCTGTAGCGCCTCTTTGGTGTTCTTGAACTTCCCGGGTGCTGCGTACTGGAAAGCATGCTCAATCTGTTTGGTCAGTTCTTCTTGGTTCAAAACAAGTCTCCTATGATCCTGTTCCAGTTCTTCTTATACTCCGTCGAGTCGGCCGCTTTTGTTGCTGTGTCGAAGCCAGCACTCACTAGAGTTTGTTTGTACTCTGTCTCTTGGTAGAGGATATCAACGCACTTCGTAAGACCTTCGACGTCGCCTACCTTAGCAAGCAGGCAGTTCTTCCCGTCTTCAAGGAACTCAGCCCCGGTGTCAGTGGACACAATGGCGCAAGCGCTGGACATGGCCTCCAACGTCATGCGCCCTAGCCCCTCGGTATGGGATGCGACGATCCAAATGTCTACCTGCGCCATGACTTTAGACATCTCTTCTCTGCTCGGGCTGAGTACGTAGTTCAACCAGTCAGGTTTCGTCTTAGCAAACTCAGGTGCTTCACCTACACCCACCAACTGGAGCTTACTGGGGTACCTACGAGCCATAGCTTCCATAACTTGAAGTGCCTCAGTGGTTCCCTTAAGAGGATGTTGATGGATCAATGTTCCTACGGTGAGGCCGACGTCCTTATCGCCGAACCTTCGGCGGTTTGCTGCTGCACTGAACAGCTCATGTCCGTAGTGGTACCACCCCACCCGCTTAGCGTTCTTATGTGTCTTGTATTTCCACCCCTCAGTCACCGTCTCACACGCATCCTTTAGCCACTGCGTGCTGGTGGCTATGGCGTCCCACTTAAGGTTCAACGAGTCAGCCTCTAGTGACTGGAACCTGGGGTTGTGTGACAGCTTGAGCATGACCTTCTTATTAATGTGTGACATCTCAAGGAATTCCTTGTTGTGTTCGTTGTCTGAGTTCGAGATCAACAAGTCACAAGGCGGAATGTTCTGCCAGTCCACCCGCAGCGGTACCTCACAGCTCTTCTGAATGCTTGGGGCGATATCGGTGTAAATGGAGTAGAGACACACATTGTGCCCTGCTTTTTGGAGCATGTTGGCCGTGTTCAGGATAGTGGTGGGTCCGCCGTGCTTCCTTAGGTGCGGGGTGATAATTGCAATCTTCTTAGATTGCACTCTGAGGTCGAGCTTCTTCTCTAGCAGCTTGATGAAGTCGAAGACTCCTTGTTGCCGGGTCAGCTTCCGAACTGTCTTCTGCCCCGCTTCCCTGAGCTGAGCTAATCGCTTCGGCTCATTGAATAGGAGGTTGTAGATCCTCTCTGCCAGGACCTCGGGTACTGTCTTGTTGTTGAGGACGATAGCGTCAAGATCGTGCGTCGCATACTCCCTGATGCCCTTGTTGTCCCAACACACCGGCACTGCACCAGAAGCCATCGCCTCTAAGGAGGGTAGCCCGTAGCTGTGGTTCCTTGCAGGATCAACGTAGACGTCTACCTCTGTCCCTAAAACCTTGGCGAACCTCGTCTGAGGTAGGATACCTAGCCCTATAATGTAGGGAGAGCCTTGCACCGAATCAACTCCGTTAGCCAGGATCCGAACCTCCTTCTTATTCTCTTTGCAAAGCCTATGTACGTGGTGACACAGCTCGACACCACGGTCATGCCCCTTGAAGGGGTACACCTGATTGCCGAGAGACACCAACATAGTAGGACGCTCGTCACCTTCTTCTCTACCTTTAGGGGAGAACATCAGTTCGTCGTACCCAGGGTTGATGGTGCCGTGTACCTTGTGAGATTTAGCCATCTTCTTCGCTGTCCACTTGCTATTGGTGAAGGTGAAGTCAGCCAGCTTGTTAGCGTTCCTGATAGAATCCTTCAACTGCTTGGAGGGGGCGATACAGAGGTCATCACTCTGTGAGAAATGGATCGAGGTCAGTTTGGAGTTCCCGTGAGTAACCGCAGCCACCAGAGGCATCAGCTCTCCAGTACCAGCTACCACGATACCTTCTTTGAACACTCGGTCGTGGAAGTTGTTGATGAAGTCAGGCGTGCCTTCAAATACGATGGGTTCTGTCCGCAGTGAAGGCAACACGTTCTTCTTCATTTTAGGGTCTCTCTTGACGTGAGCGATCTTAGCGTCTACTCCTGTCTCATTGAGGTGGTTAACGATGTCTGCAATCACCTTCATGCCACCGCAATTCTCCGTGCTGTACACCACGAAGCAGATGTGGTACGGCGGGTTCTCTTTCTTGATGAGGTCTTCAGCGACAGGTGTCCTTAAGGTTGCTAAGGACTTACGGATGTCAAAGGACTGTTCCCATGCCTTGAACCCAGGCCAGATACCATGAAACCGGGCTGACCCTGCTTTCCGGAACCCCATGTGCTCTTCCGCGCCCATCACACCGAACGAGGTGCCTCTCTCGTGGAAGATGTAAGTGTCGTCTGCGAGTATTGATCTCCAGTTCACCACTCCACCATTATGGATCCGAGTAATTGTCCGCATCCAGAAGTCTGACTCCTCACCGTAGGACACGTACCCCTCATCGAAGGTACCTATGTCATTCACTAAAGAGCGGGGCATGAAGAAGCAGAAGCCTGTAGGCATGATCTCCGGGTAGGAATGAGAAGACAGCTTCTCAAAGGCCCGGTTCATATCGTTGTAGTCGTAGCCCTCTTGGAGAGGGATGTTGATAAGGGCGGTGTTGTTGGTGCAGGGGTTGATGATTTTGTTGTGCTTCGGATCCGTCTCCATCGCCACCACCAGCTTGAAGAGCCAGCCTTTCGTGACCAGCACGTCTGAATTGAGGACGCAGATGTAGTCGTTATCCCCTGCCTCGATGCCTCGGTTGACTGTGGCAGCGAAGCCTCGATTCTTCTTGTTGTAGAGGACGGTGTGGTTGGGGTGCTCCGTAGCCCACGTCTTAAGCCACGCAGTGGTGCCCTTGTCAGGCGAGGCGTCGTCAACGAGGATGAGTCTGTACGGCCAACCTGTACGCTGGATGATGGAAGCGAGACATGGAGCTAAGACGTGGAGCCCACCATACACCGGGATCACAATATCTACCGGCTTGACTCCCTTGTACAGAATGTTGGAAAATGCCTTCCCCCTGTTCTTGTTTGACTTTACCAGAGCGCTGTTAGCACCCAGCACCTGATCACCTAGGGCCTGGATTTGTAATTGGAGTTCCTTAGGTACTGTCTGCATCTCCTCATCGAGGGAGGACACGAAGGCATCTACTTCATCCTTAGTCTTACCTATCCAGTTACCCTTCTTGTCAAACGGCACGGGTATCACACTCCACAGGTACCATCGAGAGACCGCACGTACTACAGTTCGTATAGCCATGAGCACAAGGTTTGAACACCAACTCAGAGGTAACGTCAGGCGTCGCCTTTTCGTGTTCCATCCTAGCTTCCTCTGCCCTAAGGGCAGCGTAGCCTACACCGTCTCGGTAATCGTCGTACTTGTATGTACCCTGGACGGAGCGGCATTTCTTCAAGATCTCCATGAACAACCACCCGTCACAGTTCGATAGCTTATGCCCTGTGATGGCGTTGAACGCCGTCACACAGCGGGGGATGGTACGCTCCCCATCAGGCTGATCCCGCTCATTACCGCGCTCGATAATAGTAGCCTTTGCATCGTTAAACACAAACTCGATATGCTCTTGTCCCATGTTCCCTCCTTAAACGTATGCGCCGTGTGTCACGGTGGGCTTAGGTGGTACCCACCCATCCTGACGGGCCATCCTGTAGACCTCAGCCAAGGTTAGTGCTTTAGTAATATGAGTGTCCTTATCCTTACCCTCGACCAGCTTAGAGTACAGCACATTTGCTTCGGTGGCACTGAGCGAATCGAACATGATGTGCTGACACATCCTTCCGGGTCGGACAATCGCATCATCAAGTTCCATCGTACCTGCGTTGGTCGTGGCTACGATTCTGATGTCCATCATCTCACCAAGGAGGCCATCTCCGAGGTTCAGTAAACCACTAAGATGATTCATCCCTGATGACTTCCTGTCAGAGAGCGCCACGTCTGCGTCTTCAAGAATAAACGTAATCGGCTTATCCTGGTCACGCCCAGTGCTCATCAGAACCGGCAGTATGGCAGGCCCAGATAGATCGGCAATCATATTGGAGCCAACGATAATGAAAGTAGACTCAACAGTAGACACCAAAGATCTAATCATATAGCTCTTACCCGTACCCGGTGCCCCTTGAAACAGCACAAGCCGACCACAAGGTGACTTAGTAGCGAGACAAGCCTTCACATGCTCAAACCCTTTAATGACATTAGCCGAGTAGTTACAAGTAAGTAGCTCTTGCTTGAACTGTCCAAGAGCTGAAAGCCCCAAGCCGTTTGGGGTGCTAACCAGAGCAAGCACAGCGTTCGAAGGTGGTGAGGTCTGAACTAGGCTCTTAAACTTGTCCTTAATCTTATCGAATGTTTCCTGTTGGGTTGTCACCAAGTCAACCTCGATATGGTTCTTACCATCTTTATCATACTTATTGATATGCACAGACAGGTAAGAAGCGTCGTCAACAAACACGTATTGAAATTCATCGTCACTTTCTTGAAATGAAATATACGCTCCGAACCATATAGTTAGTTGCTTGAGTGCACTTTCTTTATCCCCCCGACCTTCATGCATATACCTAAGTACCGAGGTATCCCCCTCAAGCGCTGCATTCATCATAGCCTGATACTGAAGCAGAGGTTCCATCCCGTACATCTCCCGGGCGACCTTCATCCTTTTATCAATCGTCATCAAGAGGGTCCTACCCTTCTCGCTTTTATTCATTTGCTCTCCTTAACCTCAATTATAGCTTTTCTTTCAAACTTTTGCAACCCTGTCTGCCGGTCAAGAATCGTCGTAATCAATCTTTCTGATGGATCCATTGGTGAAGTCAATCAGCTCTCCGTCCTTGTAGTGGCGTTCCAGCACCTCAGCGAAGCAGGAGATATGAACCCTCCACTGCCCTGTTAGCAGGAGATGCATGCCTGTATCGGAGCCTACGAACTTCTTACAGGTGGCGCAGCGAGGAGGCAGCTTCTTCCGGATAGGGAGGATCTTACCCTCTTTTATATGTCCGGACCCTGATAGTACTCGAATGTCATCCTCAGTCTCATAGACTGGGGCCTCATCCTCAGGTGTTATGAACCACTCCCTCCAGTTCCTCATGGCCCGATACGAAGGTTGAACTGAATGATATGGTCGTATGCTTCCTGCATACTTCGGAATACTCTGTGAGAATGGTAATGAACCCACGCACTCAGGTGCATGCCTTCGGGAGCCACTACAATTACGTGCTTGTCCTTCATCCAAGCCAATAAAATCTCCATGCTGGTCCCTACGCTTACCTTCGTGTAGTTAACGAGGAGCACATCTGATGCCTCAATGTCGATCTTGTCTGCTTCAACAAGATCAGGCAGCACACTCTCTGGATCGCTTCCGTAATCCTCATTCCTGTAGATGCGATCCGTTGGGTCGAGGCATGTGATCCCTTGGAGACCTAGATAGTTCTTAGCATCCTTCCTCCAAGTACTCAACTCTTCTTCGGTGTAGTTATCCATCGGTCCACAGAGGTAAACACGCAATTTACAGTCCTCCTGTCTACTTTATCTTGGTGTTTTTGTACCATTTACTAGCTGCACAAGTACCATACTTCATACAGCCTGGTTCCTGACACCTGAACTGTGTCCTCTTCATACCAGCAGTAGAGACCCGATTCTTCTCCCACTTGGTGTTACTGCTACCGCAGTGAGCGCAGTCCTGCATGCTCTTGCCACGGTGGCCGATGGTGCCGGTGTAAGGGACGAACGCTTCATAAACTTCCATAGTAACATCTACGTCGCGGTCGCAATAGGCTAGCATCTCTTTCATTGCTTTAGCACTCTTCTTGAATACCACTTCCTTCCACAGCCCCGCGTTTTCAGCGGTCACAAGCTTGCCTTTCTTAAGTCGGAGAAATTGGGCGACGTACTTTAGGCCATTCCCCTGGAGTCTCAGAAACTTCTTCGCCTGCTTCCACGTATCGATGGTGATGAAGTCAGGCGGGCAAGGTAGTCTATGATATAGGCATCTCGTACGCAGCCAACGAATATCGAAGTTGTCTGAGTTATGACCAATCAGTACCCCTGCTTCTTGCATGATCGGAATGAATTTCTTCAGCATCTTCTTATCACACTGCTTTTTGTCCCATTGTAGGTGGTGTGTCTGCTGCTCACCTTCCCATTTGTAACTGATGCAGATCACTTTAGGCTCTTCAAGCAAGTTACTGGTCGGTACATTGATACCGTACCCACCCTTCCAAATCCAGTAGATCGCCGGAGAGACTTCGATATCAAACACAAGTCTGTGTCCCGTATGGTCTACACGTTTACCCATTTGTTTTCTCCTTCTGCTTCCTACGTGCTTGATTTGTTTTTGGTACTTGTCTTTTACCTATAACTTCAAAAGCCGGTGGGTTTTCTAGATAATCAAAAGCTCTTTTCACCCAATCAGGGTGGGCTTCAATAAGAGGCAAAAGATTAGTGTTACAGTTGACACAGAGTAACGCTCTGATCCGATGCGTCTTATGACAATGATCTATATTGAATCGGTTCTTCTTCGGAGGTCGACGGCAGATTACACAACAACCACCCTGAGCGTCTAATAATAGATGAAATTCATCCACTGTTAGACCATATTCCTTCTTTAGATAGGATGTGTTACCCTTGACATACCAGCAATCTTTACAAATACTTTGTTTACCGTCGATATGTCTAGAATCACTATAGAAATTACTATAAGGATGCACAGTTTTACACGATGTACAAGTCTTTAGCTCTTGTTTCTTTAATCCTATTCTGCGAGCTGCTTTTTCATCAATCTCTTTTCGGTTAGGATGCCTCTCTTTTTGATATGCACAATGGCACGGCTTACAATAACTGTAAACCCCGTCCTTACCCATCTTACAAGGAGGAAACTTCGTAATTGGCTTTAGAACGTGGCACCTGCCACATCGTTTCTTCTTCTTCTTCCTAGCCACAAGGCACCACCTTCACAAGGTTCTCACTAAGACACTCACCAAACCGCTGCACAAACCAACCAAAGTCTGAGAAACCTACTATGCCATTCCCGTCTGCGTCGGCCCTAGGATCAGTACCTCCGAACGCACCGACCCACAAACCAAAGTCTAAGAAACCTACGATACCATCATCATCAAAGTCTGGATCCCACACCCACCGTATCTCCAGCTTCTCCCCTGGATCAGACTCTTCGTCCTCGTTTCGAGCGATGTAATAATAGTCTGATCTAATGAAGCACCCGTACCTCGGTTCACAAATATAGACCTGGGGGTAGTCATCTCTGCACACCTCTATGATGTTGTCTGGGTGCGTCAGTGTAATATCGTACGCATCGTTGGTGTACAAGTCGTACTCCGTAGCGTTATCCACTAGCGGTAGCATGATGAGCCCACACAGGGCGTAGGCAAGCTCAGTAATCATACGATCCTTTCTGTCACCTTGTTGATCTTCGTGGGGCCGTGTGCGTACTCCACTACAGCTATCCCTGCTTTTTCAAGTGTGTCGAACCAACCCAACCCCTTATCCCTCTTATCTTCATCGTTTGTGAAGAGTGCGGCATGATAGTTTTCATCATCATCTGCGTCACCCTTCTCCCAGTGTGACGTGACTTTGCCGATACTATTCTCTCCAACTTTGACTAGAAATATTCTAGGTTCTTCTTCCAATGTAACTTTCAAACTCATCTTGGTGCCTCCTTATTGAAACATATATCCACTAAGTAGCGAACACTCATTGCAGCAAGCTGTCGTGCCTCAGTCACTTCAGCATCTAATGGGTGTTTGTGTGACCAGTACGCTGCGTCCCTAAACTCAATGAACTCCTCCTCTATTATCGCCACTCCTTCATGAGCGGAACGAAAGTCGGGGTAGTTCTCATAAGCGGCAAGCAACTCACCTCGCACCTCAGCAAGAGCCGTCTCAATTAGTGCCATCTTCTCTTTAGTCATTGTGCGTGCCTCTTGCTCGTATTGGTGACCTTCACACAATCAAGGTACTGAGGGTGACGAGTACTCCAGTAACACACCACTCCGTTTACCTTGTCTACAAACTTCTCCACCTTAACCGGGTGCTCAAGCGCTTCGTCTAAAGTGGTAGTTTCCTTTGTCCATGCATTTACCGCCAATAAAACACCAATTGTCACAAGCCAAATAAACGCTGGATAGGTTAGCAGTTCTTTTATCTCTTTTACTGTTTTCATGATTACTCCCATACTCCGTCAACGATTCCGTATTTCGGCATCTTCATTTTCTCCACCGGCAACCACAGCTCATTCAACTTAGAAGGTAGCTCTCGCTTCCAGTAGTTCACTTTCTGATTCGTGTGTTCAGCCATTGCTGCGGCCCAGCGATCCCAACACATCTTGTTGGCAGCTACCTGTGCTTCGATTGTGTCAATGTTCTCATCTGGGCTGTACCCGCCAATCATCTGATGCGCCATGAACAGACAGTTTCTAGAAGCGAGGCGCTTATCTCCAGCTACTAGCAGTAGACCAGCAGCGGAACACACCTCACCGATGCCAATAGTAGTGATCTCGTTAGTACAAGCACGCATCGCATCGTAAATAGCAAACATAGCAGACACGGTACCGCCTTCGCTATTAATCATAATGGTGATACCGGCTTCAGGATCGGTAACGGATAGATGCTGCAAACTCACAATTACATTCTCGGCCATCGACTCATCAATTATATTAAAGATGTAGATGATGCGCTTGTCAAGATCTACTCCCCTGTCGAACGTCATGTTCAACTTGGCGAGTTCGGTATCAATCTTAGGGATACCTTTAGGCAATGTAAGTTACCCCCTTCTCTTTCACGACATGTACTCGATCATGCACTAGGTTCACTAAGTTATCCTCATTGGATATAAGTAGTACCGTTTTACCACCCTCACCACCGGACACTAAATGGGTGGTAATGAAGTTGATGATACGCTCACAGTTCTCAGGGCTCTGATACAAGAAGGGCTCATCGAGGATCATAAACGAGGATGCCCCCTCCACTTGCATCCCCGCTAGATCTGAGAGAGCCATGCCTACTGCGAAACTGGTGAGCTGTTTCTCTGCTCCACTGAACAGCTCGAATACCTTGCTGCCTGTGTCCGACGCTGCGGTCACACAGAACTGGTCACGGGCATCGCCTGACTTCAGCAGCTTGACTGTGCGAAACTTGACCTTGATTTGAGCGTTGTCCAAGTCACGAAGGTACTGGTTCGTCTGTCGCTCAAGGTAGGGACACACCTGATTGAAGATCATCGTCTTCAAGTCATGACCGAAAGCGTTGGCCCAGAATCGGTAGTGTTCTCTCTCCTCTGCCATCTCAAGAACCTGAAGCTCCGTCTCCTCATTTATGATCTGTTCTGCTTTCACCTGTTTGTCGGCGACGTAGACGAGATGAGCAAACGGGTTAGTGGCATTGACGAGTATTCTAACTTTCTCTTCCAGTGCTGCCCGCTGGCTTTTAACCTTGACGCTCACCTCTAGCCCTTGAATCTCATGGCAGATCGCTATATAGGAGGCAGCGAGGTACTGCTTGGCTTCCTTCTCACCCCGCTCTGCGATCAGTTCCTCTCGCTTAGCCCTGTCATTCTTCAAAGCCTCGGCGTTCAGCTCGACCCGCTCCTTCGGTAGTGTCTGCTCACAACTCACGCATATCTCAGGGCGAGAGGCACGACGGTCGATATCCCCTGTGAGGGTATCAATCCTATACCCAAGGGAATTGATCGACTGACTCAACACTCTTTCAATAACAATCTGCTCTTCTAGCGTTCTCGCTGGCGTTCCAGGGATTGACTCCTTCAGTACCTCAATCTCATCCTCGATGTTTTCGGTAATGCAGAGGATCTTATTCAGCTCCTTCTGCGCTTGATTGAGTTCGATTGCGTTGTTGGTATTCCACCCTGCTTCCTGCGACTGGAGAGTGTGGTAGTGGGAGAGAGCGGTTCTCTTTCGCTCATGAGACATGCACTGCTCGATCTCTGCTGCTTCGACACGCTCCTCCACTAGCTTCAACTCTTCCTTCGCCTTGTCTTTCCACTTCTCAAGAGAGTTGAGGGGGAGGATCTCTTCTACCACCGCCTTCTGCTCGCTACCCGGCAGTGCCAGAAAAGACCGCTCCCTCCCTTGCCCAAAGAAGTCCGATTGGATGAATGTTTTGTGGTCTCGCCCCAACAGTGCATTGATAAGCTCTTGGGTATCCTTCTCGTTCCTCTTCGACAAATCTGTCCACACCTCTTCGAAGGCGTTCTTGATACTGAGCACCAGACAGTTCGGCTTGCGTGCCCGATAGATCCGGTACTCCTTACCATCAATCCCTTCAAAATGGATCCGCACGCCGCAGTGCTTGGCGTTCTTGATGCTGGTGTTGATGACATCGTCGGCCTTGATACCGTCCACCGTCCGACCATACAACCCCCACACAATGGTCCGGTTAGCCACGCAGGATTTACCCGCCATGTTCCCGGTGTTCTCATCGTTGCTCCACCCTGTGACCAACACCAACCCTTTGCCCGTGAGGTCGAGATCGATGGTCCCGATGCTGAAGACGTTGTGGGCGTGCAAGTTCAGCAGTTTCATTTCCTTAACTCCTCCCCTACCTTGCGACGTTCCAACGTTACTTCCTTCTGCTCTTCGTACTCTCTGATTGCCTCGGGGATGTGGAGCCCGTCGCTACTAAGGGGCTGCAGCCGGTCAACCTCCTTTATCTTCACGACGAACTCCACGGATCTTGCACCTGCCCCCGTAAACTCTTCTCGTAGTTCTTCCTGCTTGAAGTGGTCATGGTTGACCACACGAATAAAGTTGCCTTGTAGTCTATAACCAAGAGAGAACCCACACCCTGGATCATCCATGTCTACTGTCACGAACTTCGGTGCTTTGATGGGATGAAAATCCTGCTCGCCTGTATCTGTGTCGTAAACGATGAAGCCTCGGGTATCCTCCTCATCAGCCCAGTTCAACTGGAGCGGTGAGCCTGGGACTGTGGCCTTGTCCGTCACCATCCTGTAAGGATGATAGTGCCCTGCGAACACATGCTGCACGCCATCAGGTATCATATCCGTGTTGAACGCTGAGCCGGGTACGAACCCCGACTTCATAGGCACGCCATCGATCCCAGCATGCATGAAGCAGACAGGGTTGCCGCCCTTTTTCACTGCGTCCTTGAAGAACTGCTCGATCACCTCCACATTCTCAGTGTATGACAAGAAGCTGAGCTTCCTAGGTAGACCGTTGAACTCATTATGACAAGCCGTGTTGATGACGTTGATACCTAGCGCATCCAGCCAGTGCAAAGCGTGAGTGTTCATGGACTTGTCCGCTGTATCGTGGTTGCCCACAATGGCGTATGCATGGTACTTCTTATTGTGGTACTGCATGATTGTCTCCCACCCCTCGTACGCCACCCTTAACACACCAGCGTCTATCTTCCCGTGTGTATGAAATGTATCTCCGCAGAACACAATCTCATCTACTGGGTTGTCTTTGAGGTAGGCACAGATTTGCTCAAATACCTTGAACCCATCAAGCAGTCTAGAATTTATACCCATGAAATTCCATGAAGGATAATCTACAATGGTAGCCCCGTAGACATGATTGTGGAGGTGTAGGTCTGCAAAGATCAGGATCTTCATGTAGTCTTCTCCATAAAGATAAGAGCTGTTTCACACCCAAAGCTATGAAAACGCCAGAGTGCTTGAAGTCCTTGGGGTGCTGATGTGTTGCACTCCTGGCAATCAATATCGAAGAGAGTACTCTGCTTTTCCTCGCCCAGATAGTTAATCCAATAATGATACCATATGCTCTTCTTATAGTTAGGGCAATCATGGATAAAATAAGACTTCATAAGATTATCCAACCCCCAAGTAGATGGTCTGCCATAGAGACTCCAAGCCCCGTCAACATAAAGCTTTATTTCTTTTATGTTGCCTGTTAGTGACATCGTTTGGAAAATCTCATAGCTAGTACGCCTACTCATTCGAGACCCCTTCCCCACCTAGTCATGCACCCATCCTCGATGCACCAATCGATCCACTCTGTGTATGCTGCATCAATCCCACCACGGCCAAACACAAGTGCGGGCCACGACTTCCGGTCGAACTCCTCATCGTATAGCTTGTAAGCCTGGGAGCCCTTCTTATGTTCCACCCAACCCGCCTTTATACCAGCACGTAGTAGGCTCTCAGTCGTGTCAAAGCCCACTGTGTTGAGCAGCGGGGTGTCCTGCACTTCAGGGTAATCTAATTGAGACCCCTTCAGCTTTTCTATTTTAAGGCTGATCTTCTGGCCGAGCCGCTTGATCTTGTCCGTGTCTGTAATCCACCCTGCATGCTTCATCGAACAACGTACAGTAGCAGCCAGCTTGATAGAGTGCCCCCCAGACGAGTCACTCTGCTTGGCGTACTTGTTGGCTGTGATGTTGGCTGTCGCATGATTGATCATGAACAGGTTGATGTTGAGCCCTGCGATATCAGGCTGAATACGACGGATACCCCCACGGATAGCCTTGGCATCCTGTGCAATCTTCTCAATCTCGCCGATGGTCTTAGCCTTCATACCTTCAGTAGCAGCGCCAGTGACGGAGTCAACTACGATGACCAGCGGTTTGCCGTCGTTGTCTTCTTCTCTTGCCTCAATGATGTACTGGATCTGTCGGAACATAGCGTCCACTGAGTCGGGGTCGCCGATACCTAGATGATAATCAGGGTCTACACCACAGTCCATCGCTCGTAGCTCATCCCACGACTTCTCTGTGTCAAGGAACCACGCGCTACCTCTCATGCGCTGCGCTTCGGCAATGGCATGATACCCTAATGTTGTTTTACCACTGTGTTCAAATCCGTACAGCTCAACACACCGGCCTGCAGGCCAGCCTGGTTTCCCCATGTTGAAGTCTAGCTCAGGTATTCCAGTGCGAATACTCCAGGGGATGTTGCTCTTGATGTTGATGTCGCCTGGTTTGAACACGGCTGTGTTGGGATCTTTCTTTGTCTTCTTGACTACCGCTTTGAACATGTTGTCGAAGCTATTCATTTAATCTCCCGGCGGAAAGGCGGGGTGGCCCTGACCAATGGTCTCGACTCAAAGGCACCACCCCACCAGACCTTATTCTACTACAGCTTCCTGAGTAGCGTTGTCCGACTTCGCGTACACATCCGCCAACTCATCATAAGAAAGCGGAGGGTATACCTCAGTCAGATCAGTGGGCTCACCAAAGTCCACGCCTTTCGCGGTCACCTGGTCCACGATGTTAGACCGTGCAGGCACGCCCATAACCCCGTACTCAGTATCGAACCGACCCTTGCCGGTGCGTGTAACCTTCAGCTCAACACCGCTGGCGATGTTGGAGATATCACCCCAATCGCCTGCCGGATCGTTGTCGTACTCCATGAACTGCTTGAACACCATTGACCCGGACTTAACAGTGAAGATACCATCAGCTAGAGTCTTGCCGTCCGGAGAGCTGTACACGTAGGCGTTGTACAAGTAGGCTTGCTTCGCGTACAGTTTCTTAGCCTTCTTGATGTTCGTGTCTCCCTTCGCCTCGTACAGTTCCTTACCTACCTCACAGATGGGGCACTCGCTGTCGTCAATCGACGTAGGGCAAGTGAACGTCCCGTACTTCCCATCGGTCCTGAGCCCATGCTCTTTGTACGCACGGAACCATGACTTGGCACCCTTGACCGGAGGGAGGATACGTAGGTGGGTCATCCCCGACTTCAGGAAGAGGGTCTTCCCATCACCACTATCTCTGATCTTCTTGGACTCTTCGTATGCCTCGCGCTGAAAGTCCTTGTCCACCTCACCAAAGCCTGCGGGCAGGCCGTTTTCATCTTCCATTATTTGTCTCCCTCGTCCTGTTCAGCTACAGGTATACGACGGAAGTCGTAAGCCCGGTTCATCCACTGTCGCCAGATGGAAAAGTAGCGCCTGCCGCCTTCTTGCTCGTCTCGATAAATAGTGTATAGGGTTCGAGGGAACAACTGCTTCCACCAGACCATACGATTGAACTTTCGTTTCCCTTCCATTAGTTGTCTCCCTTATCCAGGTCCAGGTTGTCTGCATGGCTTTGTAGGCACACGGCACTATTAAAGCAATCATTTGCTGCATCTTTGATAGACCAGCAGTAGCCTGCTCCGGAATTCTTTCTAGTCTGCTCTAGGCTTTCCGCCGCCAAGACGCTTAGGCGAGCGTAATGCTTTTGCAGATCTTCTGCTATCTTCCTTAGTTCTTCAGACATTATTTGCCTCCCTTCTTATCCATATGTGTAGCAAGAATCCTTTCAACATCAGCCTTCGCCTCCCAACGGGATGTGAACCCCACAGAAGGACCGTGTTTGTCTCCGGAGGAGTCAAGAAAAACCCAACGGAATAGCCCTGGTTGTACTCTGTCTTCGTATATCTCTATCGATAATGCAATGCCCATGTTTCTCCTCATTCAGTATCGTCGTCGTTGACGAATTGGTTATGATTCAATTATAGCTTTTCTTTCCAAAGATTGCAACCTATTCCAATGGGCTATTTAGGACCCGAATCTCCTCCTTCTGCTTGTAGCACAGGGCGATAGCCAGGGATGCCATCTCTCGCAGGGCCCTGTAGAAGCCATCAACCATGGTGTATTGAGCCTGTGCCTTGTATGAGGCATGGCGTGCCTCAGTCACCTCAACCTGCTGGACGACATGCTCTCGGATACCAGCCTCCGTGATCTTCAGCTTGTTTTGAGCAGCTTCGATCCTAAGTGCCTGTGCCACCTCAGCTTCTACCACCTCCACCTCGTTCTTCTTACGAGAGGCATAGGCATGACACTCAGCCGCCACCTCAGCGTAGTGTGCAATACGCTTAGGGAGCGCGCACATGTCCTTGTTAAGGGTTTCATCACTGAGAGCTAGGTCACTATCGGTGTCTAGCTCCACTGAGTTGGCGACCCACTGGCCTTCTTCCAAGTATTCCACTGTTACTTCAACCATTTACTTCTCCTTCGTTTGAGCATACGTTCCCCGAAGCTGCTGGGGGTGTCTGCGGGTGGCCACAGTAGATACAGAAGACACCCATTATGGTCTGCGAGTTAGGGCTCCAGATGTGCTCGCACCCTGCCATGTTATCGTTGTATTTGACGGTGAAGTCTGAACCTGAGCCACAATCCTCACACTTAGGAACCCAGGGAGCGTAGCACTTGTCGCACACAGGGCATTGCCACCCCATGTTGATTGATACTGTTGCCATGTAGTGTGTTGCTTTGCTGTCTGTTTCGTTATCCATTATACTTCTCCTAGCTCTTTGACTCTAAACCTTCTAGTATCAAAAGATACACACCCACTACAAGCGCTGCGATCACAAGTCCGCCCATTAACAAAGGTGCGTTTATCCCCAAAGTGACGAGCCCTGCTACACCTGCAACCATACCTGTTGTGATTAGCGATGCCTTCGGTTTATTTTGCATTGAGTTCTGCCTCCGACCAGCTCTGCCCGATGCCCACCTTCATGGTGAAGCGCCAGTTGTCGAGCTGGGGTACGGGACGATTCGAGATCTCACGTAGCTTATCTTCGAACCAACCCAGGTGTTCGTTCTTCACCTCAAACAACCCGGAGTCATGCACCGTGATGATGAGGGCCGCTTCCTCTTCCGTCATGAGACCTACCTTGATCTGCTCCTCAAGGTACGCGTTCATGGCGTTAAGGGTACGGATAGTCACCGATGCAGCCGGTGACTGGATGGTGCCGTTCACTGCCTGTCGCTCAGCGTTCTCCCTCGCCCACTTGTTGCCTGAGTTGAGGGTGCTGCCCATGTGCTTGACCCTACCAAACGGAGTGACGTGGATGCCAGCGTTAGCTGAGATCTCAGCCACCGTGTTGATGAAGTACTCACCCGCAGCAGGAAACCGTTCGTCCAGCGCAGCGTACCCGTCCTGTATCATCTCCTTCGTCACAGGCCACTCGTTTCCTTCCAGGTCCATCCACGTCAGCTTCATCAGCGAGCGCCCTTCCACCGCACCGTACACCCTACTGAAGTTGACGGGCTTGGCGAGGTCACGGTTGTGGGCACAGACCTGATCGTCCTCAAGCCCTACGAACTGAGCAGCCGTGGCCTTGTGGATGTCCTGGCCTGATCGGAAGATCTCCATCATGTTCTCATCGCCTGACTTGATGGCGAGGACAACCAATTCAATTTGAGAAAAGTCCCCATAGACCATGCTGTAGCCCTCTTGAGCTATGAACATGTCCCTCAGGTTGCCCAGGCCTTTCTTGATACGCTCCCAATCAAGGCGAGGAATCTGGTGAAGGAAAGCGCAGGAAGGCCGACCATTAACAGTACCATGCAGCAGCACACTGATCCTAGCCCTACCATCAGCAGACCCACTCATATCCTTGGCGTTGTTCATGTAGGTACTGATCAGCTTGGTGAGCGAGCGGTACCTCATGAACTCCTCCACGATGGGGAGCTTCTTGATGAGGGGCAGCAGCTTAGATTTGTCAGTGCTGTAGCCTTGGGTGGTCTTGGGGGTCTCTATATCCCTCCCGTACCCAGCCTGGATGATGGCCTTAGCCACATCATCTGACTTGTCGCCGTTGAACTCAGGCCACGTCCGTTTCTTGAGGCTGATAGACAGCTCAGCCTGCTCCTTCACGAACTCCTCGGTCAGTGTGTCGATCACGTCTGTAGACAAACGAGTGCCCTTCCACTCAGCCTTCATCATGGTGCGGATGAAGGGATGCACCTCATCCGTGTATAGCTGCCACTGGTCCGGTAGGTTCTGCAGCCTGGAGTAGTACCGGCAGAACAAACGATACGTACTCTCAGCATCCTTGGCCCCGTAGGGATGGAGGATCTCATCAGGTACGTGATCATAGGTGTTCCGTAGCACCCTACCATGACCTGTGATGTCGTGGACTGCTTTACTGTAGTTGCCTGTGTTCAGCTCTAGGTCAGCGAGGTACTCAAGGTCATGCGGCGGGTGCTCCCACAGGACGTGATGGAGAAGCAGGGTGTCGAACAGGAAGCCCTTAGTCTCTATGCCGAGGTGCTTCCGCATCACGCACATGTCGTACTTGATGTTGTGGGCGACCTTCGGGATGTTGGGGTCTTCAAAGATCTCCTTCAGCTTTTCTATGATCCGACCCCGGTACCCAAAAGCAGACCACCGGGCCTTCAACTTCCAATCCGTGCCATCCGGATCGTGGTTGTAGAAGGGCAGCACTGCCACTGTCTGAGTATCCTCATTGTAACCCCAGCAGAACTGCAAGCAGATTAGGGGTTGCTCGCTCCAGGGTAGGCCCCGTGACTCAGAGTCAAAGGCGAACATTCCCTTCCTCCGGATCTGCTTCACCATCCAGTCTAGGTCAGCGAGGTTGTCGATCAGCTTGTAGTCCACGTCCTGCTGGTGTGGGTTGACGAGGTCGCCCTCAACCACAGCCTTGGCGAGGATCAGGTCCTTGACCATTGTGCCCTGGAGGCGCGGGTCAGGGTTCATGTACAGGGCGTTGGGATCGGTTGTAACCATGAGTTTGTACACCTTGTCATTGGTGTCGTCATGAGGAAAAGCTTTCTCAATGATCTTTCCGTGCAGCTTATTAACGCCGCCCTCCCCCATCAGGTTGAAGGCACGGAGGGTAGCTGCCCCCATAAGTACCACCACGTCAGGGTCCACGGCCTTCAGCTCATCGCCCAGATGCCCCATGCAAGCTAGGATCTCCTGTACCGAGGGCGGTCGCTTTGGCGGCGAGCACTTGACCAGCCCCGTGACGTAGACATCGCTCTCATCTAGGGTTGCGAGGGCCAGTAGCTCCTTCAACTTCTCAATGTTTCGGCCCTTGCCCAGGGTCCCAATGTCCTTGTTATCAGGAGATTTCACCACAATCATGACTTTGTGGGGTACTGGGGCCTCTAGATTCGACGTCCTAGGGGTGTAGAGCAGGTTATGGCCCGCGACCTGGACCTGCTTGGTCAGCGACCCTAGCTTACAGGCCGGTTGGCCGTCACAGCTCAATTTACAACTTTCTGTCATCTGCTCTCCTCATGCGATACACACGGGTCTTCCTCTAGCTTGCGGCAATGGTCCGCGATTAGATCCCCAAGCGTGGTCACACTGATCCCCCATTTCTCAGCCAGCCAGATGAAGGTCTTCCCGTTCTCATGGATCTCCCAACACAGCAGCTCTCCGAAGCTCCCACCGCAGCCAGTCGGGTGGTCTTTGTACTGCCGCTCGATTATCTGTTCAAGCCTCTCTAGGTACGGCTGCTCTGTCATTGCCCTCTCCTTCTCAGTCGAATACGAATGTGAAGCCTCAAAATAGGTGTCAATAAAGCTCGAACCAACTTCAATTTAGTTATAATGAAAGCTAATCTTATCTCATTTATTTTCATATTTACCTGTTTATAATCTTTTACTTCCATCGCGTGCCTCTTTTAATAGCACTCACTGCTGTCTGGTTAATTCCATACGCTTTGCCAATTTTAAGTTGAGTTCTACCATCAACACGAATAGCGTGAACTTGATCCCAAGTTAGTTTTGCGTTTCCGTGTTGGGTTCCCCGTGGGCCTCGTTGACGCCCTTTGCTTACCATATCAGCTATATTGTCAGCCTTCGTACCTAAAAATAGATGAGCCGGGTTAGCACAAGGAGGGTTATCACACTTATGCAAGACGCACAGCCTTTCTGGAATAAAACCAAAGACAATTTCCCATATTGCTCTATGTACATAAAGCTTTTTACCATATTTTCCGCCACTACCGGTCTGTCCATACCCTCCCCGGGTACAGTAACCCTGCCATTCCCAGCATCCACTAGGTTGTAGCTTAAGCCCCCTCTGTAGCCTGTCAGTTAACGGTATACTTTTATACGGCATTAGTTCTCCACCTACTCATCCGCTTCTCTCCTTTTACACCTCGGGCACCCTGGCTGACTTCGGAAGTACTGATGTACAAGGTTGCACTTCAAACAACGCCATAGATCCCCGCTAGTAGCATCAACAAAGCTATCTATTTCTTGATGTCTTTTGGGGTCCATAGTCTTTCTCCTTTTCATCTACGTAATGTGTACACTTTTCGCACGGGTCGTGACCACATGATTTGGCTTCCTCGTACTCAAAGGCGTCCCAGCGCTGGGGTCGACCTGGGCACTTCCCTTTCCCAGGCCAGTAGCTTCTGTGGCACTGACAGCAAGTTGTCACATCAAAGGTATCCTATTAGCATACTCTAGATCATCGATCCTAATCTCTAGCATCTGGATCTTCTCAACGAAGAAGAAGCAAACGTCACAGAAGGGGCCTTCGCCCTCGCGATTGTAGTTGAACGACTCAGCTTCGCCGATTGTTATCTTCCTATTACAGACGTCACAGAATAGCATCTTCATGATTCTTTCTCCAGTTCTTCCATGGCGTAGTCGTACCCCTCCCAGTTGTCGACTCCGGCTCCTTCCAATGCTGAAAGCATCAGATCTCTCTGTTTCAATTTCACCAGTTCTTCAGCGATTACCTTTGCTTCCTCAAAGGTGTCATTGATTCCATAGTAGTCGGCGTCGCCGTCATCAATACGATGCTGCATATCTACAATGAACCTGTCCAGTTGTTCGTCTGTCATGTCTAGTGCTTTAGCCATCGATCATCTCCTTCAGTTCATCCTTCGTGTAGTCATCCGGTTGTCCCTTGATGTGGACGGCCCTACTTGGTACACCTAGCTCCTTCAGTTTGCGCTGCGCTTTCTGCGAGGCGTACTCAGTCCCTTCGTCCCACAAGAAGGTGACATGGTTGATGCGGCTGTGTAGTATCTTGTCGATGTGTGTGTTGCTCAGGTGTGACCCAAACGTCGCAGTGGCATGGATATCACGCAACCACATGGATACAAATGAGTTTTCCACCAGCACGATATCATTCCAAAGTCTGCACTCCTCCCAGCCTAAGAAGTAGTGGGTGATGGGGTGCCCGCTAGCGTAACGGTACGGCGTCTCACCCGCCTTGAACCAATCCTCAGGTGGGTTCTCCTTACGCACCCTACGTGAGTTGTACTGCACCAGCTCTCCAGCTTCGTATACTGGCACGTACAATCGTTTCTCATCCTGATGGATCCGGAACTTTTGGATATGATCCCATGTCACACCTCGATAGCTAAGTGCGTCAACCGCCATGTCGAGGTACTCAATGGGCTTTGCTGCTTTGGGCAGAGCTACCGGCTTGGAGAGCACGGCATCAATGGTGTCAAGAGCAGGCAGGTACCCTGCCTGTTTAGGGGTGTGGCCTACTTTGTCGATCAGCTTATCGAGAGGCCATGCCTCCCGGCACGTAGCCCTGTGGCAGTACCCAACCTGCTTCTTCACGTTGAAGTAGCATGAGGGGTGCCCGCACTCAGGGCAGTCGAACTGTAGCTCGGCCCCGTTCTTCTTATTGACGGCGAAAGCGGTCAACATCCAAGCTGTTATATCTGCTGTGGTGTATTCGCTCATCAAAACGGGGTATCCTCGTTCGTCTTGGTCCGTGTCTCTTCTAGCCTGGCGAGCAGTTCATCAGCTCGCTCGACTGCTTCAAAGATAGACAAGGTGGTAAACTCACTTTTACACCATGTTTTACTGGTAGCGAACTTCAGCGCCGCCTCGAAGCGCTGCTGCTGGTGTACCCAGTACTCTTTCTCTTCAAATTCACCCTTCATATCATACCTCCCTTAGGGGTTGGGGCTCCACCTTTGAACGTGAAGCTGGTCTTAGAGATCAGCCTACGACAAGGAGCACCGCACACACGTTGCTTGATAGGTGTGCCGTATCCTTCAAGCCCTTCAAGCTCATTACTATTTATGGTTTCTCTGAAGTAGCACACCTTCAAAGCATCCGCAGTGATACGCTGCTCAATCTCAAACTCATGACCCGCGTCGCATTTGTAATCATAGTGAGGCATCATCAGCCTCCTTCGTCAGCCTACGACAAGGGGAGCAACACTGCACCTCATTGCCATCTTGATCAGTGCCCAGCTTGGGGCACACAGTCAGAGGATCTTCGGTGATCCGTTGCTCCACCTCTGTCTCATGCCCGCTATTGCATATCATCTCGTAGTGCGGCATCGACATCCTCCCATTCTTCTTTCTCCTTAGTTGTCTAGCCTGTAAAAGTGATGCATCATTTCAATCTCACCCGGTATCACTTTCCCACATAGTTCACACGCCCTGTGACGTAGCCCACATTCTACCATCCCGGTCACCCAGCTGTCTTGCTTCACCACCCCGAACTCAGGGTGCTTGTGGGTGATGAAGGCACCGTTGACCAGCCAAGCATCTACGTAGATATCCATCTCATCGGTCTCAGCTACGAACAGCTTACTACAACCGAGGTACGTCAGTGCATTGAGGTGTGTCATGGCTCCTAGGAGGGCGTCACCGTCCTGAGGCATGCTCAAAACCACGCGCTTGTAGTAAGTCTCTATGTCTATGTACTGAGTGCCGTCCCATTCTACCATTCTGGTTTTGGCTCCTTCGCCTGGATTATAGGTGTGAGACTTAGAAGGCCCCCTCATGCTGGCATCACACCAAGACATGAGGGGGTGTGCTGTTGTCCCCTGAAGTTGAATGGCTGGTTTCGTTGCCCAAAATACATCAACCCCTCAGAGGGGAGAAAGCTGGAGTCATGTACCACAGTACAATTATTACTATTCCCATCTCTCTCAATATAGAACCACTGTTCTTGTTGTAGTCCTTTACGTTTATCTTCTTCTTGTCTTTGTTGTTTACCTTTTATGGTGCCACTCTGGGCGTGTTGGTCGGGTATTACTCTTTTCGAGCAGGATAGATGAATATCCCAATCTCTAGGCGAGAGTGCCCACCGGGGCGAGAACCTAAGTCCGCTCATATAGTACCTCCCTTTGTCTGGGTGCCTCCCTTCATCGAGACGCTCCCTTATCTCTCTACTACATTATAGCTTTTCTTTCAAACTTTTGCAACCTACTCCTTGGCAGCCCGCCTCGCTGCCTTTTCTTTCTTCTGCGCCTGCTGCTCAGCAGGGGTGTAAGCCCGCTTACGAGGACCTTCATCAACCTCGCAAGTGTCTGCTTCTACTTCGTTATTCGTGATACTCATCCTGCTGAGGTCCACCTCAAGGAACACGCTCCGCTTGGACCGCTTGGCGAACCTTTGCTTGAGGTCAACCAGCTCCATCACGATCTGTTCATCGGATAGTTCTTGTTGCCGCATCCCAATGATGCAGGCTGCCTCTTGCAGATGTTTGACCGAGCCTTGCGCCATCTCCAGGCTGAGAGGATCCCTCTTCTTCGGGTCCCTCCCGAACCCTGAGCGGTTAGTCTGCGCTGCTGTCCATACCAGTATGTTGTGGCGCTTCGCATAGCGGGAGAGATCACGGCTGATCGCACCCAGCCAATCCCATACTCTATCCCTACTGTACCCGGTATCGCAGGGCCGCATCCTCTCGATGAAGTCCAGCACCAGCACGTCAGGCTTCCACCCAAGCAGGTTGACCCACTTCATCATCTCGGATTCGAGATCATCCACGCTAACCTCTCGGTTCACCTCAGTAATCCGGAGCTTCTCAGCTAGACCTTCTCGCCACTTCCGGGCTAGCTCCGAGGTGTACGCCACGCCCGGGTCGTCAATGATGTCCTGCACTTTGACACCTGTGATCTTAGACAGCACACGTTCTGTCTGCTCTTCAAGAGACAGCTCATTGGTTACCAGCCACACCCTGCGTTCCTCTACCGCAGACATCTTGTGCGCCATGTTCACCAGCATGCTGGACTTACCATCCCCCGTGGGGGCCATTATGATACCGAGCTGTTTCGTTCGCAGCCCTCCTCCTGTCCACTTGTCAATGGTGTGGATCCCACAAGGGATACGTACCAGATCTGGTGTGAACCCATGACTGTCGATGAGGTGATCAATGGCCTCACGTACGTCCATCGTCCTGTCCTCACTCAAGTCGCCATGCTTCATGAAGAATTGGTGTAAAGCTTTAAGCATATCACCGCCTTCAAGCTCAGCCTGCTTCTTCAAGAAGTTCTGGTCGGCACTCAGTTCTTGGAAGTCACGCACCACACCCGTATCCCTCGCCTTACCCAGCGTGTAGAGCTGGGTGGATCGGTCGGGTATGACATCCGTGATGCTATCGAGCGCGGCTTTGTATCTTAGGTCGTACGCTTCTTCGTCCTTGTCCTTGAACACCTTGTGCAGCGTGTCGATAGACGGCTGCTCTCCATGTTCTCGGGTGAAAGCGAACAGCTCAGCCAGGATAGGTACATACTCTGCGGTGTTGAGCCACGTTGGTTTGAATGTCGTCGCAAACTTTCTTGCATCCTCTGGACGTGAACTCAGAGCGTATATGAAGGCGCTTTCATCGAAGTTCATGAGTAACCTCCTTGATCATCCTGGGTGACATCGGCGATGGTAACTCCCTTGTAGAAGCCATTACTACAAGCTAAGTCCGCTGCGAGGAGTAACCAAAGTGTTACTATATCCTTAGGCATAGCTTCATGGCATGAGCGGCAGTACAAAGCGTTTTCCCGCATCCCAAACCTTATCCAACCGTCGCAGGGTCTATGTACGACCCCTGGCCCCTCTACACCCCGTGAACTAGCCTCCAACATATTGAGGATGCTCCACTCCCCCATACGTATCACTTCTATTATATCTTTACCATTAGCTTGCATGCTTCCTCCTTGTGCCGAGGTATAATATTTCCTCATTTTGGCACGGTTTTCATGCTCGTCAATTCGAGCGAATACTATATTTAGGTGTAGGCTACCCCTTGACACACACCAAAGCTTTCAGTATGTGCTTGATCTTCACTAGATCCTTCTGCGCTGCCATGACAGCATCGATGTCCTTGTAACAGCCGGGTGTCTCATCTATCACACCCTTGTCCTTCCGGCACTCGACACCCTTGGTGGCTGCGATGTGATCCTTCACCGTGAAGGTTCGCTTGGCTTCCGCCCTCGACATAACCCGACCAGCTCCATGAGAACAGGAATTGAAAGACATAGGATTGCCAAGACCTTCCACAATGTAAGACCGGGCTCCCATAGACCCAGGGATAATACCAAGATCACCAACCCTAGCCCGTACAGCGCCTTTGCGCGTAACAAATACGTTCTTCCCATAGTGGTTCTCCTTCTGCACGTAGTTGTGATGACAATTCACCACAAGATCGTCGGGCCGGATATCATACCCAAGCACACCACCCATCGCTTCCAGCGTTAGCTCCAGCATGATATCTCTGTTAATCTTGGCGTAACTCTGTGCCCAGTGTACCGCCTCAACGTAATCGTCATGGTATTCTGTACCTTCAGGCAAGTACGCCAGGTCCGAGTTGGGTAGATCAATGTTCCACTTCTCACACTCCCTTTGAGCAAGCTTGATGAAGTACCTACCGATCTTGTTGCCGATACCCCGTGACCCTGAGTGCAGCATGACCCACACCTCATTCTCTTCGTCCTTGCACACCTCAATGAAGTGGTTGCCTCCACCCAGCGTACCGAGCTGGTACATAGGAGAGCCCCACTTATAGATCTCCGGGTGCTTGTCACCTATGTCCCAGAAAGCCTGCTGCATATTACTCCACTCGACACCTGTGCTACGAGGGATACTGTCTTGCCACCGCCCCTCGTCTTTCGGCCCACCGTTGTCGGTGCGCCCGTGAGGTACCGCTGCTTCGATGGCTGCGCGGATCTCCTTACAGAACTCGACCACACCACAAGATATTCCCGCACCAGGCAGGCGTGCAGCAATCATACCACACCCAATGTCCACACCCACCGCAGCAGGTATGATTGCCTTCTTCGTAGCTATGACACTCCCTACAGTGGAGCCCATGCCCCAGTGTGCATCTGGCATGACAGCTAGATGCTTGTGAATGAAGGGGAGCTGCGCTGTCTGGCGTAGCTGTATCTCGGCCTTGATATCTAGCTCCACGCCATCCACCCATGCCTTCACCGGAACCTTCTGCTTGTTACCTGTTAGTACACGCATTGCATCTCCTCATATTCCATACGGGTAGCACATCCGTCGCTGCCATAGACCACAACGATCACAAGTTCTTACTTGCATTTTGTTTATGTTGCCTTCGTCGTCTGGGTTAGTTGTGACGGGGGCTTCCCACTTCCCCCATTTGTGCTTAAAGAAACACATTGCATCTCCTCATACTCTATACTCAGTATTGTTCCACATTATTAAGTCGTGGAAGCCTATCATCTTGTCAGGTTCAGGCGTTTTACAGCAGTAGCATCGCCTATCACTATGATAACAAAGTGACCACCCGTTATCACTAAATAGCCTATCGACGTATACATCTGGGTCGCAACGATGTTGAACAACGATCCATCTCTGATGTTGGGCATCCCCTTTAACACGGGCTATCCGAAAGTCACCTTCCTCAACCAGTACTTCAAACTTATAAGCCATTACATGTCATCCTTTGAACGCCACCCCAACCAAACCGGGAAACGAGGCTTCGCTGTCTCTCCGCTTGGCTGATGTTTGTACTTACAGATGTACCCAATGTAGATTTGCCTGTTACTCCACCACTCCTTGCGTTGCTTCTTCGTCACACCCTTCATGGTACCGCAGGAGAACTCGATGCCTGTCTTGAGGTCTCGGCATAACCACTTACCAAGGTGGCCGTTGGGTACCTTGCCTGCCTTAGCACTCGACCTCTCCGACCTACCATGAGCATTGGTTTTCTTGGGATTCGTATTAGTACACATCTCTTCAAACCCAATGATCTCTGCCTCATCATCTTGGAAATGCTTGTACTTACCCATACCACCGTGTGTCATGGTGCTACGACCGTGGAGGTACACATGCCCTTGCCTTGCGATGACTCCCTCGTACCCCTCGTCTACACACTTGTTCCAATACTTCATGAACCCATCGGCATCAAAGACAAGGGTTGGTTTTACCAACTCGATGCACGCTGGCCTCGGCTTAGGCAGCTTGTCCAACTGCTTCACTCTCTGGTTGTAAAAGTCAAGGCTGTTATAGATATCGAACACGTAGTAAATGAAGTCAGGTTCACCATCTACCTTCATGATGGGACCGGAGGACTCACCGAATGTCTTGGCACCTCTGATGAACAGCTCACCGTCCATACCCTCTACCCCGTACTCTTCCAACACCTTGCGGATGTGGAGGTTGGGGATGGGCTTGAGTTGGTAGCTCATAGGTGTCCCGTTTGGATACGTGACACACCGGATCCCGTCAATCTTGGGGGTGCATAGAGATGGGTACTGTACGTGTACCTTAGGGTCGTGAATAGTAAACGGTTTCATAGGCTTGAAGGGGCCTCTCAGTTCTTCGTCTGTCTTGTGCACCGGCTTCCTGTACTTGGGCTTGTACTTCTTGAATGTTTTAAGGTTTGCCACGTTGTATCTTCTCCCAATTCATCATCGCTACTAGCGCTACGATCTCTTCTGGCACAGGTTCTTTACACACCCAACAGCGGTCCGTATTCTCTACACCAGCATCGCTCCACTCCCAGCACCAACGAGCTATCAGTCTATCGAAGGCATGTTTGCATCCTATTAAATGTTCACCATGGATGGAAGTACCCGTCACGCTGAACTGGTGTTTAACTATTGCCCACCCTTGTATGTCAGGTACTAGGATCTTTAGTGTACCTACGTTGCTCGTACTCATCAATCCACCACAAACCCTGTGCTGTCTTGCTTGGCACGGCCCCTTGCGAGTAGCCCTATGATGCAGCCTGTCTTGTCACGGAATCTAAAATCGTGTGTCATACCTGAAATTACAGGGTACATCTGCCAGCAGTCGGGGATCTTATCCCTGAATACCATGGCCACGGTGCCTCCCTTCGCCAGGATGAAGTGCCGCTCTGCAAGCGTCGTGTGTTCATCATTGCTGAATGTCAGATGATAGTTGAAAGGTAGCACCCCACGCAGCCAGCTCTGCATCCTCATATAACCCTTGGTGTAGTCATAGAATCGGACGTTGGGGAGGGCTTCCATGTCGATGTAGTTCTCCCATGGGATGTCTGACGTACCATTCAGCCGAGCTACTGGCGTGTAACCCTTCTTCAAGGCACGGGTCTCAAGGTTGGCCAGTTCTTTGACCAACTTGTCTGCGTACCCTTGCTTGTCCTTGAGGAACTCCAGTGTCTTACGGATGCGTGCATCTTGCACATTTCTCATAGCTCCTCGACCAGCAGTATATAGACAAGACTCACGGCAACCTATCGTGCTATGAGGGCATACTGTGTGTTTTCCGTCAGCCACCACGTCAGGCGCCATGTAGTGAATGACCCCTTCGTATCCGAACTCATCCAACATCTTCTTTGTCTTAGCGTTTGTCTTTGCGTTACTCAGCAAATTGGTCACGGCTGTCTCCTTCATCTTTCCAATCTAGTAGAGCTACGATTCCTGTCATTTTCTCATCGTATTGTATCTTCTTACCGTAGAGGTCGTAGCAGCGTCGGCACCAATCATGTTTCCCTGGGGTCCTGTCTCTCATTACAGAATAAACACCAGTACCACAAACGTCATGTACTATGAAATAACTAAATATTCCTGCCTTGATGGAGAACTCACCTTCTGTGAGCATGACTTGGCCATACTTTATAGCATCCATTGGTGGGTTCCTATGCGACGTGCTTCCAGGTTTTGCGTTGCCTAATATAAGTTATTGTAGAACGACTCACCTTGTAATCTTTAGCTATTATACACTGTAGCCTAGGGTCGCAGCGGATAGCTTTCACCTGTGCTTCTGTGAGCTTTGCGTTCCCGTGTTGGACACCACAAGCGCCGGTATTATATGATTGCCTTCTTTTGATTACCATGTCAGCTACGTTATCGGCCTGTGTCCCTAGGAACAAGTGAGAGGGTCGGACACATGGTGGGTTATCGCAGGTATGTAAGACACACAGCTTTTCTGGTATACCCTGGCTTGTTGCATACGACACACGATGAGCCAGACTATTTCGACCTTCAAACCAAAACTTACCGTAACCATCAGAGCAGCAACCTGCTTGCCATTCCCAACAGTTCGGGCCTCTCTTTACCTTGCTCCAGAATCTCTTCCAGTCTTTAGTCTTCCTCTGTAACATTGAAGTTTTCTTCCTCCCATATCTTTTTCCTCGCAGCCGAGTGTCGTTTTAGTATTGCTCCCGTCTGATCACAGAAATCAATGATCAGCACCTCATGTTTCCCTGCTGCTTTCCTCAAGCCTCGGCCAATCTTCTGAAGTGCTGCCACTTTACTCTTACCCCCTCCGGCCAAGATGAGGGTACGTAGCTCGGGGATATCCAAACCCTCGTCATAGATTGTTGTAGCAATTATAGCATTTATTTTCCCAGATTGCAAGTCAGTTATCCCTTTGGTTCTATCCTTGTTTTTCGTAGCCCCGCAATGAACGGACGGAACCGAAATCCCTTTATTTATCGCCATTCTTCGGAGGATACTTGCATGTGATAATCGTGATGACATCACCAGCGCAGGCTTTGGGCATTTGTCCAACTCCTCTATGATTCTTTTGTTCCGATTCAGATTTAGAACGATGGCGTGATCAAATACTTCAGGCCAACTCTTTGGCCTGCCGATATCAGGCATATTTATCATCACTACCCGAGGTGGCGTGAGATAGCCCGCTTTGATGAGCTGGTCGCTGGTGATATGAGCAAGCCTATCGCCAGTACACCCCATAAGGAGTTGGTTACTGTATTTGTCCTTCATAAAGGCGGTTCCGGTTAGGCCCCACCTGTAGTACGCCCTGCGGAACTGACGAGACACCGAAACAAGTTGGTTCCCCACTGCTATCTTGCTGGCGGCAAGGTGGGCCTCATCGAAGAAGATCTGCTCTGCTCCTAAGAATTGCTTGATCTTCTCGTTGTCGCCCTCTTTGAACAACCGGTCTAGTGTTTGTGTTGTGGCTATAGTCACGCCGGAGGTGTTGGGGTCAAACACCCCATCACCTATCTGCCCCGCTGTGATACCATACTTAGCGAACCTAGCTTTAGCTTGGGTAACTAGGTGCTTACGATGGACGATGAACATGGTGGGTACAGGTATCGCTTGGCACATAGCTACAGCTAGCTCTGTCTTGCCCCCTCCAGTTGCTATCTGAAGTACACCTTGAGGCCAGTGATAGCCTGCTGTGGTTCCCATGAATACTCTGTTGTCTACTGCATCAAGGAAGACTATGGCTTGGAAGTCAAATAGTGGTACAGTGTAGTTGTAGCTGGGTACTGGTGGCGTATGCCTCAGGTCATTGAAGGTGAAGGGCAACACAACCAGCTCCGCTAGCTTTGTGTGGATGTAGGGCAGCAGCCCCGTAGGGAAGAAGGCACTGCCGTTGCTGGGGTGTGCCTTACTGAGGATGCTGGTGCGCCCATCCCACCCTCTTGCCCCTTTCGTTTGGAGCCAGAGCTTATGCTGCCTCATGTACCGGGCACCGGGGGCCATAGTCTTGACCCCATCTCGTACCTGAGCGTACATCTTTAGCTCATCATCATCCTCTGGTTTGATTAGAGCTACGGTGTTGTCGAACTCAATTAGCATACTTACCGTCCTTTGTTCCCCACTGTTGCAGCTCAAGCAACCCCAGTATCCCTTCAGGTGCTGCCTCTTCACATTCAGGGCACCTGACCGGAAGTGTTTTTAGGGTTGCGGACCATACGTATATACTACATCTATGGATGAGACTGTGTGTGCTGTTAATGTCGGCTGGTGTTCTTTTGTAGATACACCATAGCCCATCTTCAAACAGGATTTCCCTTTTAATAATGTTGGTTCTGATCTGTTTCTCAAAGATCTTTTCAAGCGTCAGCATCTGTTGCCCACCTTGCGAGGTTGATGGCAAACTTACTCATCGGTTGGCTCCCTCATGATCCTGTACTGTTTAGTTGTCACTGCCTGCTTCACGTTGTTCGTGATAGCCTCCTTCGTATCCTCTCCCTTACCCATACTTTCCAGTGCCTCAGCCATTGTGTTTTTCCCATCAACCAGCTTCTCCATCTTGACTGGCCTCCAGTCGGGGGTGGTGACGTACCTCATACACGTAGCCACATCGGTCAGCCGTGTGTTGATTCGTGCCTTAAGCATGTTGATCTTAGCTTGGGGGTGCCCTTCCTTGATGGCTATGAACAACTCTTCGCAGCAGTCAGCAAAGCTATCCAGCCCTACTATGTCCTGCCTCAGCTTGCGTGTGTCTCGGTACTCATGCTTGCAGTGAGCGCATACTACGATGAGGTTGTCGGGCCGTGCTTCACCACCTACCTTGAGTGGTACGTAGAACATTAGCCGTGCTGCGGGCATCGTTACCCTGCCTAGGTAGCTGAGGCGTGTGTCACAGAACACACACTTGCCACGGTACTGGCGGAAGCACGCCTCTGCATCTGATACCTGGATCTTGTCATACGTCTGCCATAGCTTGTCCTTTCCTGTCACCTTGGAGTACGCCTTCTCGATCTCGTTGTTGATCTCCGTTATGCCATGCTTCAGGAAGGGTGTGTTCAACCGCTTGGGTACCCGCCTTGTTCGTTTCTTAGCCTCCATACTTTAGTTGCTCCCAATTCTGAAACTTCCACACCGCTACCATGCCTTCGGGTATCTTTGCCGCGCAACGCCAGCAATCTGATCTGACGTCGGGGTACACCACCACTTGATACACGCAGTTGCTCCCGTTTTCTGGGTAAGGAACCTTACCGTCGTACCCCTTGGGATAACACACATGCTTGAGCAATGAGAAGTAATCACTCCGATGTGACCTGAAGCCCTGTGCTTCTTCTAGTTCACTTAGCTTCTCGATAGTCCAGTTACCATCGTGAAGGAGTGCTTTGCTGTCAGCCTGGTATGCTGCCATATAGTTTTGAAAAGGTTTAATCATGTCTACATCTTTGCGTCGTGCAACACATCTGTACCAGCGTGGATAACCAGCTCAAGCTGTGTTGCATTGAGGAACACACCAGTCTCATCTATGTCCTCGTTCAACTTGGAGTGGAGTACTACTAGGTAGTTATCCTCCTTGCTTGAATAATAAATCACTGCCTTCTCTGCTCCGCCAAAGTTCTCTGACGTGGCCTTGTGGTTGTACCCAGGGGGTACTTCGTACTCGTTAGTATCACCCATCATGCACCTCCTCTTGTGTCTATGTCGTCTACTTCAGGTTCTCCCTCTAGTTGAGACAACTCCCAAGCGATGTCACCGTTCTCCTTGATCTTCTTGTCCTCATAAGGGAAGGCGAACTTCCTGTCGAACTCAGACAGCACACCCACCAACGCCCCACGCACCTCATCTATCGACTGATAGCTGGGCTTGTGTAGGAACCAGTGGCCCACGATCCTGTACATCAGGTAGGTCACATCCCCAGGGGGAAAGTCAACCTCTGTCAGATCCTCTATCAGTGCGGCGAGCCACGCTTCGTATGTGTCACGATCTTCTTGTTTTATGTACGGCATTAGAGATAGTTACCTCCTCCATCTGTTTGCTTGGTTTCTGTTGCTGGTGCTGGTGCTGGTGCTGGTGCTGCTCTCGATGCCATAGCCTGAAGGTCTGCCATGCTGATTGGTCTCCCTCCTCCACCGCCCAGCAAAGCGGACAAGGGTATTCCTCCATAGACATTTTCTTCGCTGTCATCTTCACTTACTTTTTCTGTCACTACCTTGATGTTGTTGTAGATCACCACCAGCATCACTACGATACCAGTAACAATCACACCAACACCGAAGCCCAGCAGGCCTGCCATGATCCAAGTGTTTAGTTCTACCACAATCGTTTGACCTCCCATAGAGCCTTGATTTTAGCCAAGGCTGTTTTCTCAATCTTTCGTATGCTTTCTCTGCTGTAGTTCTTACCACCGTATACTGACACAAGCAGCGGGCCTATCTCTTTCAGTGCCTTAGGTACCTTGTCCGCTGAGTCATGGAAGTATCGAAGTGATATGATCTGGTACTCTATCTTATTTAGATTGTCTTGAAGTAGCTCAAGCAGTTGCTCCTTCTTATCTTGTGCTTGTATTAATTCTGTGACACAAGGTTCATCGTTGCTAAGCATCTCACCTATGGTGGTGGGGTTGTTTTTATTACGGTTAAAGGGTTGATCCAAGTGGATGTAGTTGCTCATGAGTATCTTAATGAGTTCGTCTACCTCTTTAACTGTGAAGACATTGCTGTTTGTCAAGGCCCCTTTCTCTTTTTGAATCTTGTTCGTTTCGTTGGTCAATGCATACAGGTTGAGATTGTCATTTTCCAGTAGCTCATACGCTTTAATCACGGTGAGTATTCTGCCCATTTTGTTCCGAGGTACACGCACCAGCCTGCTGTTGTTCAGTATCCATTCCTGTACCAGTCGTTCACCTCTGCTGTAGGCGTAGGTACACAGCTTCACTCGGTTCCCTTCAGGTGTCTGGAAGTTAGGATCATACTTGCGTATGGATTCGAGGAAGTACATCTGGACTTCTTGCACCGCATCATTCTCATCAACACTCAAGATGTTAGATGAACTGCTGTTTGCTATCTCATGTGCTGCCATGAGCATGGAGCGGAGCAGCGTGTCCTCTATCTTCGCTACCTTAGCCTGCATACGGGCTAGGATTTTGGTGCGAGGCACTAGCTTCACCATCTCAGAGTAGCAGTACTCGGAGGGTAGCATATCAAAGATGACCCAGTTCGCACACTCGTGCCCCGCAGGGTTGTGTGTCCCTAAGCGCTGAAGGATACGTTCCATCTCTGTTTCTAGTTGGGTACTCAACCCCTTCACCCTGGTATTGAAGCGAGCACATAGCTTGGCTACTGATCGGCCTTCTGCCTTTGTCTGTCGGTATAGATTTAAGTACCACTGTCTGCACTTTCTCTTGGAGAGAATGTATCTACGCAGTGTTTGTCGTGCTACCGTGTACTCATTGACCAGTTTAATTTCTTCTTCTTCAGTGAGATATATTTGGTTACGGCCTACCTCCTGATACTGTTGAGACTTGTGGTTTTTGTGATTGTTATAGTGCTGTCTTGTGTAAGAGTCCGTGCTCATGTTAGATCAATCCTATTGATTTTGGAGTCAAGTTTGTACCAGTGGTCCAGCTTAGACTGTAGGCCCCAGTCTTTGTTGTTTTTGATCAAGCCTTGTATGAACACACCGCTTGATGTCCTGATGATGCAGCCGGTTTTTTCATCCGGGGTAGAAGAGGTTGCGTACTTGTCTTTCTTGATCGTCAACCCTTCGTACTCCATAGGTAGCCTCTTTTTGACTACTTTACATGTATCATTCCAAAGGCAGCGAGCAGTTAGGTAACTTCTGGATCGGCTATCGAGAGGTTCTTGCAGCAGTGCTGTATCAGGAATCAAGGTTTGAGTGGCATCTGAGTAAACGCCCTCGCTTTTAATAAAACAATCACTAATTAGGTACCCATGATTAAGTGGATTAACAGGATTACTAAGTATCTTGAGGACAGAATCATCCAACTTAGGTGGTTGGAACCCACTTGGCTGCTTATGCGCCCACCAAAGACCACATAGTTGTTCTGCTCCCGGTGGATCGGCTAGCAGTTCTTTGGCTTCGTTGATGGTGGCTACCCTTATTGAGACTGGGTCTGCGCTGTTGAATGTGCAGACACCATCGAACCATGTTACTACAGGGCCATCGTCCTTTTTCCTTTTGTATAGGAGGTAAGGTTTGTCTCCTATCTCAATGAGTATCTCATTATCATTGGTGTCAATGATACCTGAGGCTAGGAGGTTAGAGTGACCATCGTTTAGCATACTAGAAGGCAGCTTGGGTGCGTGGTAAGTGTCTAGGGTGTTGTTCATATGGTATGTGAAGCACCTTGTGTTAAACGAATGCAAGAAAGCCACACGCTCTGTCTCAGAGTCTAGATTGATGGCGATGACTTCATTGCCACTTGGCCTACCATAAGAAGTTGTTGCTCGCACCAGTACTTTACAATGAGCACCGTCAAGCACTCGGTAGGAACCATGTATCCTTTTCCTTCCAAGTTTATTGCGTAGGAAGGCTTGAACAAAAGTAACTGTCGTCCATCTAGCCATTTTATCCTCCAACTTCAACGGTGGGTTCATCCGGTTGATGCTCAGCACCACACGCTAGGCATACTAGCACCTCGGAATCTTCCTTAGTTTTCGTGGGGTTGAACCATTTAGTTAGCTCTACCTGTGTCTCTTTCGGCTTGTTGTTTTTCTTCTCGTCCGTTGTACCTCCGCAGAAGTGGGTTACTTTCTCATCCATTGAGAACCAATCACTAAGCACGGCTTCACTCATGTCAACTCCTGTTCAGTTTTCCATTCGGCTATGGCTGCTAGTACCTGCTCTTTGTCAATTTCCTCGACTACGATCACTTTGTCCCATCTTTCTCGGAGGTGCCCGTTGTAGACAAAGTCTAGGACTTCATACTTAGGATCCACGAAGTACTCATCGTTTGTGGACTCGTTGTAGTTGAGTAAGCTAAACCCCGAGATCATACTGTTCGGTATGTCAGCACCACAATGGCGGCACATCGGGAATTCACGGTTCAAGTCTATAATGTAGGTATTGCCGTTGTTTTCGTCGTCGCAGTTGTGTCTGATGACGGGTCCCTTGTCGTGGTTGTGATTTTCAAGTTGCCACTCTCCATCGACCTGAAGGACATTGCCCGGCGCGGGTATCTCCCTGTCTTGGCTCACAGCGTCAGGTCCACCTTCACCTTGATCCCGAAGGGCACTGCATGCTGCTCGTATCCAGGCGGGTGAGCCCAGAGTACCGGGAACTCAGGCGGTATTGGAGGGAACGCTGTCTCTAAATCAGTGAAGGCGATCACCATACCTACCTTGTCACGGCTTTCTTCCACCTTCTCAAAGACATCAATGTGTGAGGTGCCACCCCGTGTGGCCTTGATCTTCTTGATGGTGTTGAGGTCGTACTCCTCTATGTGGTAGCACTCAACATCATGGAAGTAGATCTTGAGGAACTGACACCCTGTTTCTCTCAGGATACCGGAGCATTCCGATACAAACTGAGACAGGTTGTCGTCACTGATAGACCCAGAGGTGTCGATCATTATGATGGCACCATTGGGGCTACGTGTCCTTGATGGGAGCTTCATCCCGAAGGCACGGGACCGCCTGTTGTCACGATGGTAGCCGTATCTACCACGGAACATCGAGGTAGCTTGCCTTCGGAGGAGATCCTTCCATGTCACGCTGGGTCTGCGGATATCAACCAAGAAATCATCAGCAAATCCAGGGCACTTACCCCTGTTCTTTGCATTGATAGCAGCGGCGATAACGTGTTGCTTCCACTTCTCTATCGTCTCGGTGTCTATCTTCTCACCATGCAAAGCACCTGAGGTACAGCCACGATCACCAACTTGGCTACCCGGCTTAGTATTAGGGCCTTCACCCCCTTCCCCATCGGGGTGGGGGCAACCACCAAAGTCTTTCTGATCCTCTGGGTTCTGGATCAGATGGTAATAGATCTGCTCCGTGGTCTTGCCTTTGTACTTCTCCATGATCTCGTCGGTGATGTTCTTCTTACTCACCCTGGATTGGGCCATCCCTGCATCAACGAGGATGCTATCTACCTTGATGTCAGCCGCAATATTCCACACCTGATGGTTGCCCCCGTTGGGGAACCGGACGGTGCATCGCTGTACCAAGTGCATGACTTCGTGACTCAACTCAAACATAGTTTCTTGAGTAGAGGTGAACCCACGTACCCAATCAGGGTGATACCAAAGATTACCCTTATGATCTATACAGGTAGTACCTACCCCGGCTGTTTTAGACTCGTGAAAAACTATCCGCATTACAAGTTCACCGAAGAAAGGAAAGGCCATTAGAAGCTGCATCCGAGCTTTTGTTAGCTTCTCTCTCGGATTGTCAGTGTCGATTTTCTTCATTGTTTACTCCTTTACGTGCTTCCATATGTTCTTTGATTTTATTTTAGATATTATTGATTTATCTATACCATAATCTTTTGCTATCTCTCTATGAAGTCTTGTGTCTGTTAGGATATCTTTGACTTGTTCCTCCGTCAGCTTGGCCCGTGGGTGTAATGAGCCCACGTTGCAGCTTCCTATCTTTTTTCCTTTGTTGTTTCTCCCTTTGTTCATACAATCTATGACATTATCTTTTTGTGTGCCTACAAACAAATGATCTGGATTTACACAGGCCGGGGTATCACAATGGTGGCATACATACATGCCATTAAGTATAGACCCGTGTTTCATTTCATAAGATAGTCGATGAGATTTACAACACTTTCCTCCTACCCAAAAGTTACCATAACCCTTATTGTTTTTACCAGCCTTCCACAGCCAACATCTCGGTCCCTTCTGTACCTTAGCCCAGAATCTCTCTTTAGTTTTCTTAGTCATTCACCCTCCACGTTACTTCTCCCAGTCACTCAGTCCTCGTTGTTATCCCAATCTTCTTGGGTCCAATCTCCCTCTCCGTAGGTATCGTCCATGTATTCTTTCTTGGTAACCACAGAAATCTTGACCGGAAAGAAACAATCATTGAGGTTATCAATAGCCTCGTGTATTTCATCTTCACGGAAGAAGTGGGCGTCACCGTCGTCGGGTATTGTTTCTCGTTTATGATATCTCATGTTACTTCTCCTCTATCCCATGACATCAGGTTGATGAAGCCTTGCATTTCCTTGGGTGGTGTCTCACCGCACTTGTTACACGCAGCAGGGTCCCAAGTGTCTCCGTTGTAGGTGCCACATCGAGACCAATCCCCTCTATGACCCCCAACTTTGCTATGCCAGTGCGTAACATAGAGGCGACCTGACCCTGATGTAGCTGTGTGTAACCTCCAGTCACCCTGTCGTACCAAGGCAGGCATCCTTACGCTCCCGAGTTGGCGAGGTACGAACCGTACTCTGCGTACATCAGCTTGAAGTACTTGTTCTGTGCTGCCTTCACCCGGTCTGCCTCACTCAGTTTACTGAGTGCGATGATGGTTGCCATTTTAGCAATGAGCAAACCGAACTCAGGCTCCAGCTCGGGGCGCAGCACATACTGGAGTGCCTTGGCCCACTTGCCCCAGTTCTCTTCGATGTTGATGTGATGCTCAAGTGCAGAGATCGTAGCGTACAGCACATCGACTTCTGTCTTGGGCGGGATCGGAGCCTTGGCCGGATCCTTGATGATAACCTCGGGGGCAATCAGCTTGGTTGTGTTGTTGGCGAAGGCAGAGAATGTAATCCCAATTCCCGAGCCGATACAACCAACGGCTGTCTTGTAGAGCCACTCACCTTTGACACCACCCTTGGGATCCATCTTGTACATGGCCTTGCTCATCATCTCCCAAGTCCTCGGAGTAGCAAAGGCTTTCTCTGCTGCTGCGAGCTTGACCACCTCGGCAAAGGTGTTCAGACATTGAGGCTGCGTCCGAATGAAGGCAGTAATCAGGGGGTTGATATGGTTATCAATCGCCCACTCCAACCACGAATCTACGTCTGTCTTGGCGTAGTAATGCTTCATCCGGTTAGCCAGAGCCATCGGCATCTCAAACGCCGCTGACTTATCCTCTACCCTGTTCCCCGCAGCTATGATATAGACGTTATCACGGAGCTGAAGGTTCCCTACTTTCTTCTCACCGAACACCTTGAAGCAAGCAGCCTGTGTCTGCTCATGCCCTGTCACGATGTCATCAAAGAAGATAACCATCTTCTTCTTCTGCCATTCGGGGGGTGCCTCGGTGCTGGCATGGTACGCCCAGATGGGAGCGAGGATCCGAGTAGCCACAGCCTCACCCTTGTACTTGTACTCAAACGGCACACCACTGATATCGGTGGGCTCCGAGCATCCAGCGAGAACCAGCACGATCTCATGCGGATCCTCTTTCCTTGAGAACACCGCCTTGGTTGCCTCAGTCTTGCCGATACCGGGAGGACCCCAGATCATAGTGGCAAACTCAGGCCCTAGCCTGTACACGATGTCAAGGATCTCACTCACATTCTGTTGGCAGATTTCCTGTCCTGCTGTACCCATTTTACTTCTCCTCTTCGAAAAATGGTTGCCGCGCTGCTGCCTTTGCGACAGCATTGATGTACTCCAACCGCGCTTTCATGTACCTAGCGTTGTCCTCGTAGAGACACAACGCTCCTGGCTGCGTAACACAGTCATGCAAGACACGACGTAGCTCCATGATCTCTTTCACTTGCCTTGCTATTGTATCACCGTCTAGGTCTTTCTTCTTAGCCATTTTACTTCTCCTCTTTGCTTACTGCTTCGATAAGATACTTGAAGGCGAAAGGGGCTTGACCTTCCAATGTAACCAAGTAATCCGGCCACTCTTCCTCAGAGACTTCGAGGTTAATGTTTACTTCTGTTAGTGCTCTCCACCGTTCAGGCTTCTCTGTCTTGAGATACGTGATCATTTTGATCGCTGTTTCTTTTGTGATTGCCATTCTATTCCTCTAGTTCAGGTGCTTCGATGTCTTTGCTTGCTTGCTTCTCTTTGGCGTCGCGTTCATCTTCAGCCGTCTCTGACCCGGTGATAGCGAGACAATTTCTCAGGCACTCAGACAAGTCTCGCAACTTATCAGGTCGGGGTGCTATTTTCTTTAGTTCCCTGTCAATGAGGTCAATGACCCTCTGCGCTATGCTCTCACCTACACTGTAGGAGATAGCCATACTTTCTTTTGAAGTCCATCTGTACATTCCATCACTCATTGTTGTCCTCTTTGTTGTTGCTGAATCTTGCTTCGTCTGCTTTGTCCATGAAACCTACACCACCCGGAGGCATGTTACTCCATAGGTGCTCGGTTATTTCTTCTGCGGTGTCACCGGGTATATTGGATTTATCAAGCACCTCTCTTACGAACTCTGGCTTTCGTTTCATTGCGTCTTTCACGAGGTTCCTAACCATGTCTTTGGTCATTGCTTTACCTGATGGGTCAAACTTACTCATGTTTCTCCTCTTAGTCCCCAGTTTCTTAGGTGTACAATCGCTTGTATCCCATCCGGGACAGGCTCGTTACAGTACTTACAGGTTGGCGGGTCCTCTGGCAGCCAGGAGTATTCACCATAGTAATACTTATTACCAGGAGCTGCTCGCTTTGGGTCAAAGCTAACCGTACACTCTTCGTGTGACCCATACGCTAGGATTGCACCACGCCCGTCGCTGGAGTCGAGTATAACAGCCCACTCTTCAGACTCAAGGAGTAATGTTTCTCCATCTAACAACTCAATTTTCTTATGTGTCTCGCTCATGCTACACCTTGTTGCCGAAGATGTTGACATCCTTCAGCTTGTCTACCATGTCGAGGGCGAAGGCGTAGGCTGTCGCCTTCTGCTCTGCCCCGCTGCCTTCCAGCAGCCTATGAATCTTGGCATCGTACTCATTGGGCCTGACCTTCGATGTCTTGGTTGCCTGCTGCTTGTCAACCCATTCAACCACAGCAAAGTAAGCACCGAGCATGGTGCCTTGTGTTGCGGGTAGCTGACACGCTGGTCCGTTGCGATAGATGCTGTAGATCTCATCCCGAATGTTCTCTGCTCTCTTCTTCTTCTCTTCCGGGTCAGGGAACAGAGACTGAATGAACACATCGAGCTGAGATACGGTGGGCTTGACTGATCTGAGCAATCGAAAGTTCTCTTCCATGTCCTCAAAGTAGGAGCTGATCTTGTCAATGCTCATCGCTGCTCGCTTCACTCGCTGCTCTACCTTGCTGCTGTGCCGGAAGCGGATCCGCTGTGACTTAGGACCAGTGAGGATGGTGCCGTTGACAGTCCTCAATGGAGCGAACACAATCTCCAGTCCCTTGGTGCTGTCATGTGAGGTGGTGATGTAGAAGTAACAGTCCACCTCATCCGTACCGCTCAGCTTGATGGTGTTCTTTGCCTTCATAACAACGAACGCCTGCTGCCCGTTGCCTAGTATCCCACCTGTCACGTAGGATGCTGTGCCCTTATCCACCAATGCCTCAGTGAAAGCCAGCACATCACGGTACTGCACGATGCCTCGATCCTTACCCACTGTACCTAGGTAACGACCGTCATCCTCTCGCACTACGATCACCTTGTCAGGCACCACACTCTCCACCTTCCGAGGCACGAGGTGAGGGTGATCTTCGATGTGATTCAGAATCTCTGCCGCACTCAAGCCCTTCTCAATGAGCTGAGCCACCAAACCATCAGGCATTGGAGGTTGGTACGAGTACGGTATCTCCAGCTTGATAGCATCGAAGTCAAGGCCAGCTTGTTTAGCCATCTCCTCTGCTGTGTTGGCGTCGATCTTTGGTAGGTAATCATACACGCTTTTCATATCGGTATCTCCATCTTGAGTTTGAGTTGGGATATAGCACACTCTATTAGAGCGATCAAGTACTCAACAGCCTGATCTTCAGGTATTTCACAGAGTGCCTCACATATTGCGTCATCGGCAGCAAGTTGTATGTTTTCAATCATGTTTACTTCCCCACATCTGAGAGTAGGACATAGTGTACCAACTCCTTGAAGGTATCACTCATCTCACTCAGTTCTTTCTCACAGTCACAGCTCTCACCATCTTCGCGTCGTGTATCTGCATCACCCTTGATGCAATAAGGTACACCTCTACCGTACTTGTGAGAGTCCCAATCCTCTGCTGACATCACCTTGAGGGTGGTTGTAGTAGTGCTGTCACCTTCAAAGACATCGAGGATCTTGAGCACAACACCGGGTTTAAGCACCTCATTAGTTGTCACGATAGCAGGATAATAGACATACATGGTTTTTGTACCCGGCTTGATCTTCTTCGGTCGCTGTAGTAACGATAGGTTCATTGGTTTTTCTCCATTCGCTCAACATACAGCTTACTTGATTTCGGGCAGGTTGTCAAGTCCACCTCCCTTGATGTCGTACTGTAGGCTGTAGAGTGTAACCCCAAAGAGATTAGTCTCCTCTTTGATTACACCCTTGGCTATGTACTCATCCTTGATGACGATGAACTCCTTGCTGGTGAGGCAACCGTGCTTTCGTATGTCGTCCTCGTCAAGAGCAGCACCACCCCCCTTGACAACCACCGCCTCCAAGAACATGTGCCTGTTGAACACACCCTGTGTAACAGCCGGAGGCATCTCCTTCATCAGCCCTTCGATAGCCTCAGTCACCGCTGGGTTGAGGGTAGGTTCTTGTTCACTCATCCTGTCACCTCAAGGCAGTACTGGTACAAGGGACGCTGCCGTTGGTTGGTGTGCATCCTACCCGAGCCAGCCTTGCGTGCCTTACGGTCACGCGACTCAGCCCTTGCGTTCTCTTTTTCCAAGAGATTAGAAACAAGTGCATGACCTATTTGGATCTCAGTTGCCTGATCCTCTTCTCCATAGTGGTCGATGTACCTGTGCGTGGGCATCTGATGTATCTTCTTGCACACCCGGCATCGTCTCGTCACATAGACACGGAACTTAACTCTTGTCATACCGTTCTCCTTTTCTATGGTTGTATCTTACACTTTCTTAGGATAGAAGTGATCTCGTAGATCAAACTTATCACCCTCATCGCAATGCTTCTGCCAATGGAACTCACACACACTAACACATCGAGTACGCTTCTCGAAGGCAGCGTACTCTAAGTAGGTGAGTCGTCTGCACCTCTTAACATCACAAGTCATTGTTCCACCTTGGGGTGTGCAAGAAGATACATCATTATGTTTGCTTTGATCCTTCCATCGGCGTAGTCTTGTAGTGCTTTGGCTAGTTCTTCGTCACTCATACCCCCAGCAACATGACTCACGCCTCTGATTAGCTCATCTACACTCCATAGGTACGGGTCAGACTCAAGGCAAAACTCCAACAAATTCAACACCTTACGTCGTGCCTCGCTCATCACTGGCTTGCGTGTGCCTTTCATAGCAACCTACTGCATAGCACACCTGCCATAACAACGAACGCCAGCTCTCCAAGGAGTACAAGCCAGCCCCTCGCTCGTTGTAGTTTACTCATACGTCGGCCCTCTGAACGACGCTGACTTCTCCCACTCACCGGCCACCTCAACGATGGACCCTTCATCAATGCCACCAGCAAGACGCTGCGCTTCCTTACAGTGTCCATGCCCGCTGAAGATGAGCTTCTTTAGTTGCTGTTCATCGGTACGCTTGTCTCGCTCAGCCTGTCGTGCCTCTGCTGCTGCGCGTCGTGCCTCCTTAACAACTCTGCCTCTTCTCATTGTCCTCGTCCTCTCCTGTCTCTACGCTGTGAAGTATCTCATCCTGTAACTCCTCGGATTGCGTTACCTTACGCACCCGACGTAGCCCTGCTTCATCGGGGCGTCCGATCTTCCTTGCTATCTGTTCGTCCGTCAGTCGCGGTCGTTTCCTTGCCAGCTTCTTGATCCTTTCGTTGGTTTGATTGAACATTGGCTTGCTCCCTTACTGCTCGCTTCAGCTCAAGTTCGACCTCTTTCACGACAGCATGGAACTCTCTGGTTGCTATCTCGATCCTCTGCTCCTGGTCATCGGTGAGCCTCACGTTGCTCTCATGGGTGCCTTTGTTCTTGAGGGCTAGGCGTGCCATATTCAACCAAAACAAGGTACATGCCCCCATGACCCATGCCCAGATTGTAGCACCTGCGGCGATGTCTATGCCCATGCTGACGAAGCCAAACACAGCCATACCGAGAGCACCAAAGAAACTGGTGATGATCTTGTTTATTCTTTGAAGCATACGTTACTCCTCTTTGTCTGTCAAGGCAAGTATGTCTGTCACATACTTGAGGCACGATGGGTGATGGTCGTTGATACAACCAACATCATCGCATCCGTTTACCCTGCTCTTGAAGCACGCTATCACACCCAAGAGGCAGGTTCGTATCGTGTTGTACTTCTCCTTGTCTGTCATTACTTGGTGCCGTGCTTAGGACAACAGGTACAAGTAGCGTCCGCCTTCTCAAGCTCTGCCTTGTACTTCTTGAACGCCTCGTCCTTCTTGTCCCCCCAATATATCTCATTGCTAACAGCCAGGTTGTACTCATAGTCTGCCTGTTGTAGTGATGTCCTTTGGGAGGCTGCACGTACCCCTGGTGAGGTCCACCATACTCCATGTTCTTTGTATCTACCCATCTTACTTCTCCTCGTTGGACAACGAGCCATCGCTCTTACTCATCCAACAGTCACCGATGGCCTTCATCGGTGCGTTGCACCATGCACAGGGCTTGTTGTTCTTCACAGTTTGTGCTTCGCGGTGGCACTCAGTGCAATGTACTGTCATACTGCCTCCTGCTCTTGGATATAACTCATCGCCCAAGCATACCGTGAGTACGGCACGTCCTTGCAGTACCGCCAAGGGTCAGCGTTGTCATACACGTCGTACTTCTTGACAGTCATCGCCAAGCTGTCCTTGCAGCACCGTCTGATGTAATCCTTGTACGTCTCACCCTCAGCTTTCCTTCGAGTCAAGGCATCCACGCTGTCGTGTATGATCTTGCCGAAGTGTCGCTCGATGTCACTCAACTCAACACCAGTGTTCTCCACTAGGTCATGAATCACCGCTGTTAGCTGGTACGTGGTGCTCCAACCATCACGGCGTAGTGCTTCGGCCACTCTGATCGGATGCAAGATGTAAGCTACATCTTGTTTGTCTGTTTGATCTTGATGCGCCATCGCTGCGTAAGCAATAGCTTTACCGAGTGTTCGTATCAGGTTACCTTCATAGTGTTTCATGTGTCCTCTCTGAATTCCTTGAGGTTGTTGAGCCAGTACTCACGCTGCATGTGCTTGCAATGAGAGGCTACTCCTTTGTCTACTGTGTTCTCTAACCTATCAATGTCTCGATTGAGGTCCGCCAATGCCATTATCACGTACTCATACGCATCAGCGGGATCGTTGAAGTACACATCCTCATGCTCATTGTATGCTGAGGCCCATCTCGGCATCGTCCCTTGGTGTGAGTGCCTCGGCCAAGGTCTCAATGGTTCTATCCCCTTGCCGGTACCACGAGCCCAGACCCAAGTGGAGGACTCACGCTGCGTATCCATCAGCTCGCTCTGAGCTTTGATCTTGAGCATGAACTTGAACACGGCAATGAAACCCACAATTACAGCAGCAACCACCACGTACAGTGCTATCGCTTCTAACGTACTCATCGTGTCTCCTCGTTTTCACACCTGTTACCGTATTGAACCAACTTTTCCATCCCTAGTACTCGGTCGGGTGCTGTCTCTCCACACACCATGCAGCTCCAGCCATCATCCGCATCATGGTCGAGGTAGGCATACACAGAGTCTATTGAGTTGGTGCCGGTACATCTTGCATCATTAACGTGCTTGTGTCTAGCACCAGCATTCCATCGGCCACCGAGGTTTCGATACCTATGTATCATCCAATTATCTTCTAGCTCTAGGTAGGTATCGTCTACGAACATCTCGGAGTGCCTGAACCCGGCGGGTTTACTCATGGTATCACATGCAGTAGCAAGCAGGCTAGTGCACTTAGTAGTGCGATGCGTAGCCGTAGTATTGTATCTCGATTCTTTCCTCGCTCTCCTATGGCCTCAAGCAACTGCACATCACTTAGCATCACTGTACCTCCAGGTCACGCCAATGAAAGTTCGGATGACATGCCAAGACACCAGCACGATACGCTAGTACTATGGCATCATCCATGTCACGCTCCAAAGCAGCTAGCTTCTGCTTCGCTACCTCTGCCTTGAGTAGTTCGATTCTTACTGCGAGTGTGTCGTTCATGTTACCTCCTGACTCCTGCCATGAGCAGCACCATCAAACCTTGGATCTCAGCAGGCACAGGCACACAGCAGTAGTAACAAACATTTGGATCGTCCGTGCTGAACCAAGCATAGCTTCCAGGTCTAACCTCTGCAGTGTTGGTTAGCTTGCGTACCCTCTTGTATTCTTTGAGGTCACACTTATGATTTGCGTAGTACTCAAAGCACTCTTCTTCATAGTTATCCACGATACTCCAGTCACCCAGAGTAAACAAAGTCTCGGCCATCACCGACTCCCTTTGATACCCGACCAGAACATCAGCAGCATCCCTTGTATCTCATCAGGCACATGCTTTTGGCAGTAATAGCACTTGAAACCATCATCCTCCTTGACCCACGCAAACCGACTCATTACATACTCAGCCAACAGACCCCGGCCTGCTGGCTGCGTGTTGTACTTCGTACACTTATGGTTTGCGTAGAATTTAGGGCCTTCCACGGTGTTCGAGTCCGTGTGTATACTCCAGTCACCCAGAGTAAACAAAGCAGCGGGCGAGGCTGTCACTTCGGTGCCTCTCCGAACTGCTCCGCTGTCCAGTCTGCGTAGCTACCGTAGAGATTTTCTCCTGCTTCCAGCATCTGGGCCAGCCTCTTAGCTTGCCTCTTCTTGCGTTTGTTCTCCTTGATGAGACCCATGTGAGCCTTGATCATACGCCTCTTTGATCTTTGAAGCGCCTCGATCTTAGCCTTCAAGCCTTCGATGTCTGCTTCTAGGTCTACCATCGTGTCTCCTACCCTTTGCCACTGTTGAGGTACTCAGCCATCGCCAAGGCACCTACCTCATCGTCCCACTTGTCATACAACACCAAAGCACCAGTGTCGTCGTCTTGAAACACAACAAGGTACTTGTTGGCTCCCGTTGCCACCTTGACCAGCAGTACATAATACTCCATGCTACCTCCATGCTACAACAGCTCGCAAGGGAACACCCCTTGCGGTAGGTCAGTGCTTCGGTACTCTGAGATGTCGAACGACATCGCAAGGTAGAAAAACCCAGCGACCATCGCTATGAACAACGCCATCGCAACCCTCACTACCACCTCCCCTGGATCAGCCCTCGGGACAGGCTGTAGTTCGGATGCACCAGCGTCGGCCTCTTGTCGTTCTCCAAGTACACCCAGACACCCTTGCTACCCTTGGGGCCTCTGGTTGCCAGTCTCAGAGCCTTCTTGAACCACATTCGTTCTATTTGTTTCATGTTGTCTCCTCTACATGGCACCTCATGCACCATAGGCCAATGGCTCCAGAGGTCGCTGATGGTACCCTCTGTGCCATTGAGCTATCGAACTGTGGTCAGGAGTGTAGGACTCGAACCCACTTCGGCGGGGCCACAACCCACTGTTTTACCTTGTTAAACTAACTCCTGCTACATCTATGCTACTTGGCTGTGAACTTACCCGCCTTGTTCTTGGTACCCATCGTTACGAAAGACGGGACGTGCTCGGTCTGGATGCTCCAAGCACCGGCCTTCTTGTTGAACCGTGCCTTTCCTCGCTTGTTCTTGCCGAAGCGGATCTTCTTAATCGCCTTCAGCACCTCTTCGGCCTCCGAGTTGCCCCGAGGGGAACCGAGAGGCACGTCGTTGGCGTCCACGAACTCCATGAACGTGTACTCAGTACCGTACTCGTCGCTGTTCTTGTCGTTCCGGTATCCGATGACTCGTCCGAAATTCCCTTCGGACTTCGAGCCTTGCTCGCTGCCGATGAAGGCATTGAGTCGTTTGAGTTCGGCTTTCATTTCTTTGACGCTCATCTTCTTGGGCATTTGATTCTCCTATTGAGGGCCTCTCAGTGTGGCACTATGCCCACCAAGCTAACCCTCAGTGTGCTGACCTCATTGACCAACACATCCATTGAGACACACACCTCAATGAATCTGCCGGTCGATCTGCCCCACATTATGACACAAATCGAGCAGGTTGTCAACTCACCCGTTATATCTTTGATGAGAGCAAGACCAGTAGCCCTTGTATCTCATCAGGCACAGACTCATGGCAGTAGTAACACACGAACCTGTTAAATCTAGAGTCTGGTACAGCCCAAGCCCATGTTGTGTACGTGTGTTTACCAGGACAGCGATGAGCTGCATAGTGTCGAGGTAGTGCCGTTGGGTCGCTGCTGATACACCAGTCACCCAGTGTGAACAGCGCTGAGATAACGTACTGAGTTGTCATGCCTCAGAGCCCCACCACAACGAGGCAGCACTGGTCACACCTAGAACCACGACAACACAGATGAAAACGATCATTCGAGTCTCCTATGGCAAAGGAAAAGCAACAAACTTACAGTAAATACCCCTAGTACAGAGGCTACCTAGCTCCTGTGTATTGAGTCCACTGTCATGTCCACCACCATGTCAACCTTATCTGCCGCCTTCAAAGTCATTTTCACGAGTCCTTCAAAGCCTGTCATCAACTCAGCGGAGTACCCAGGGTACTGTATCCATGCAGTGGGTACGAGGCCGAGCGCACTACTGGAGCCTTTCATCTCCATCATGCCCATGATGTCCCCTTCAGGGCCACCAAGGTACCAGCCAGTCCCCATGTGCGGGTGACAGGTATGCGTTGTTCCCTGCTTCATTGGGTCTCCTTAGTCATCGTTCATGTTGCGACCACAGAAGATTCGTAGCCACCACGGTTTGCGAAGCTTCTTAAACACCGCTCTCCCTGCGGCGTAGTGCCAGTCCACCCACCACCCAGGCCATCTCTCTCTTAGGGATCTAACTATGCGCTCAGCTTCTATTGCTGGCATAGGTTCGATGAACATGACTTCTCCGTGTTGGTATACGGCCTTCTTACAAGACTTGTATTTCTCGCTCATCGTGTCTCCTGTTATATCTCTTGAGGACAGCACTTACAACCATTGTCGTACCTACGCCTATGTTCCTCGTACTCTGCCTTTGTCATCGTCCTCCCTTGTCGTTCGAGTCCAGCCATTACTATCCAAGGTTCATGGATCCCTTCCGTTCGACGCATGATCTCACCAACCAAGAAGCACCAGTCACCCTTGGGGTACTCAGCTATCACCTCAGAGATTACCTCAGTCAACAGCATACGCACCTCCTAGTTCACAGTCAGTTCTTCAGGGCTATCAGCAAACATCACCGTAGCCTGAATCACATTGTCCTCGGAGGTGAGCCCACTGTAAAACTTATCACAATGCTGCATCGCTCCCAGTTCAGTGCGAAAAGGACCGATCACCTTCGTTGCAAGAATGCTACCTGTTGGTGGGTTACAGACAGCAACGCCACAGTCACCTTGTATGACTAAGACCCACATCGCTGCCCCTGTCCCTTACTGAGCCCTCTGTCCAGCTCCAGCTCGACCATCATGGCCCTTGCTGCCAGCTTGAAGGCTACTATGTCCATGGCAGCCTCCACCAGGTCGATTCGTTGTAGCTTCTCAGCTACCAGCTTTAATGTGTCCCTTCGCATCTCGATGTTTGAGATCATACTACCTCCCTTCAACCTTCAATGACCTGATGATACCCGCTCGAAGGCCATGCAACCTCCGATACCAACGGAATGACACGACCTCGGGGTATATGTTTTGAGCCCACTCAATCTGAGCGTCGGCGTCTTGAAGCGCCTTCTTCAAGGGCATACCAGCGTCTACCATCAGTTCAAGGTTGTTGAGCCCTGAACCTTTGCTTCTTCGCATGTCGTCTCCTATGTCAAAGAATCCAAAGAAAATACCCAACTCACAGTAAATACCCCTAGTACCAAGACCTACCCTCTTGATCTCTAGTCCTCTTGTGGCCTTGGGAGAACTACGCTCTCCTACTTCCCGTGCTCACAGCAGCCACAGGTCTTGGCTTTGGCCTCTTCGACCATCAGTGATTCTATGGGCTCGTTGACCGTATTGATGAGGAACGCCACTCCCCCTCGAAGACTTATCCCTTTGACCTCTTCCTCTCTCAGAAGCTTGACTCTGCGCTCCTGATACTGCTTGGCTGCTTCGCGGTCTTTGAATGGCCCGATGATTGTGACACCATAGCTATCTATGCGGACTACCATATGAACTTTCATTTGACACTCCTGTGACTATGATACCCAGTGCATCATAGACCAAAGGCTACAAAGGTCGTTAATGGTACCCTTTGTGCCTTTGAGCTATGCTACCCAATGGTCAGTGGTCTGCACCTTAGGCACCCTACGACAGCCGACCACCACGTTTTCACTGTCTTGCCGCACTTAGGACATTTCAATATCATGGTTGAACCTCGAATAAAGGCAAAGAATTACAGTAAATACTCCTAGTACCAACACAGCATAGACCAATGGCAACAAGGCCCCTTTCGGTTTGCCGTTATAGGCTCCCGGACCCTGCTTCGTTGAGGGCACCGAGCCTTGCGCCATTGAGCTATGATAACGTCATTCGAGCCTCTTGTGGCCTTGGGGAGAGCTTCGCTCTCCTACTCAGCACACACGTTGACAAAGACAAGCCCAACATTGTCCGTCCGAAGCCCTGTCCTGGCCTCACTGACACCTTTGATGAGCTGCACTCTGTCGTCGCCATTCTTGAACGCCAACACAACGCACCCATTGATGATCACGTTCACACCCTCGTCGGTGGTCTTTGTCGTCACTTCAGCCTCGGCCTTTTCCGGCTTTGTTATGTATTTCATAATACCCTCTTGTGGCTACAATGCGGTATGCATCATAGACCAAAGGCTACAAAGGTCGTTAATGGTACCCTTTGTGCCTTTGAGCTATGTTACTATGCTGCCAGATCAGCTTTAGCAGCCGTCACGAAGGCATAGGTACAGTACCATGACGACTATCAGACAGACTAGGATCTCCACGCTACGACCCGAACACGGTGCCATCGAGCGCCGATGCCTTGATGCTCCAGAGCATCGCTTCGCGGTTCCAGCGTGCCTTACCTCGCCCCTGCTCACCGTAGCGAATACCCTTGAGCTGCTTACGCAGCTTCAAGTCGTCCTTGTCGAGCTTCACGAACACGTAGCGTTCACCGTGGGCCTTGGTGTTCACCACGTTCTCTGTGATTTCGAACCCTCCGGCGCCGAGTTCGTGCTTTGCGATGAAGTCATTGATCCGTTTGAGTTCCGCCTTTGCTGCCTTCAGTTGTGTCTTGGTCATGGTGTTCTCCTTCCTACGTGACTGGGGCATTATGCCCTAGTTGTGATCTTTTTCTCGGCTTTAGTGAAGCCAAGCATTAGCTCTCTGTCCCACCGGAGTTTCTCAAGGTGTCGCTTCTTGCGCTCTGCTATCTCGATCCTATGCTCTTGGGCCAGGACCAAGGCCTTTAGACCCTCCAGTTTGCGACATTGTACGTCGATTTTGGCCTCTTGGCGTCTCACCGTGTCGCAAGCACTGACAAACATGGTCATCGGGCTGGGTCGTTTGCTGAGTCTGTACATTTGGTTCTCTGATGTCGGGTTTAGTTTACCGTAGCAGCGGATTGTCCGCCGCTCGACTTTTCAAGTGTCGCACATCCGGTCGAGAAAGTCAAAACGTCAATAAAATCAACTACTTACGCCGCCGACTTGCCTCCGGTCCATACTAAATAGCTTCCCCTCGGAGGGCTGAGACTGACACCGTATAGTGACCTTGTTTTCTACTGATAATACCCGAGCAAGGACGTGGGGTTACAGATATAGTGCTTCAATGCCAGGGAGTTACAGCATAGAGGTACCTACTACTGTTTTTAAGGGGGGGTGGGTCTGTTGGTCTTGCCATCAGCTTAATATATCCAACTAGATCGCGGGATTAGCTGAATCTGTGTAGTTTTAGACCCTTTTTGCTCTTTATGTGCTAGAATCGTACCTGTCATTCGCAATAATGCCTTTATTTACGTGTAGTTAGTCTTATTCCTTGGTGTTATAACACCCAAGACCAGAGGACAGGAGGTCTAGAGGGCCGGAATGGGGGTTATAATATACACATGGTGGTTCTTGGTGGTACTAGAGGTATTTATGGTAAGTCTATGTTGTTTCTTACGAATCTCTTGACTGGGTTGAGTCGGGACTCGGGTATCAGACCCCGAAAATGGCCTGATTTAGGTGTTATTTAAGGTGTTTTGGTGCTTTTGCATGATGTCGTACGCGTACTCTGATTCGAGCAGTAGATACACGGTTTCCAGCTCCTCTGGAACCGAGGCTCCACAACCAGCACAGGCCCAGCAGGGGTTGGAGCATCCTGCTCTTGGAGAGAACGCCAGTTCGTGGAACATCGCTGCGTAATACGACACTTTATCAATATGACATCGGTGGTACATGAAGTGTACGCTCGATGCATAGAACTTCGCTATCATCCAATCGCCCATTTCGAGCTTGACTTCGCATTCGTCTTTAGTCATTTCAGTTCGTTATCCTTCAAGAACCAGTACACAGCCTGGATGCCCCCCGGAGCGGATTTCTTGCAGTACATGCAAGGCATCCCGCGATACGCAACGCCGTAGCTCAGGTCGCACCATCCAGAGAGGTCTGGGTGTTTGACGCATAAATGCTCGATCATGGTATACGCATAGATACCTGAGTCGTTCCAGCCTGTGACGCGCCAGTTCCCATCTGTAATGTGGGTTTGTTTAGTCACGGGCTTCCTTCAAGAACCAGAACATGGCCTGGATACCTTCATCAGGGGTCGCATGACATGCGAAACACGAAATACCCCGGTAGTCGAGCCCGTAAACGAAAGGATGCCAGCCTTTCATGGGCCAGGCGTTCGCGCTTTCGCATTTATGCTCGATGCAGACATCACGCATGCCCGAGGCGATGCGGTCGCGGTAGGTAAGCCGGAACTTACCGATAGTGATCAGAACTGTCATGACCCTTCCTTCAAGAACCAGAACATGGCCTGGATCCCGTCTGCTGGTTTCTCTTTGCAGAAGCAGCAAGGGTGTTGGCTGGCTCTGGTGTCGCAAGCGTGAACCAACCAACCCGGGCCACGTCCGGTGTATTCCCCATTACAATAATGCTCGATATATACAGAGCTTGAGTTCCAGGGGCGTTGAGTAATCCGGAAGGCATCGATAGTGATCAGAGTCTCTTTATTCATGTTCCATGTCTCCTGTCAGCAGGACGAACAACGCCTGGAGCCCCGCAGGTACAGGGCAGTTACACCATGAACAAGCTGTGTCCATATGCTTGTACATGAATCGTTGGGCGCAGCCCACCCTCTCGGGCCCACAGTCATGCCACAAATACCACAAGTAAGGGGTTCCTTGCATGTAGTCTGGCGTGTCTTCGCCTTGCTCATACAACCCCCAACCACCTTCGGCGGCTAAGGGGGTGGGTTGCGTTTTCGAGTCATTCATAACCTTGTCCATCCTTCACGAACCAGAACATCGCATGGAGCCCGTCCGGAACGACGGCTGTGCAAGCCCAACACGGTGCGTGGCAGTCTTCCGGGACCCCACTAAACCATTTCCAGTGGCCTCCACGGCCACACCGGTGCTCGATGAACCACCAGTCAAACCCGCCCTTGTATCGGTACCGGGATAGCCTGAAAAGTCCATCTTCAAAGCGGACCGTTTTGACGTCAGTCATATGGGCTCCTCTTTCATGATCCAGAATATCGCTTGGAGGCCGTCTGAAGCCCGGGTCTGACAAAGAGCACAAGCCTGGTTTCGGGCCTCGACGGTGTAGATAAGCGCATGCCAGTACCGTTTGCTAGGTTGTACCACTGCCCGGGGGTCTTCGTAACCGCAGTTGTGCTCTAGGAACGTATGCCGCATCTTTGTCCCGGCGCACCTGCGAGACAACCGCCAGTCCCCGTCAGTTTTGTAGACGTCCAGGGTATCCATTAGTAGGGCCCTTTGTACGGGAGGGGGACCTGCCTGCTTTGCCAACATACGTTATCATACCTTTCTTCGTCGTCTATATCGGCGCGTAGCTTCAAGGCTGTGCTCACCTCCGCGGAGGTTACGTCAGGCTCTAGCAGGCACCAGACAGCAACGATGCTTGCGGGTGGAACTGCGAAGCAGTTCTCGCAGTGCCAGTTGGGCTTGATCTTCCGGGTCCCATTGAAACTAGAGTCAGACCCTACGTCGGCTCGGTACTCACAAAGGTACATCTCCCATTCTGTCTTTTCACACTGGTGCCAGAGTCCGTGCTCTCCTACATCGCTGTGGTGTACGGAGTACTGGATGACTCTCCACCGGCCTCGTTTGAGCTTCTCATCGCCGTACTCTTTTTCGATGTACTCGGCTTGGTCTTTCCATACGTCTCTCACGTTAATCATGTTAGATAAACTCATCCTTGCTCCTGCCCGTATCGCACCAGCTCCCAGAACCCAACCAGCTCAGCAGGAACATGAAGGTGACAACCAGAGCACCATGGGTATTCTTGCGGGCGGCATATCACGCTGGCATCGTCTGTCTTGTCACGGCATCGGTGCCACAACGTGGCAGTCGGTAATCCCTCCCGGCCAGGATCGATGTAGTGATCGGTGATGATGATGAACCCGTCATCCTCCCACAGGATCTGCTCGTCGAGGAAGCTACTCACGGTAGTCACTCAAAACGGTAACGCCTCATACTCGGACATTTGCTCTGAAACGTTTGCGATTTCGTTTGTAGCGCGGTCCCAGTCCAGCATGATGTAGATTCCAGTTAACCCTTCAGGGCTGAGAGCGTTGCACATCGTGCAGCGCCAGCCATGCTCATCCGGACTAGAATCGAACTGTTCCCAGTCGCCGTACTGGCATACGTAGACGGTACGGTGCTTGACGAGTTCTGCGTCGCCGTAGGTCTCGCAGTTATGCCAGATCCGGACGTCTTTGCTCAGCTTGCTCTTCAACAACCGGAATCGGCCTTCTCGCTGTAGCATGCTCATGTACGCTGTCGGTTGGTACGTCATAGCGTCTCCTAGTACTTTGTCCCTTCTGGTACACACCGAGGGGCAGCGTCCATGTCTCCTGTCAACATGACGTACATCCCTTGGATCTCTTTGCTCGGGAGGCTCCCACATCTCCGGCAAGCCCGCTGGAACTCATCCCAGCGGTACCTCGCACAGAGGTCGTCCATCTCCCCATCAGCGCAGTAATGGCGTAGGTTGTAGTTGCGTGACCAATTGTTTCGGACTAGGTACCAAGTCTCATCTTCCATTACGCATTCGTAGTTGGCTAGAGAAAAGGGGTTCATCCTAACATTGCCTCCATATGTGTCATCTGCCATACGGCTTGGATGCTCTCAGGGACCTCTTCTTTGCATATCGTGCAGTATGGGGAGTCTTTCATGCGGTTAGAGCTGACTTCACGCTCCCCCGCATATAAAGGAGCTTTAGGGCATACGTGAATCACGATAGGTGCTTCGGAAAGGTGTTTCCATTTCACACCCCATTTAGTAGGTGCGAGGAGTCTCCATGTTCCTTCCTCGATTATAGGTGTGTCGTTGTACAAGAAGAGATCTTCTAGACCCACGGCATATCTCCTTCTGCATCTTCAGGCGTGTGGCTATCCGGATAGATACGTACGTGGCTCATGTGTCTCGCTTCTTCCATTGCGGGGAGTTTGTCGAAGTTCTTTAGTTTCCATAATCCCATCACCTCGTCCGGAACGGGTGTGCAACAAGCAGGGCATACGCCGTCGCCCATCAATTGCCATTGATCGATGCGATAGCGCCATTTCTCTACCGGGCAGTCGTGCGAGATCCAATCCACTTCAGATGGGGTAGGGGTACCTTCGTAGTGCTCGATTTGCCACCCGTCGAGTTCAAAAAGGATTTCACAGGTTACTTCTTTTAGGTCTTCGAAATGAGGATTGTAGTCCGGGTCTTTGTCGTTGTAGATCAGTGTATGTGGAGGTGGCGGTGGTTGAACAGGGTGCCCGCCTGCCGTAAAAAGCATTGCGCTTTCTGTGGGTATAGCCCATTTGCCCACTGTGTGAAGGCTGGCCGGTATCTTAGGTCTCGTCATGAGATCCTTAATCATCTGGTGGTATCCGCTCATGCCTCCTCCTTGGGGTCGTACTTATACCCTGACCCGCTGAGGAAGTATTGCTTCTCGAGTTGGGCGAAGCTTTTGGCGACGCCACGTTCGATCTCTTGCTTGTACCAACCAATAGGGATCCGCCCTATATAGTCTGCATTTGCCATTTGGAACAAGCCCTGTACCTCATCAGGCATGACCGCGTCACAACCAGGGCAATTCGGATCGCCCGGTATCGCGTAGCTCCACTGAATGACTATGCCTATGCTGTCTTTGCGGTGGCATCCATGCACACAGTCCAATCCTTCGTGACCTACGGGCGTAGCGACCAACGCCCAGTCATCCATTTCGAATCGGATTTGGTCTTCTGTGCAGCCGTACTTCAGCATTATATCCGGCATTATCGTTTCTGGGGGCCTTCCGGCACCTTGAGGACGGTTCTGTTCTTGTCCAGCTTGCAGCCTTCGGCACAGTGGAACATCATACTTTTTCTGCCGAACAGTCTCACGGCCTTCACAGGCTTGTTGTGATCCGGGCAGTAACGTATTTTCGAGAACCCTATTGCTCCTGCAAGGATTGTTTTCGGATTGCGTCTTCGTTTACCCATGTTGTCTCCTATGAAATCGGTGCTTCGTAAAGTCGTATTGCCATCGCTGTACCGTCATCGAGAACGAACCCACACCCTTCACACCAATACATCGGGCCGTCGTCGTTCTCACGGAATGTCATCTCTTTGTAGTCTCCTCGATCCTCGCAGAGGTGGACGAGCATCTCATGCGCGACTGAGTTGTACTTAACGAGGTATACCCTCTCGGCTATTTTCTTTATCGAAGTTTGCGACTTTTGCGTCTCTTCTTTGGAAGGGACGCGTTGATAGACGGTGCTACAGCTCCAGTCGGCGGTAAAGCGGAGTGGTCCAGCACGACGAATGGTGCGGGCTATGTTTCCCATCCTAGCTCCTCCTCCATGATGATGATACCTTTAATCCCATCAGAAAGGGTCTCCTCACAGTGTCGGCATTTACCGTAGATACCGATACTTCCTCCTTTGCCCCTGTAGTATTCCACCCACGATGCAGCCCTGATCCTGCCATCATCACAAGCATGTGCCAATCGGGACCCTAATGCGTATTGTAGGGCCTTCCACGATTCGAACGCAAACCAGATCGGAGAGGCTCTAGCAATGATGTTCAGTCTGTCATCCTCCTTCTGGACCCTCTCATCGATGATGGGTTTCGGGCACCAGTACCAGTCGTCGATCTGGGGCCACATCTCCTTGCGGATGAGCGTCTTCCGGTGGTAGTTTCTCAAGCCAGACCTTCGTCGCCCGTGCCTAAACCATCGCTCCAGATAGCTCTTAACCCATTCTCGTTTGTTGAGTTCCATGTCTTTTTGCACCCTGTACAGTAATAAAGGCCGCGATGAAAGTCCCACCGGACTCTTGCAGTCAAGATGAGCCATGTCGTGGTGTCCCCTGTGTCTAGGTCCTGCTCACAGATATGCAGAAGAGGCTGTACTTCTTCGTTTTCATACCGTTTTGGGTCTCTGACAAACCACGCATCCTTAGGGAGTTCCTCGACTGGAACCCTGTAAACCCCTGAACCTTCTATCCATTCTTTCATACCTTCATTATAGCTTTTCTTTCAAACTTTTGCAACCCCCCGAAAGTTGCAATTATTCTCAGGAAAAGCTATAATGATACATGGCAAAGGAATGAGAGAATTCCTATAATTAAGTAGGAGCAAGGACATGCGCCAATATAGCTCAATGGTAGAGCCTCGGTTTTGTACTTCGATGATGTGGGTCCGATCCCTACTATTAGCTCCAGTACAACACCTTCCAATGGCCTCTCGCAGAAGCACAACCCGGAAGGTTTTCCGGATCTCACCCGTGCTAGACACGGCAGTAGGATCCACCCAGGAGGCTGTCTCTAAGTCTCCCTGCCAGCGGGGGCACCCTTCAGCGGTGTTCAGGGAAGACCCGGCAGAAGTTAACCCCGCTTTCATTTTAGGAGTAGAAATGAAGATTAGTATTAAAGAAAGGTTTTGGGCTAAGGTGAAGAGTGGGCCAGAATGCTGGGTATGGCGTAACTTCAATGGAAAGTATCCTTACTTCACCTTGAGAGGACGCCGTATTGCCGCGCACAGAGTAGCATGGGAGATGGGACACGGTAGTATCCCTAAAGGGATGTGCGTGTGCCATAGCTGTGACAACGGTAAATGTGTAAGACCTTCTCATCTGTTCTTGGGTACACAAGCTGACAACATGGCCGACAAGGTGCACAAAGGACGGCAGGTAGCCGGAGTCTCTCGTGGAGTTCACAACGGAAGAGCAAAACTCACTGAAGTACAAGTGAGAGCTATTCGTTGTGACCCTAGAACACATCGTGTGATAAGTAAAGATTATGAGGTGCATCGTACCACAATAGGCTGCATCAAACGAAACAAAACATGGACTCATGTAATATGAGATATTTCTTGCATTACTGGTTCGTCGCAGTGCCGAAGCTCACCAAGGACCAGGCGTTTGCGTTGTTCTACAGGTTCGTCCGGTACGCGACAGGTACAGAGGAAGAGGAAGATGACGTTGTATAGAGGAGGCATGACGCTATGCTCAACGAACTTCAACTCAGAAGAAGGAGGTGATCTTGTATTTAGAGCCCAGGTGGCTCAGTACGCAGGTCGCCTGGGTTCGCCCTTCGGGGCGCAGGGAGAGCAATGTCAGATCAAGTAATCCGGTATGAGACGGAAGAAGAATACATAAAATACACTAATCATCGTCGCTACCTTGCTACTGGTACATTGGTGTCCTTTCCTGATTGGGACAAGGATCCAGAAGCCTATTGGAACACACACGACGCCTACATACAGAAGCACCCTCTCGCCGTCTTAGAGATGTGGACGCTGCTTCACAAGGAGCATATTGACCCCAGTACAGGCGAACTCCTCAGTCAGGACTGTAGTTATGACACCCTTGCGTATGAAACCCTTGACATAGGGCGAACCTCTAGACAGCTTGTCAGAGACAAAGAGCAGCCGGATCCAGGCGTCCCTGTATCAATCGAATTTGACAGTATAGAAGAAGCACAGAGAATGAGGGCCTACCTGTCGCAGGGAGAGCCGGAGCATTACTATGACATTAAGCATCGAACGGGTGTGGCTGTCGTTACCAGGGAGATCAAAGATGCTGAGTAAGAAAGAAGCGCTTCAAATGACAAAAGAGCAGATGATGCAAGCGATGCCAGAGTACAATAGTCAGTTCAATGTTGCCGGGACCGGTGCCTACTTCATGCCCAAGGACCCCAACCCGGATAGGAGTCATGGTGACGTAGTCTCTAACATTCATACCAAGCACGGAAAAGGCTTCTGGTCTCATATTCAGATTCATGAAGATGATTATATCAAGTACAAGCTGTTTAACGGGACACGCCTCGCGGCACTTCTATACAAATTAAAGGTCCATGAGCCTCGGGATGAAGACGGCCTTCGTGGTGACTGGCGCTACATACAGAACCAAGAGAATGCTAACGCGAAACTGGAAGCTACCCTTGGGAAGACCTTCCTGGTGATTGATGAAGATATCCGTGAATGGACTGCTGAGGAGCAGGAAGGCGCAGATCATAGAAAATTCATCAAAGGCATCGCCAAAACAGATCCGGAGAACCTGAAGATGATCGCTGGATTGAAGGGCCTTCATGACGGGATGGAAGCCCCGTTGGAGGACTCTTGGCCTACGTTGAATGGTACGGTGCCTACGTTGAATGGTACGGTGCCTACGTTGACTTCAAAGGGGCTCCCCGCAGCAGCCTGGAACTACCAACCCGGCCCCACTGCGTTATCCGTGGGGTCAGAAGCTATTATCAAGGTAGACCCTGAGAAGAATATTACGTTCGGCATCGAAATGGAGAAAGCTATCAAGAAGGTGCTAGACACGGACATACCTGAGACTGGCAAGGCTCCGTAAAGGAGCCCGAAGGGCGCGCCCTGCGATATGGGTGCAGTGCAAAGGTGGATTCGCTACCCACCTTAGGACCGTCAGGCCAGGGGCTATTGGTACGCCCTTGGTCTTGTCTTTTTAGTGGGGAATTCCTATAATTAGGTAGAGGAGATGCCATGAGCAAAGCCAGCAAAGTTGCCGTTTTAGATGAGCGGAATGCCGAAGTGCTTGTAGAGCTTATTTGTGGGCCAAACATTAGTGAGACTTTGAGGATCTCCGCGATGGAGAAACTTACTGCCTCTAAGAATAACGACACCTTCTTTCAGACGATGCTGGCAGAGAAACTGACATACGGTGAGTGCCCTCACTGTCAACACAAGAATCACTGGCTAGTACCAGAAGAGGAATTGAACCAGATGGGATACGTGTCTAAGGATGAGGACGATAGGGTCCCGGAAACCACAGATGACAAAAGTTGTCCTGAGTTCCAACAAAGTTGTCTCAAGAAAAAGATCACTACATGAAGAAAGAAGCGCTTAAGAAGAAGATTCAAGGGATTCGAACCTTCAATGGGAAGCTCCTGCGACCGTGGCAGAAGCGGGCGCTGGATAACCCGCAGCTTCACACAAAGAATAATGAGTCTGTACAGTCGGCGTCAGGTTTGTACAAAGGAAAGGAGATCCTGTTTCCTACTATTAGGCTGCGGGGGCCGGGACTTGAGAAGATGAATGTGAAGAAGGCTTTTAAAGAGGCGGTTAAGAGGAAGGACTACCTCACGTTTGAGTCGCCCAAGCAGGCGACTAAGTATTCGAGAATGTTCAGTAATGAACTTGGAAGAAAGAAATGAGAGTTTACGCTACAAAAGGAGAACAAAATGAAGAAAGGATTGATTGCAGGATTGGCAGTGCTGGCGTTTGCGATTGGGGGTTGTGAGACCTTCAGTTTTGGTCAGCTTGGTAGCATCTTCACAAAGGCAGGCGACGCGCTGTCTGATGAGTGCGCGGATGTTCCGACAAGTGAAGTCGAGGATTGTCTGGCGGCTCTCAGAGACAAAGTGACAGAAGACGAAGCAGTAGAGTAGCATGCCTACGCCGCCGGGTACTAAATACCGCGTGAAAACGATCATCAAGAAGTCCGGTGAGAAGGCCAAGCTCCGGCTGGCCTTCGATCCAAAAGGCAATGTGATTGAGCACAAGAAGCTATTTAAGAAGGACGGAAAATGGAAGTCAAGGGGTTGAGGCTTATGGATGATTACAGAACTCGCGGCTGGAGTTGTGCTAGGGTGCTACGTGTTTGTACCTAACTTTTGCTTAAAGGATGACGTCCACATCAATGGGGCTCACTTCGATCCAGTTATGGTTCGGATCATCGATGCGGCCCGCGAGACGGCGCCAATGCTGGAGAAGGGTACTGTCTGGGTCACAAGCGCGAATGATAGCGAGCACATGGAAGGTTCATTACATTTTGAGAATCGAGCCTTTGATATTCGGATTAGGAACATCATAGGTGACGTACAGTACGAAGCCCGGTTGTGGGCTGAACGGATGCAAGTCCTACTTGGTGATAACTATGATGTGCTGCTTGAGTCTGACCATATACACGTTGAGTTTCAACCTGAGGAACGAGAATGATAACGACAAATGGAAATGGGTGGGTAAGACCGGTACTGATTGGGGTTGCTGTCTTCGTCTTAGGAGCAGCCATCGTTGGTAGCACTACGAATACGATTGCTAACTCGATAGGTCGGCGTGGGTTAGAAGTTGAAGTCCTAGCTATTAAAGAAGACGTTGACGAACAGAACGAAGCAGTCAGAAGTATTCCTGTGATGGCTTCGCAGATTAAAGACATCAAAGAAGATGTCGGTAAGATTCTAGAAGAGCTAAGAAAATGAATGAACAAGAACTCACACAGAAGCTCCGAGAGAAGTACGTAGGAGGCCTACCAAAGGCCCGTAAGGAGCGAAGTGTTGAGGAAGCGCTGCAAGAGGCGCTAGATAACACCACCCCAGAGCATGCAGGGGTACCGAACAAAAGCCACTATGAACTTGAAGGTGAAGACGAATCGGAGTGGATCTAATGATAAAAGAACAAGAAGAAGACCGAATTTCAAAAGGGTTGCTCGGAACAGCCGCGAACGCTTATGAACCTTCGTATGCCACTCTGTCTAGCCCTTACAACACGCAAGCTACACGGGACGTGTCAGCAGGCAAGAGCGGTATTGTAGGGAACACTAAAGCTGGTGATAAAGTGTATAACCCCAATACTGCTGTCCGGAAGAAGATCTCACAAAAGATAAAGAAACGTTATAAGAGCTTCGTCAAGGAGCAAAAACGTGGTTAATACGAAGGCTAGAGTTAAGACTTTGCTTGGAGGGCCCACCTCCAGCAACCTATTCACGAACGCCACTACAATGCAAGGTACCCTTTTAAGAGGGAGAAGCGCAAACACCGGCGGATACTCTAAAGATAAACAGACTGACCCGTGGAGTCTTGCAATCCCAAGAAAAAGAAAAACAAGCGGCGCCTCTTCTTCATATTCAAATGAATTTGACTATACAGAGAACCTTGCGCGTGAGGCAGAGCGCATTAAGAATACACCTGCAACTACCACTGAGGAATTTCTGAAACGAAAGAAAAAGAAAACGGTTTTGAGTAAGCTGAATACGAATACAAAACTGTAACGGCGAGGGAGATATGCCGAACAAGAGTACAACAAAAAACGCTCCGCGTAAGAAGGCGCGGCTGAAGGCGTCCGAGAAGAAGTTCGCGGAGCTAATGGTCCTCGACAAGATGGGGTGCATCGAAGCTGCACGCTTGGCGTTTGGGTGGCCTTGCGAGCCTAAGTCTTCTACCGCACAGAAAGCCGTCAACCTCAACCGCGCCCAGCGGATAATCAAATACAAATTCCAAGTAGCCCAGAAGCTCGACCAAGAGGTCACTGCCCAGCAGGTGTTGTCTGATACGTCGAATATCGAGTTCGACAGCCTGCGGCAGTTCATCTACCGCCGCCTGGAAGCTATCCGAGACGACTCCAATGCCCACGGGAATAGCCGCTTCAAGGCTATCGCCGCCTTGGAGAAGATGGTAGACCCTAGCGCAGATGTGAACCTCATCCTCATGTGGGTTGACATGATGTGGCGGTCTTCCATGGCTCACTGCCCTTGCTGCCATAAGACCTTTCCTTTGCGACACATCAAGAATGAGAAGCTTAACAAGTTCCGCGAAGACGTGGACTTGGCTCCGGATGAAGAGGTAGAGACTCTGTTCGACCGCCGTATGATCATTCTCAATCGCGCTGATAATAGGAAGAAGCCGCACCCAGGGCAGGTTATAGCACTGTCTGCGCCTGAAAGGAACATAGCTGGGTTAGGAGCTGCACAATCGGGCAAGTCTTTTCTTTTAGCTATGTTTGCCCTTCTCGCCTTTTTGATTCCTGGTGTAGAGGTGTGGATCCTGGGCCGTACCTATGCTGACACTGAGCGTGAAATGGAATACTTAAACAAATTCTTAAATACTTTGTTCTTTCCGTATACAAAGCATATGATCACCAGTAGGTATGACAGCAAAACCGAAGAACGGACACTCGAATCGAAGTGGGGGTCTGTGCTGAAGACCAAGTCAGCTAAATCTAAGGGATCCATTACTGGCACGGCGCTAGAGTTAGCTCTAATCGCTGAACCTGGTTGGGTGCCGGATGATATCTACAATCACCTTCGTGCCCGCATGACGACCCGGTTGGGTAGGACGTTACTTTTCGGTACGCCGCAGGGTTTCGGCGGGATCCTCGGTAGGTTTACTCAGATGACAGGGAAGGATGGGCGCGGTCGCGTGCGACGTATCCCTACTAACGAACGGACCCTTGAAGCTGGCTGCCCCTGGAACATTTCTCTCCTCAAGTATAGCATGCACCCTGAAGAGAATCCCTCGTACGTCACTTCCGAAATAGAGGCTGCACGGCAGGAGTTGACGGATTCAGAGTTCGACTCGGAGTTCAAAGGATTGATGACTTCTGCGGAGGGTGCGATCTTCGCCCAGATTCAAGAACGCCACATGACAGTGATACCCCGTGACATCTACGAGCGGTGCGCGTGGGTCCTGGGGATAGATCAAGGTCCGAAGAACTTCGCTGCGTGTCTCTTAGGGTTTGATGGTCGGACAGTGGTCGCTGCGAACGAGTACTTCGACAACGACCCCCGCACCATGAAGTCGAAGATGGACATCGTTCGTGATCTAGTCCCTGGTTGGATCCGGAAAGCTGGTGGTGACCCCAACCGCTGGGTGTTGACCATCTTCGACGTCGACCCCCCGATCCTGAATGAGCTGGATGAGTTCGAAGACGAGAAGCGGGAGTGGCCTACAGACGTGACGTTCCGAATCAAGGACAAGAAGGGCCGCTGGAATCAGGAGAATTGGCGGCGTGAAACCTACGAATATCTCAACTCTCTTGCTCAGCCTGCACACCCTCACATCTATTTCGACGACGTGAACTGTGACTACCTTCATGATCAGCTCCTGCGCGCACAGGCATCTAAGACTGAGGAAGGGAAGGGTTGGATTATCAAGGATCCGGTGCGTGGAGACCACGTCCCTGATGCTTTCATCATGGCGCTGTTCACAATTCTTTCAGGCCAGTTCACTATGCCAGACAGGAAATTTGACACTGGTGACCCTTATGCTGAATCGAAGAGAGCATTCGAGTTTTCGCTTAGGGAGGCCGAGAACAAGGAGCTTTCTGGATTCACTGAAAAGAGACCCAGCTCAGACGAGAACTTCGAAAACGTGTTTGGACGACCCCGGAAAGGTAAGAACCCGTTCCAATCCAAGAACCAGTGGCACTACAAGGATTACTGATGGGTCTCTATAAATACACAAACTATGAAGAATACAAGGGAGTTCAGATAGCGGCGAGTAAACACACCTCTGATTGGGTATGGGTCTACGAACACGAGATTGAGACTGCATCTATCATTCTGTTAACTAAGATGGGGACTATTGAGTTCGGGATTTGTCATGGTGTTAGAACTGGTAAAGAACAGGAGTGGTTCCAGAAGTACTTGGACACTGAAGTCATAGGTACAGACCTAGTAGCCGTAGACACCCCGGGTACTCTGGAATGGGATTTCCATGAGATCAAACCAGAATGGGAAGGAAACGTAGATTTCATCTATAGTAATTCTTTTGACCATACCTACGCTCCTGACCTGTGTCTCCACCAGTGGATGCGGTGTCTGAAACCTAATGGTTACTGTATTTTACATTGGAGTGAAGGTCAGCTTATATCTACACGCCGAGATCCTTTTGGAGCAACACTAGATACTTATAAGAGTCTTATCGAGCGAGGGGGGTACGAGCTTGAAGACGTAAGTAAGCTTGAAAAGACAAGAACGCTACTGTGGATACAGAACAAGGAGAAATAGTGCCGTCAAGAGATAATAGGTACAAGAAAGAGATACCGGTCCCGGACCCGACCGACGAAAGCTTTCATAACTACTCAATCACTAAACGGTTGTTTGACTATATCCGGGAGACTTTACCTGAAGGGTCAACTATACTCGAACTGGGGAGCGGTTGGAGTACCGGTGAGTTGGCGAAGTATTACAAGGTGTACTCAGTGGAGCATGATGAAGAATACGTAGATAAATACGATTCTACGTATCTCTATGTTGGATTGAAAGAGCATAAAAAACTAGCCAACCACCAGAGTACGCTGTGGTATGACGCTAAACTACTGAAAGCTAAACTAGAAGGGATCAAGTATGACCTTCTTCTAATCGATGGCCCACCACAGACTAGGTCTGGGTTTTTCAAGTACATGAACTTGTTCGACACGTCTGCGATCTGGGTATTTGACGACATGGATCGGTCTATCGACCGACAGGTAGTGATATCTGTATCTAGTCGGTTGTGTTGCCCTTACATAGTTTACCAGAGTGATGACGGTAAACCGTTTGCAGTAGTAAACGACCCAGTGCTATCATGAAGCTACAAATAGGGAGCGGGAGAGTGAGAGGGAAGTACCGAGGCAAGGCTTGGCTGAACATAGACATCAGTAGGTTCGATGATGTCAATGTGATAGGCTCTGGCTGCCTGCTTCCTTTTGCTGATGGGGCGTTTGAAGAGATCCACTGCATACATGTGCTTGAGCATCTCAAGAGGGATCAGTACCCTGTGATGCTGAAAGAGATACATCGGGTGCTGGAGCACGGAGGGTCGACGTTTATAGAAGTACCTGACATCGTAGCCACGACACAGTGGTTACTTCAGGCGCACAGAGACAACGACCATGAGCTGGTTCGGTTGTGGGTTACTTCAATCTATGGTAAGAGTGAGGTACCTGGGATGTCGCATCACTGGGGCTTCTATGACGTTACTCTTAAGAAGGCTCTGTTTGACGCAGGGTTTCGCATTGCAACCCGGCTGGACACACTAGAGGATATGATCTCAACACACTACCAACAGGAACCTATTTTGTTGGTGCGGGGGTTAAAATGATCTATATAAGAGATGACGATGTTTTGATCGATTCATCCAGCTATAGCGATCCTTTCAAACACTTCAAAACTGTGCATGGTTGGATCTGTGAATTACCCGATAAATTGCTGCATGTACCTGCGCTGCTAATGTATCACAATATCGAGAAGCAGGACAGAGGGCTGTTGAGTTTCCCAGAAGCTGTAGAGTTCATCAAGGCCGAGACTGCTGCGGGGAGGATGCGACCTGAGATCCATGGGTACGAACACAAAGACTACAAACCGCTCTCCGTAGAGCGTGTTGTGACAGAACTAGAGATCTGCAAAGATTGGCTGTGGTGTGAGTTCGACACAAAGGCTACTAAGTGGTACACTCCTTGGGGTGCTAACGCCCCCCACCTTTATGAAGCTGCTGATACTGCAGGGCTTGAGCTGATTGACTGTAGCGACATCAACAAGCTTGCAGGCCGATATGGTGTGGTGCAGCAGTTCAGAGAAGGACGACTACCTGAGTACATAGAAGAGAAGGAGATCTTCTTCCACTGGTGGGAAGGCGGGAACCGCCTCCAACGTGCTATTGAAGTGATCAAGCACGGAGACTGGATCACAGCAAAAGCTAATAACGGTAAATGGTTTTAGGAGAACACAATGGGTACGCCTGTAAGGATTAAGCAGCAGGATGGTGGCGGAAGTACGTCGGTACGCGATCTAGGTTTGACGTTGCTTCACCCTTTCTTTGGAGAACCAAAGCGGTTTGAACTACTGGTTGAGAACTGGAGCAACTACCCCCAGCGGATCAAGGATGAACTTCAGATCATCATGGTAGATGACCATGGGGCTCCATCTTTAAAGTCTCTGATCACTCCTGAGGTAGAGAAGAAGCTAGAGGGCGTACATTTAACGGTATACAGGATCGAAGATGATTTGAAGCACAATACTCCCGGTTCGTTGAACCTTGGCTTTATGCTGGCTGCTACTCCTTACATTTTGACAATGGACTCCGATTGTACCTTCCTACCGGGAGCCATGGAGAAGGTCATGGAACTTAAGCCGATGAAGGATTGGATGTACAAGTTCGATAGGCTCCGGGTAACTGAGAATGAAGACTGGGCGAAGAACACTAGATACCTCCCTTGTACCATGTTGATGCACAAGGACATGTTCTTGGACATCAATGGTTTCGATGAGGACTACACTGGGACAAGGAGCGGAGGCTATGGGTTCTTTGACACTCATTTTGATTACAAGATAGAGCAACACCCTGACTACCACATAGGCAGAGCTAACCCAGGTATCGTTGTCACAGAGTGGATGTCTGATGTTTGTGGTGATTTTGTGCCGAGGACATACGATGAAGACAGAGTTAACCGGAAACTTTTCTACCAGAAGCGAGACGGTGACGCCCCGCTCAATAATGAGATCCTGAGATTTGCTTGGAAGATGGTGTTTCGTAATGGGTAAGGTCTTAATAATGGGGACTGGAGGTTGTGGGTCTGGTTTTATATGGCACCTTCTTGAGGACTGTGGGTTAGAGACTGGCGGTAAACAAGAATGGATGCGAAAGAGCGGGATACGTAAGGCTATCGCAGCAGGGACTGCGGATTCTTTTCTAACTCCAAGAGTTATCAAGCACCTTGGGGGTTTCCTTAATAACCTCAATGAGCATATAGATAGACACAAGTGGGAGGTCGAACACATCTTCTTCGCAGTTGCTTCTTTCGATGTTCAAATGAAGGAGATAGAGTTTAGAAGGAACAAGCACCATAAGGAGTTCGATTATGAGACCGAGGCGACCAGATACAGACAAGCTCTAGGAAAGGGATTGATTCAGTTGGTTGAGAGAGACCACCCTTTCTCTGTAGTGAGGTGCCCTCGTTCTTTGGAAGACCCCAGGTACTGCTACGATAAGTTGAAAGTGGTACTAGGGTCCCTACCTTATGAACGCTTCTATGAGATCCATCAAGCTAGGATACTCCCGCATAAACTGCCGAAAGTGAAGTACAATGACTAAGCTAATTGGAATGATGTGTGTTCGTGACGAAGCTGACCTTTTGCCTGAAGTATATCCTCACATCAGAGAGCTTGTAGATGAGTTGTATGTGTACGAAGATGGCTCCGTTGATGAGACATGGAGCATCGTCAAAGATGCCGACTACGCGATACAGCGGGCTAGAGACATAGAACGACTAAACATCTACAGACCGAACTACCACCACCTGTTGGAGAAGATTAAAGAGAATTATGACTTGGACAAGGAAGACGTGTGGGTGATCATCACTATGGGAGACCGCTTCTTTTTGAACAAGACTCCACGTCAGATTGTAGAAGAGGCGCAAGAGGCCGGGCATGTCTCTGTGGAGGGAATTCAGCTAGACTTCCTACGGCATAGACGAGACCCTTGGACAAAAGAGAATGATACCTTTCCTGTCTACTCTGAGAGTGTTCGGACACTGTGTCGATGGGTGAAGTTCGATGAGCGTTGCATTGTAGCCTACAAAGCTACATACGAGGCATCCTACCTTAAGGCTAAGTACCCTTGGCCTAAGAACATAGGGATGCCTCAGTATGCTTGTGCCACTATGGAAGGCAAGCTCTCTTTGGGTATGCCCTATTTAGAGCATCAAGGGCGTCGATCCCCTAAGGGCATTGTAGATAGAAATAAGTCCGGTGCCCGACCTATCTCCACTTCAGCTAAGTACGGAAAACTTGACGTAAGTACATGGGATGCTGTTGTAGATGCTTTTCCACGATACTTTGATGCGTTTATGGTGTTCCCTTGGGTAGGGAATGAATCGCTTGTAGCTTTGATTCATTGGGAGAATAGGAAAGAAGGGATAGATAGAACCTCAGCTAAAAACATCTTTCGAGGTGCTGAAGTGGTGTGGCGTACCTTGTCTCTACCTGAAAGGAATGACATATGAATCTATTTGAACTTGGAGTCAAACACAAAGCTATCAAGTGTGATAAAAGGTGGGTTTATGCTCACGCTTACTGCAAGGAGTATTACCCTGCTCATTTGGCGCATCAACGAAGGTTAATCAACAATGTCCTAGAGATAGGGACTGCAGAAGGCGGTAGCCTTCGTATGTGGCATGATTGGTTTCCTAAAGCTATGATCTATGGTATTGACATTAACGATTCGTATAAAGACGAAGGGCAGAAACGTATCCGCTTTAGACAAGGCAATCAGGATGACACAAAGTTTCTTGAAAGTTTGAGCGCCGAAGTGTCTTCTTGGGACTTTGTAGTAGATGATGGAGGGCACTTTGCTCAAGACATCATTACTTCGTTTGAAACACTGTGGCCTCATGTAGCCCCGGGCGGTGTTTATGCTATCGAAGATATAATGGATGGTCACAAGAAGTCTTGGGGAATACTGGACTACCTTGATAAACTTATCCGAGAGGAATGCCTTCAAACTAAGAAAGGGTTCACCACGGATATCCATAGGGTATGCTACTACTCTGGTGGACTGATTTTCATAGAAAAGAAAGGGACTGAGCTTAATCATGAAGGTAGGCCCAAGAACCCTTCTATGAGGATAGGGTATAGCAACGATGGCCCAAAGCATCCTGCTCAAGTCAAGTATCACCCGGTTTGGAAAGACGAGAAAAAGCCTTGGGGGTACCCCCCGTACCCTCATAAGTCACAACACTCTTCTAGTGAGGCGCATTGGTTGTACAGAACTACTCTGGGTTTGGGCGTAGGCAACTACGTTAACCTTGGTGTGTTTCGTGGAGGTTCTGTAAACTGTATCGCTACAGCCTTAAAGCAACTAAAAGGAGGTAAGGTATACGGCGTTGACTTGTTTGAAGTAAATGGAGCTGAGACTGTATCTGAAGTTAAAAGGGTCTTCGAAGAGCGCGGCCTACTAGAATATGCAGAGTTCTGCAAGGGTTATACACATGAGTGGCCTGAGAAGCTTAAGCACCTCAAGTTCAAGATGATTTTCATTGATGCAGACCACCACTACGAAACGTGTAAGAAAGACTTTGAGCTATGGAGCCCTCTTCTAGAACCAGGAGGTATCCTCGCTTTTCATGATGTCCATATGACCACTGTAGAAAGGGTCGTTGACGAGTTAGAAGGTTGGGAGCAGGTTGATCACATCTGGAGGATCAAGAGCTTTAGAAGGAAAGAAGATGGCTGATCATATCGTTGGGATGATGTGGAATAGGAATGAAGGCGATATCATCGCGGAGACTATCGAGTCTGCGCTGAGGCATGTCGACACCTTGGTCATAGCGGACGATGGGTCCACTGATAACAGTTGGGACGTGATCCAAGGGTTCGCTAAAAGGCACAAGGATCAGATTGAGCACATTCAGAGGAGACCTAATAAGACCGATAGAGGTCAGAAGAAGTCTTTGTTAGAAGTCATAAAGAGCCGGTATCGACCTGAAGACACCTGGGTGCAAGTTGTAGAGTCTGATATTATGATCTGGGAGACGGATTTGAGGCGAGCACTTAAAGAAAGATCTGATGAAGTCAGCATGATATGGACACTATTGAATGCTGTGATACCCCCTGATCTATGCTGGGAAGCTTTGGATGAGTACCCAACCTGGAGCAAACCCATTACAGAGATCATGACTTACTCACATAGAATGGAAGAGATGACTTACACATTTAGACCGTTCGAAAAGCTAGCGTACACAGCGCACTTTACACCTTGGCCCAAGGGTTTTAGTAAAGTAGAGCATAAGTGTGCTACAAAAGAGATGACAGAATACACTCCTCTTCTTGCTCATTTTGGGTATAGAGGACCAACTCATATGAATACTAAAGCTGACTTAGCTTACGTGTTTGATCTTCATTTCTCTAAGTATTCGTTTCCTTTGACTCGATCTGGTTGGATGAACAGCAAAGGGAGGAGAGGGATACACGACGATAAGATCTGGTGTGAAGGCGTTGAAGGATGGCGCGCACCTTACCAAAAGGGGTATGAACCACTATGACTAATAAGAAAGACAGAACATTCAAGAAGATCATGCTGGGGCATACTACTGATTTTCGTACTATCTGCGAAGTTATTAGAGAGATCTATTGGGCAACTGAGAATATAGAGGTTAGGAATAAAGCCATAGAAGCCTCTGGTATGGCAAAGAAGATGTCTAAAAAGCTAGCAAGAAACCAATACGAACTTAGCGAGGCGATGGACTATGAGGAGATGCCCAAAGAAGCCAAAGAGGTTGTTTCTAAGGAACGTTGGAATAAGTATTTGGAGGAGCTAGAGCGCGGTGTAGACCACCCGATCCCTGGACAAGAATTGACACAGATCACTACGACGAAGATACCGAATCTGAACACACTGGCTGACGTGATTGACCGCCTGATCGTGGAGGTCAACAAGCTCAGTTTCTTTGAGAACCAGAAGCGAGAGGAGCACGCCAAGGGTGCGCCGGATGCAAAGTTGATTACACACTGGGACAACCTGAGCCGGGACTGCTGCGAGTACCGGAGTATGCTGAAGAACGAGATCAACCGGCTCCTAGCAGAAATCGTGGAGACGGGGGAGTATAAGACATTGAATGAGTTACGTACGTTTCGAGCACCCACACACCAGCTCTCCGAGCTGCTGGCAGAGCGTTGCTGGTGGGCGGGGTCTGAGCAGTTCAAAGCTGACTTGTGTGCTTCACTAAAAGACGAGCTACAGGGAGAACAAGATGATACCGTGGAATAAGAAGCTATTGGAAACAGAGTGGGAGTACGCTCCCCACAAACATGAGCACACCCCTCAGAATAGGATCACGATACCGGAGCGGATGGTGGTGCTTGAGCACCCTAAGCGAGATCGACTGGTGACGGGTATGTTCTATAAGTATTCTTTGATACTTCCATTGCTTCCTCCTGAGGGTCGAATCCTAGATGCTTGTTCTGGCGCAGGGTTCGGAGCTTCAACCTTAGCAGCGTCTGGCTATGAGGTAGTCGCGATGGACGCGCAGCTCCCCTATGCTAGATGGAGACAGAACATCACTTGTGTAGAAGAGGACATTCATAACTTCCATACAAACGGAGGCGATCTATATGATGCCATAGTGATGGTTGATGCTATTGAACACCTCAAAGGCAGCCATCAGATCCCCGCGTTACAGCATCTATACAGCTTGTTGAAGCCAGGGGGTTGGTTTCTAATTGATACTCCTAGGGTTAGAAATTCAGGGCGACAGAGTGGTAGCCATCCTAGCTGCCTAAACTGGGACGACTTTCTGAAGAGGTTCCAAACAGCAGGGGAGTGGTCAGAGTACCAACGCTACTTGCTTTCATTTGAACACCCTGTTAAGGGGGGGCCTGGGTTCACAATTTCAACTAGGGTACGCGGAGAGCCCCCCGAGGGTATCCCTAACGGAGCAGACCAGATCATCATAGGAAAGAAAGCAGATGTCTGAGAAGGTGATCATTACAGGTTCTGGCAAGTGCGGTACTACGTTCATGGTGTACCTTTTAACTGAACTAAGGCTCGGCACAGGGTATACTTCTGAACGGATGCGTGAGGATGGTGCAAGATATCAATGGAATATTAGGGGCGAACATGCCCGTGCTGAGTCTATGCCTTACATTATAAAGAGCCCGAGACTCTGCCTTGATCTCTTGGATCGGCAAGAAAGATGGGGTTGGGATATTAAACAGGTCTATGTCATGCTGCGGGACTACAAGCATGTGGCAGATAACAAGATGAATAATCGTCCACCTTGGCCGAATGTCTCCGAGGAGGATAGAAGGAAAAGATACACTAACCAGGCAGCTAACTTTGTAGGTAACCTAATGTGGCAGTTGCATCAAGGAGACATACCGTACACATTCATTATGTTTCCTAGGGCTATCAGCGACCCGGAGTACCTATTTAAGAAGCTTAGCTTTGTATTGAATGGAACGTCGTATGAAGACTTCCTAGTAGGTTTCAACAAGGCAGCAGACCCAAGCAAAGTGCATTGGGGAAAGGAGGAGTCATGAGGGTTCTAGTAACGGGAGGGTGTGGTCTTATCGGATTTAATGCAGCGAAGTACTACCGTAAACAGGGGCATGAGGTAGACGTGATGGACAACCTTGAGAGGTCTGACCTCTTAGGCCACCGCGTGAGTGAGACACGACGCACCTTCAACAGCTTCGCACTAAAGGAGTTGGGTGTGAACGTGTTCCATCATGACGTCAGTAAGCGTGCGGATTGGATACTGCATGACGGACACGATCTCATCCTACATTTTGCGGGCCAGTGCGGAGTACCCACCTCCATTGAGAACCCTAGGCGCGACTGGGAGGTCAACGCGGTAGGTACGTTCAACGCCCTGGAGTACGCCCGTGAGCACGATGCTACGCTTTGCTTCGCTTCTACCAACAAGGTGTACCCGATCCATGACGCCTTCGTGCTCGATGAGGATGATGACCGCTGGCACATGCAGAAGGCGAGGTGGGATCTGTTTGGGATCGGGGAGAATGCTGCCAATGAGGTAGGCTCCCGTACGCCCTACGGTGCAGGGAAGTACGCGGCTGACATCTATTGCCAGGAGTATGCCCATACCTATGGCGTCAAGACGGGTGTGTTCCGGATGAGCTGCATCTATGGCCCCAACCAGTTCGGATTCGCTGAGCAGGGCTGGGCTACGTGGTTCATCATAGCAGCCCTCAAGGGCCTGCCTATTACCATCTACGGTGATGGGAAACAGGTGCGGGACATGCTGTATGTAGAGGATTGCGTGAAGGCGTATGATGCGTTCCACCAGTCCGATCTAAAGCATGGAGTGTTCAACCTCGGCGGCGGTAAGGAAAACACGCTGTCACTGATTGAGTGTATCCGGATGCTGGAGGATAACTTCGATATGAAGTTTGATATTTCATACGAAGGTTGGCGACCTAGCGATCAGAAGTGTTACATTAGTGATATCCGGAAGGCAAAACATCGTTTAGATTGGGAGCCTACGGTAGCACCCAAGGAAGGGCTGCTGGCTACTGCGGCGTGGGTAAAAGATAACCTCGATGTCTTCTAATATAAATAAAGTCTTCGGGATAGGTTTGTCTGGCACTGGGACTTCAAGTCTCAACAATGCATTGCACTTACTGGGTATCAAGACAGTGCATGATCCTACAGATCTTGAGACAATCACCAGATTGGCTAATGGATTGATAGCAGACTTGCCTCTTTTGGAAAAGTACGATGGCATTACAGACATCCAAACAGTTCCGTTCTATCCTCAGTTTGACGAAGAGTACCCGGGCAGTAAGTTCATTCTCACCTCTAGGAATGTAGAGCAATGGCTCCCCTCTGTGGCAGCCAAGATTATAGGAGGGGGAGAGGTGAGGCTGCGTCAACTCAAAGAAGATAATTTGACTAAGCGGCATTACATTCGCGCTGCTGTGTACGGGGTCATCCAATACAATGAGAGTGTGTTCAGGCACAAGCTTCGTATACATCACGCCGCAGTCTTAGATTACTTCAAGGATCGTGATAACCTGCTGGTGATGGATATCACAGCAGGGCAAGGGTGGGACGTACTTTGTCCTTTCCTAGGTAAGGAAATCCCTAATGTTAGTTTCCCTTTCAAAAACGCACGAAACAAAGAATAAGAAAAGGCCCCGGATCGTAACCCGAGGCCCCTACCCTCCATTGTCAACGTCGTTTTAACCTTAGTCGATCTCCCCCTCTGACAGGAACCCAGGGTCCCCCACAGCTCTAGGCGACGGTCGAAGCCGCTTCGCGTCAATGGAGATTCCAAGCGCCGACGTAATCGTCACTACCAGTTTATCTACCGTATTGAAGCTGAACTTGATCTCCCCTCCAGGGCCGTTCGATCTGCTCACGATCAGTGAACCATCCTCAAAGAACTGAACTATGAACTGCTCGTAATCTATCTGAGGAGGTAGCTGAGGGATATTCTGCATCGCGCCTGCAAAACTGACGGCGCTCCTCAGGCTTTCCGCTTCAGCAGGCGCAATCGTAAGGCCCTCAATGGTGATGACCTCTGAGTTTGCTGTTACTTCGAAGTCAGCCATTACTCAGGCACCTCTTCTGTTACAGCCGGTGCGGTCAGCTTATCGTGCTTCTCCTTGATCTCAGGATGCTCCGAGAGGAACATGTTCAGAGCTGTCTTGGAAGGAAACTGCCGAGGCGGATTGGTTACGAAGCAGCTTCGCTCCGGATCCAGCGCACGACTGATAGAACCCTTGGCGCGGTCATCGCTCACTAGCTTCTCAAGGATTGCAATCCGAGCCTGCACCTTATCTACCTTCTTCTGCATGTTGCTGTATCCGGCTTGCTCCAGCAGTTCCTGCATCACATCGTCGTCAACGCTGACGCCTTGCTGCGTGCGGGATCCTTTGAGTCTCTCAAGAAAGGTCCGGATACGGTCCTTGCGTTCACTCACATACGCCCTCAGGGTTTCTAGCGCCTGGTAGTCGTAGCTTAGATTCGAGTCCTGAAGGAACACGCCTTCAAAGTCCAGAATCTTCTGGGTCTCTTCTGACCCAGGCTTACCGGGGCGGAAGTCGTCCAACTGCTGCATGGAGATGTTTACCTCGCCATCGGCGGGGACATCAATGAAGATACCCTGTTGGTACGCAATGCTCACGTCAAACGGGGTCGGGTTGATCAGATTTGCAACTACTGCCATTTCATTTCTCCTTCTTTTGTCTGCCTTGAGACCTCAGCGGTATACCCTCCTCCACCAGTAATATCCTGATGGCGCTCGCTGAGGTATCGAACCATTCTGCTACCTGTTTCAGGGACCCGCCGCCTTGGTAGGCCCCGATGATATTGTCCTTGAGCTGTAGCAACTGTCGCTTCTTGTTGCTGATTCGTCTACTCATTTTCTCCTCCTACTTAATTATAGGAACTTTTAACTTTAATTGCAACTTAATGTTTAATCTTTATCTTCATCTTCTAAGCCGCCTTGAATCTTCTGCTTCTTCGCAGGCTTAGCTGCCTTTTCCTTCTCCTTGAGACCCTTTACCAGGGCTCCTAGCTGGGCCTTCACCGTCTTGCCAACTGCGGTAGCGATCTTCGTCTCAATGACATCAGCCAGATTCAAGGCAATAGCCTCGATTCGCTCTATCTGCTTGGGCTCCATGGCGATCCGAGCGGTTCGGAACATGTCATAAAACGCGTCCTTGATAGCCACATTAAACGCCTTGGGTACTGGCTTTGACGCAGCAGCTTTATCCGGTGTGAAGATAGCCTGAGACTGGCCTTTGAAGAAGTCCGCTGTCGGGGCTCCAAAGTCCTGTGCTGCCAGCTCTAGGAACTGGTCGAGGTTCCCCTGGGTGGGTGTTTCTTTGAGGACCTCCAGCCGGTGCATCACCGGGCAGGAGTTTTTGCCTTGTTCAAAATGCAGAGTTCCTGGGCGGTACTTACCCTCCCCACTGCACATGTTAGCTATCTCCTGATCAATATTTGCCAGGAACTGGACTAACCGCTCTCTATTGACGTTCTCGCTCATCTTGTTTCTCCTTTTTGAGTTGCTTCTTCAGTTTCTTACCGCAGCGGTAACAAACCAGCTTCTGGTCTACAACCGTAAGACCGTCCATCACACCACAAATCTCACACAAATCGTTATCCTTGCGGTTCTGCATCTTGCTTCCTTGTAATATAGGTTTGAACTCGGTGGCAGTTGGAGCAGACGAGATTACATTTTGTAATCTCTTTCTCCACGCGGGCTATATTCTTTGGTGTTGCTTTATACCACCCGAAACTTGCTATACCGAAATCCTTTACTTCTCCAGGGCGGTGATCGAAATCCATAACACACCAATCGAAGATTTTGCCACAATCCATGCAAGGAGTACCTCCATACTTTTCTATTAACCAATAGAGTATTCGGTCTTTACTATTAGCTTGCTTTTGATAATACTCTTTGCGTTTCTTTGGATTCTTCTTCCACCATTCCCTCTGATACTCTGGATTCTTCTCACTGTGCCTCCGTCTGTTCTCTTGGATCCTCTCTTTATTTTCCGCACGGTACTTTCGGGCTTCTTCTTTATGCTCCTTATCGTACTTCTTCTTGTATTTTTGGATTTCCTCTTTGTGTTCCTCATAGTATTTTCTGTAGTACTCTGCACTACTCATCCAGAAACCCCATGTCTAGAGTCTCTGAGCTGGTATTCCAGTAGCAATCAAGCGTTGTGCTCACCTTACTATGGCCTAGGGCCTTAGACACAAGTACAGGGCTGCGTCCTGCCTCTAGAGCAAGAGTCGCCCAGGAATGCCTTAGCGAATGAAACGTTATCTCCCTGATACCAGCCTCCTTACAGAACCGCTTCAATAACGGGCCCGGGTCAAAGATTGACGGGATCAAAGATCCAGTTCGTTTCTTTCCCCGTGATCTATTATAGCTTTTGGAGAATACTTCTGCAACCAAGACTTTCTCAAGCGCGGAACTTATTGGAACATAACGGCTTTTCCCGGACTTGGTCGGGCCAGAAAAAGACCGTTGTACTAAAATACGATTCCGAAGCATATCGACGTCTTTGTGCTGGAGCCCGAACACCTCTCCACGGCGCATGCCAGTGTTGATGCCTATGTGGAACGGGAGGTACAAAGGGCTCTCGGCTTTGATACTGGCGCTGAGAGCGACGATCTCAGGACGAGTAAGGGCTTTGGGTGGAAGCTGCTGTTTCGAACGTCCTATGCGGCTTACGTGATCCTTGATGTCTAGCCCCGGAACTTCCTCTTTCGCCAAGTAAAGAAGCGACTTCACTGTGCCGGGTTGTAGTGAACGTTCCCAAATAGCTATGGTGTTGTCTAGGTTGGAGCCGTCCGCTGCCAGATAAGGCTTGATCCAGTTCCTGTAGAGGGACTCTTTGGTTCTGACGGTGTTGGGTCTGCCTACGTATTTCATCGATCCTCCTAAAGAATTACTTTATCTTGTTCTTTATCTCTCTGTATTATAGCTTTTCTGGCAAAGTTTTGCAAGATTTCCTATAATTAATAGAGAGAACAGCAAGTTACGGAGGGAGCTGCATTGGACGAAAACAAGGAAACTGAAGAAAGAACTCCAGGGCTGGTCCTGACCGGATTCGGAAAGCACAAGCTGAAAGACATGCTGGGGTGGATAAATACAGACAAGGAGATAGACCTCCTTGAAGCATTCAAAAAGTGGCCTGCCGTATGGCGGGAGGAGCGGATAGCTGATGCGGAAGATATCGAATACGCTTGCCGATTCCTTGCCTTCCTAAGGGATGCCGTTTTAGAGTATGAGATAGAGAACCCTCCAAAAGAGGACAAGGAGAACAAAGATGGGAATGAGTAATACTGCTTCACGAAGGACTGACGTACTATACGCGGTTGATGGCGATACGCTAACTGTAGCTAATGGTGCACCTGTCAAGGTCTACTGCGTTGAGCTGGCTGCAGTGACAGATTCCGCCACAGTATTCACGATTTATGATGGTGACGGAACCACGGTCAGAGGTATAGTAAACCTCGTACAGAACACTAGCCTTTCATGGGGCTGCTGCCATATCGCCGACAAGGGCATAGCTGTCAAGTCAGACAAGGCCAATGCGTCTTGTACAATCTTCCATGATTCCCCTGGTAACTGATCGAGAGCACAATGGATGACTTTTTACATTGGCGCCTACCTGATCCTACAGAATTCGATAGATCTAAAGCACGACTCTGACAGTTGGGAGTTGCCGGATACCACTGCCCATCAAGGGCACATGGGCCAGACATCTAACGTTGAAGAGCTACTAATTAAACCGGAAGACATGGATCTACTCCCGACGCAGATCCAGTTCGGGATAGATGAATGGAGTGCAGACGAGGAGTTTTCACCCGATCATGAGGCATTCAGACAATTCTATGTGCGAGGCGAAGCATTCTACGTTCGAGATTTTGTGGCCCGTGATTACTGGACGCCGATGTTTTACCCAACCGGAAACTTCTACGTCAGAGGATTCACTCCTAGAGACTACTGGACACCCGTTTTCTACCCGGCAGGGAATTTCTACGTACGAAACTTCGTTCCTACTGACTACTGGACGGACTCGTTTTATATCCCAGCAGACGAATGGACAGATTCATTCTACACCCCTACAGACGAGTGGTCTGAGTTCTACCCCGGAGACTACTCGTAATGGCCGGTAACGACACCACAACCCAAGTCGAGTTCTATGCTCCGTGGCCTGATTACGGCCGACCGCTCAACCAACAATGGGGGGAGATACGCCACGACATGGCTGCGCTCGCTCCGCTCGTTCGTGGCGCAGGCCTTGACTCGGATGGCGACTTCTCTACTCTGGACGACGTAGAGAAGACAGCGTTACAGGCGTGGGAGCTGGGTGAAGACGGCTTCCACAATAAGATCCGCCACTTCTGGAACAAAGACACCGACACCCTTGAGATCCAAGCCAATGTTCCCCCTGGGACCGAGCAGGCACCCCACTGGTACACAGTGTGGGCAGTTGGCGACGACGGACAGGTAACCCAGCAAACCACCCCCACCACTGCAAGTAACGTAGGAACCGGAGCCGAGGTCTTCAAACAGAAGACAGGTGTGGACCTACAGTTCAGAACCATCAAGGCCACCGGCGTACTGGCTGTGGCAGAGAACAGTCTCGACCTCACCCTCACTAGCACTGCGGAGGCTAATACCGCTAGGAGTGATGGCGGAACCTCTCTTGTCAAAACCAAAGACGGGGTTATCCTTCCGTTCAAAGGCATCACCGCTGGCGAGAATATGGAGTTCACGATTGGGGCTGACTCGATCACGCTCAAGTCCACCTCCCAGATCGTTGAGTTCTACGGCATTGTAGTCGCTCATTCCGATGACAGCTACACAGCCCGCGGCACACACGTCCTCAAGGTCAACGTAGACCACTTCTACCTGACAGGTAGTGGGCGCTCCAACGAGACCCTCCTCAACCTTAGGGGGGAGATCTTCAACTCTGCCCTATACGTCAAGAAGTCCGGAGACTCCATGTCCGGGGCCCTCCTCCATGCTGACGGGTCTGAGGGTGCGCCTACAGTATCCTTCTCTGGAGACACAGACACTGGAGTTACCCGGTTAGCCTCTGATGACTTGGCGCTGGTGTCCGGTGGGGACGCTGTCCTGCGTGCGCTCACTGACCGTGTGTACCTGCCTAAGAACCTTCAGATTGTAGCGGACGGTAACGCTGCTGCCCCTGACATTTTCTTCTTCCCTGACTCCGACACGGGGCTGTTTCAACCTGCGGCTGATCAGCTTGGGTTCGCTACTGACGGTGCCTTGGCCGGTTACTTTGATGAGAACCAAAACCTACACGTCCAAAACGACCTCAAATCCAGTAGAGTAGAAGCGGGCCTTGGCCTCTTCTACAGTCAGGTGTATATCGGAGACGGTAAGGTTGACGTACCCTCCTTCGCATTTAACAATGAGAAGGGTACAGGTGTCTACAGGTCGGGTGCCGCACAGTTCTCTTATTCGATCCAGGGGACTAAGAGGCTTCAAATAGCATCCAACAATATAATCTTTGGCACTCAAATCTGGGCTAATACAGCCGGGCTCGTTGGCGCACCTGATTATTCCTTTGACAACGACGCTACCTCTGGTATGTACCAACGACTCGGGTCCGGTACAGATCGTGGAAACGTTGCGTTTGCTGCGGGTGGAGTACAGGTTGCACGCATACACAGCGGGTCCCCGTTCCGTCCGGAAGAAGCATACAAGTGGCAGTTCAACTACGACATCATTGCAGACGACGGCATCGTCGTAGCCAACGACCTCAAGGCCGGTAGAGTAGAAGCAGGTATTGGTAGTTTTTATACCGCGTTGGATGTGGACGGTAACGCTACAGTTAATTTTGCTATATTCGCGGCTGAGAATGAGGATGTTTTTAGTCAGTTCGGTGGTACACCGGCTGCCCCAACCCCGAGCGATGCGGTGGATACGTTGGTAGCCCGTAAAGAAAGAATCACTGGCACAGGTAGCCGACGAGCGCTACTCGCCATAACCGAAATCAACGCAGACTTGGCATTGGCAAACCCTAGGCAGAATTATGGAGCTAACATTTTTGTAGCTACCGGGGAAAACTACACCGTTTCCTCTGATCGGGAAACTGTTCCCGGCGCGCTTACCGGGAATAGGGTATCTGCTCGTCACAAGGCTGCGGGTACAATAGCGATGGCCGGTGGGGTTTCTTCCGAAGCCGAAATTACCGGAGGCAATGAAGAAGGAGTTATCACACTCGGGTACGCCTATCTTGATGAGGGTGGCGATGGTGGAATAGAGACTGGAGAGATAACGGAATATCGCGGCTTGTGGGTTAAAGCTTCAACCGGGAATGTTCTGGCCAAATTTGGTATTTATATTGATTCCTTAATTAACGGCGGAAATACAACCGCCATACTTATCGAAGACCAACCCAATGGACCCGCTATTTCATTCTTCAGCGATATTGTCGGTCCAGACAACGGGCTCAACTGGGGACTAACAGCCGACACCAACCTCTACCGTTCCGCAACCAGTACCCTGAAGACGGATGGCGCTTTTGTTGTATCAGAAGACGCATATAGTGGTTCTTGGGACAGCAATTCCAGTGTCCCTACTAAGAACGCTGTTTATGATAAGATCCAATCAATTGAACAGTTTTATGCTGTAACGTTTAGAGAATCTGAAGCCGGTGGTGCTGTATACCAGACAGACACTTTTACTGTTGATTCCGCTGCCTTCTATTTGTCTACCGGCGGTGACGGGAAGCCGTTGCTTTCTCCTAAAGGTAATATCATACGAACAGACACTCACCAAGGAATAGCTAACTTGCTCCATCTGAATGACGGTGGGCTTAGTGACGACGAAGCGCTAGGGATGACCGTAGCTTCGGATGGCGCTACGATTACGCTCACTATCACAAACGCAGGAGCTAATAAAGCTGCGACCGCCCCATTGGAAATTCAGTTTGAAGGGCAGAATTACACGTACACACCTAGCGGAGGGGCAGAGACCCTTACTCTAACTGCCGGTACAGCTACAGTTCCTAAAGAGAACTTTGTTGTATTTGAACTTATTGGTGGGGTTCCTACTCTTGTCACGTCTACTACAGATTGGCCTAGTGGTGCTCCTGGTGCACAGCATGCCAGGCTCTGTACTGTCGTTGTGCAAGACGTAACAAGCGTTCAAACCCACGGTGCTTTAAAGATCCATGCATGGACAGATCATATCGAAGAAATACAAGGCGCTGGGTCTGGGGAACGAGGAGAGCGAGGACACCTTCATTCTATTGCTGAGCGCCTGCGTAACGAGCCTGCTGTTTGGCGTTCTGGTTCTGCTATTACCGTTGATAATAGCGGGACAACCGATCCTTTGTATGTCCACATCGCTAAAGGTACTGGGTACCAAATGCATAGGCACTCTAGCCCTGCGTTGGATACAGACGGTTCCGATCTTATATTCGTTGTAAACGATGATACCACTCCGTACACTACGATTGATCAACTCAATGCTTTAGAAAACTATGCTACAGATGGTGAAGGTTCCATTGGTAATTCGGCTAAGTTCACCGTTGTTCTTTGGATGGTGGTGAATGAGAACTCAGGTGATACGAAGCTCTTCCTTAACTTACCAACTGGAGGCTACAACACTGTAAACGCAGCCAAGACGGACTCTGATAGTAAGGCTGTCCATGGCATCCCACAGGCGTATGTTGGAACTTCCATTCTGCTGTACGAGCTTGTGCTTGGTAGATCTGGCGGCGGTAACACATGGACCGTGGAAGACACTGTTGACCTCCGTGGTGTCCCTGGTGTGGCTGTTGGTGGTGGTGGTGCTGCTACTACGGGTGAGGTAAATGCAGCCGCTAACATAGGAGCCGGTATCGGTGTCTTTGCTCAGAAGACCAATGAGGTTCTAGAGTTTAAATCCTTCATGTCTAAGGGGGCTTCTATTGCGTTAGCGAGCGACGCAACTAGCGTAACTATCGATGCAACCGGCTCTTTCTACATGCCAGTTACTGTTGAAGGGGCTGACGCGAAGTTAACTGTTGGTAGTGGTGAGGTAGGGAACGATAGTGTTACTTCTTATCATCGAGACGGTGATCTTGTTTGGACTGTAGGTGTTGATCATAGTGCGAATGAATTTGTTATCACTAGCGGTGCTATGGGGAGTGAGCATAATGAGATTAATCTAGCTGTAGATAAAGTTGGATTCTTTAATGCTGTTCCTGTGTCAAAGCCTAGTATAACTGTAGGGGACGCTGCTGAGATTTTAGCTGCATTAGTTAGTCTAGGGCTTGTAAGCGATGATATACCTTAAGGGGAAAGTGTGCCTAGAAGAAGGAAAAACGTATGCCTAGAGTAACAGATATAACCAATAAAGCAAATCCGTTGATTAAATGGAGGATCTACTATCACGATCCAGAAGCTAAAGATTATTATTCTACGTTTTCTAATTTAGATGGTAGAGCAGTAGAGGCTCCTGTTAATGGGGTGATAGTAATTCAACAGCCTATAGAAAACGGTAGAGGAATTGATCAAGTATCAAACGGGGATTATTACGCATTAGATGAAGAGAACAAATGGATTGGTATGGACGCGCTTGGTTTACAAGATCGTATAGATAATAACATTCCTTTCTCTGCCCTTAAAGAAGGACGATGGATTAATCTAGAAAGGTTTTGGGATATTTTATACCTCGCAGCAGATGATAAAGATTTCGTCCAGAATCCTGAAGGGAGAGTTTCTAGGCTTCCTAAAGCAACAGTAGTTAGAGGTAGCTAGTTATGGGTTCCGCCCACGGTGTAGAATCTCAATCTGGATTTAGAGGCAGAGAAGATACTGTCATAGAAAGTTCGGATACTACTTGGTTTGCACCAATCAATACTAACTGGGTTGCTCCTGATCTTGATACAAACTTTAGAGTAAGATTTGAAATAAAATTAAGTTCCCTTACCCTGGGGCGGGACTTTCCTACAGGTGCGTTCACATTGTGGTACTCACATAACGGCGGTTCTGTTACCCAAGTTAAACATGATTCTTCTGTGATTAAAACTGTGCCTTCTAATGTGTCTGGTTACAACGATGGTGATGATACAACGCAACTAATAGGAAGTGACCCTCCTTTTGGGCACTACAAAATAGATAATAATCAGGTTAATACGAATACCCCCACGGGTCAATTTACATGGTTGTGGGCAGATGGCACTACTCAATACGTAGAAACGGAATGGGTATTACAACTTATAAGCGCCGATCTTAATAGAGGGGATACCGTTGAGTTGAGAATACGAAGGTTTGGAGGGGGTGTGCTCCCCGGAGGGTACACTTATTTTCCAATTATCTCTGTACAAAATCCACAAATAGAAATCAGAGGGAAAGAAGTAATAGTTAACGGGAAAGAAATAGCTATTAAATAAGGAGAGTCTGATGACGGTAACAAGAACATATACTAAGCATTCTGACGGGAATGTTTATGCTAGAACCATTAAAACAGAAGTAGATATTCACGGCACAACATTCACAATCATGGATACAGAAAAAGAGATTAATCATAGTAAACATTTACGTCGTCTTAAGGCTGCACTTAAGGAAGTCCGTGCTGAGTTGTCGGAGTTACAAACAGAAAAAGAAAAGCTTTTAACCAAGATAACAGAAATAGAAACCGCAAGAGACAGCTAAGGAGGGAGTCATGGTAACAAATGAAGAACTAGAAAAAGCAATGCGATGGGTTATCCGAGGGTTGAACGAAGACAAGGTTGATACCAACAACATCCAAGCAGTAGTGACATGGATGATCGAAAACCCAATGCCACTGAAAGAGGTGTGGCTGGCAGAAACTGAAGAGAAAGACGAGCAGGATAGGCTTGCTCATATCGAAGCACTCAAAGCAGAAATCGTTAAACTAGAGGGAGGCGTCATCAATGTTTGATCTAAAGGAACTACAGCAACTGAGCTATTTCCTCACAAGGGCACAGCTCACAGGCAACGAGAGCGTGGCTCACGCCAGCCTGCTCATCAAGCTCCAACGCCTCATCGAGAAGCAGGCGTCCAAGAAGGAGCAAGAGTAGCCTCAACGCGTGCAAAAGATTGAGGAAATTCCTATAATTAAGTAGACTACAAGGAGGACAAGTATGTCTGAAGGACAAGCGACCATAGATAAATGGACCCGTAAGATGGAGCGTCGAGAAGACGAGGACCGGAGAGCCAAGCAGGATATGAAGAAAGCTATCTCTGAGGCTATGAAGGATCCGGATACTCACACCAATATCACGAATCAGCTCAAGCGGGCCCGCCTAGGGGGCGAGCCAATGAAACCGCGCGCAGGGTTCGGAGATGATGGTGAAGTCATCACCGGGGAGCTTGAGGACAGCCCCTGGCTGAGAGACTAATCGGTGCGAGGTAAGCGAGATACTGAGAGGGAGCTGATACACGCGGAGGCGAGGATAGAGTCTCTGCAAACTTTACTGGAGTCGGCACAGACCGACAGAGAAGAGTTGAAACTTCAAGTCACCAAACTTCAGGATGCCCTGGTTGCTGCCAGGGCTCCTGAAGCGTACCGTGACCAACAAATAGCGAAGGAAGAAGAGAATCGCACCCCTATGGCTCAAGAGCAGATTGATAAGAATCGACTGATTAAAGACACTACAGACGAGTACATGCGGGGGCTGGAGAGACATCTAGACACGGAAGACCTAGATGCTTTTCTAGCTAGAGGTCTGATGCGCGACCAGAAAGGACCTCCTAGCCTACACGGGAACGATGAAAGCTAATGGCTGACTCAAAAGCTACAGGCGCTGCTGATTCACAATGGATAAAAGGCAGGCTTCATACCATAGACGCGATCCCTCATGGAGACCCTAAGGTAGGGCACGCCATAGCGGTCTACGCAGACGCAATGAGTTCCGACCGGACTAGCCGCCTTTGGGTGCGAGCTGTCCAGTGGGTAGAGAACTTTCTCTTTTCTCTAGGTCGTCACTACTTTCATGATATCCTCACATCTCGGCTGACTAGTGACGCAAGCTCAGGTCAACAATCAGTGGTGCAGGAAGCGGCAGATAACATCCCGAAGCCCGTCAACGATTTACTGGGTCGTTATATCGAAACGAATATAGCCCTGCTGACAGAGAACAAGCCTATCCCTCGAATCGACTCAAAGTCAGGGAGAGCAGAAGACGAGGACGCAGCGCAGCTATCAGAGCTGACCATGGAGTATATGTGGGAAGCCCTGAACCTACCTGAGAAGCACAGAGAGGTCGCCAGAATCATCCTCCACTGTGGCGTTTGCTGGATGGAGGTGATCTACGACGAAACTCATGTCAGGCGAATGACGGTTCCAGAGACTGAGACCTCTGAATCCTCAATCGTACCGGGAGTGGGGGCTGGTGATATCCAGCTACCTATACCCAGAGAGACAGAGATCCATGACGAGCGTGGGAGACCCATCTACACGGATAAGGTGGAGTATGGGGATATCGTTGCTACTATCGTGAGTCCTTTCGAGATGCACCTTCCTCAAGTCCACTGGTGGAACGGGGAAGATATGGGCTGGGTGATGCGTGAGTATTACACAGACCTAGACATATTAGAGGATAAATACAAGGCACCGGGCCTGAAGCTACTGAAGAGAGACGGCTGGTTTCTTGACCGATTGAAGAAGGCAAAGACGACCAACACCCGTAACCTCCCGATCTGGTGGTGGGAGCGGATCGGTGACATGGTTGAGGGGTCAGGGCCTTCGCTTTACGTAGGTTCCCCCGATACTTGGGAGGGCTACACAACAGTCCGGATCTTCGATAGGAAGCCGAACGCGACGTGGCCCCGAGGCAGGACAGTAATTACGGCTGGAGATCAGGTGATCTATGATTCTCCAAAGAAGCGAGGAGCACGCGCATATGATCCTCGCTGGCCGGAACGATGGCACCCTTATGTCCGGTATCGCTGGGAAGCGATGGCTGGTAGTATCAACGGTAGATCGCTGGTGTGTAAACTCCTTCCGAAGTTGAAGAGAGTAAACGCGATTGACACCACGATGATCATGTGGCGGCGTACGGTCCCGATGTCTGCGTGGGTCATTCCGAAGGGGTCTCAACCCGTCGAGGATCAGTGGCTCGGAGTCCCAGGACAGATCTGGGAGTACGACCCACGAAGGACTGCGGGTGCAGCGCCCGAACCTATTTATCCGCCGCCCTACCCGGCTGCGGCTGAGCAAGAGCGCCAGCAACAGATTCAGGAAATGGAAGCTATCGCTGGTACAGAAGAGATTTTGAGAGGTCAACGTCCTACCGGTGTCAACTCGGCCGCAATGATTGATATCCTGCGGAAACAGGCCCTGGCTGGGCGTTCCTCTATTCTACAGGAGTGGGACGAAGCCTTGCAGAAGGAAGGCTCGATCATACTTCAAGAAGTGATCAAGCATATTAGGAACGACGACAGATATGCAGAGAGACTACGGATTCTGGCGCGTGACAAGTCCAGTACTCTAGCTATTCTTAGCTTCAGTGGAGCTGACCTCACGGACAACGTCATTGTCCACATCGACACGGCCTCTATGGCGCTGTCGAGTAAGGAAGCGAAGCAGGCTAAGGCCATCGAGCTGATCCAGTACTCGGCTGGTCTACAAGGTCTGCCGCCTGGGTTGCAGGCGAAGATCCTTGAGGAGATGGGCTACGAAGACGCTTTCATCCCGCAGGGTGCAGACGTGTCGCGCGGTAAGCGTATCATGGCCTGGATCCGACAGGAAGCATACGAGATGATCGTCCCGATGCCTGAAGACGACCCGTTCATCCTGTACGGTATGTTCGTGGAAGAGATGAAGTCAGACGGTTTCCACAATCTCAACGAGGAGCAGCAGTTGATGCTCTTGTCGTTGGTGGATCTGTATAAGCAGATGGCTGAGGAACGACAGCAAGAAATCATGCAAATGCAAATGATGCAAGCGGAAATGGCTAGAGGCGGCGGTGGCGGTGGAGGTGAGGAACAGTGAACGTAGGCCGCGCATACGCCATCGTCCGTGGACGGATGTCTGGGAACCGTGAGAAGGCCCAAGGTATACTGGATAATACCCCGCCCGCCAAGCGGAAAGAGATGAACCGCCAGGACTCACAGGCCCGTGGGGCTAAGCGGAAAAAGGGGCCTTACAAGCTAGGTGAGAGACTCCGGAGGAGAAGGTAATGTACCAAGTCTTTACAGGCGGTCCTATTGGCGACTTCCTTATGAACTTTGTTGGTGGTGAGCCAAAGCCGTGGGAGTTCAGACACGGTGAGACTCAGAACACAGCGGACCTCGCGTATCGTAAGTCGCAGAGAGAATACGAACGTAGCCAGCGAGCTAAAGGAGGGGTGAATGTATCGGCCGGACAGAACACACAAGCTGCCCTACGTAATCGTCAACGACCTCAATTCGGGAGACAGGGTGGATCGGGTTGGTCACCTACAACGACAACAAGCGGCGGCGGGCAAGGGTATATACCGGGAGCGCCGACGCCTGTGTACGTTCCGTTAGGAACACCAAGCAAGGCGTTTATGGATAAGTATAAAAGATGGGGAGCGTTAGGTAGGATAATGGGCAACCAAGGCTGGCGGGACACGTTAACGGCAGCACCAAGCTCACAGTCAAACGCACAGTCCCAACGGTTACATAAGACTGAGGGGATCCAGACTAGAGAGACGAGGAGACAAAGTGACCTTCGGCCGTTCGTAAAGCTACAAGGACACTATAACACTCCTCAACTCAATCCTGGTCTCTCGTACATGTTTAAAAGGAAAAACCTTCAGCTCGGCCCGGTGCGGCGAGCAGTAAGTAGACTGATTTAGGAGACCCGTGATTTTATTCCTGGACCCCGATCCAAAGCGCGCAGTACTCGCGTATCAACGAATGAACGAAGAAGACCGGTCGAATACAATTTGGGCGAAGACGTACGAAGAAGCACAGACTACCCTATGGGTGTACAAGGATGAGCTGACTGAGGTGTACCTGGAGCACGACCTTAACGGGACGCCGTACATGAATACGAGGTCTGAAGAATCAGGCATGGAACTCGTCCGGTATCTTGAAAGGCTGAGCGTGCATCATGGCGACGTTTTTCCGGTGTATACAAAAATGAAGTGGGTGATTCACTCCTGGAACGAAATAGCAGCACCGATTATGACTAGACGCTTAGAAGCACTTGGGCTGAGTGTGGAATGGATACCCTTCGGGACAGGGAGAAAGTGACATGACAAAAGAAGAGAGAAGCGCATACAATAAAAAGCATTATGCAGACCACAAAGAAGAAAAACGCAAGTATGATAAAAAGTATTATGCTAATCCAGAAGTACAAAAAAGGATAGTAAAACGTAGAAAGAAATACAACGAAGAACATCGAGAAGAATTAAACGCCACAAGCAGAGACAATTACCACAAAGGGCGGAAGGCTGGCACTGTGATGATTTGTTGGATAACGGAAAGATACGAAGGCATCCCTTGTGTGGATTGTGATCACATATTTTCATGGGAGTGTATGGACTTCGACCACAGACCAGAAGAGACAAAGTCCTTTTCCATAGGAAGTAAAGGAGGACTAAAAACAACGCCAGAGCGTATTGCTGAGGTGATGAAAGAGATTTCAAAGTGTGACTTGGTGTGCAGCAACTGCCACAGAACAAGAACTAAGGAACGAAAGAGGAGTTAGTATGGGTGCAACACGAGCTAAAATCTACGAAAGCTTCGAAAAGAAGAAGAAGAAAGCCAAAGCGAAAGCTCCCGGTAGGACCGGTACGAATACCGTCAAAGGTAATATCGAAACGTTTGTTAAACCGGGTCATGAAGGGTGGAAAATAGAGAGACCACCCCAGAAGAAAACCAAGCCCAAGCACCCTGGCGTCTTGGCCTATCCTACCTCTAAACGCCCCGCCAAAGCAGCCCCCGCTGGTGAACAGCGTATCAAGAAGATCACCATAGGGTTCGGCAAGGACAAAGCCGGTAAGCCCATTGGTACAACCACTTGGGTCGACTTGGGCCGAAACCCCAGCGCCGCGACACAAGCCAAGGGCGCACGAATGGCTAGAAACCTAAGGCCCAAGAAGGGCACCGTCGCCCTGGCTAAGGCTCCGGCAGCTCCCAAGGCTCCGAAGGCTATGTACCGCATGCCCAAAGCCACTGCTCCGTCAAAAGCTCCCACTGCTCCGAAGCAAGAAAGCAAATCCTTCTCCGCTACTAAGATCGCCGCCGCCCTAGGCGCTGCCGCGCTTGCAACCGGCGCTGGACTCCTTCTAAAGAAACAAGCTACCCCCAAGAGGACCAAATCCGCTGCCGTTACAGCCGCCAAGACGCGCAAACCCCTTGACCCTGTGAAGCTGCGCGTTGATGCCATCCGGCGGTTCAGCTTGCGCGTTAATGCCATCCTGAACACAGCTAAGCAACCGGGTGCTGCAGCTCAAGCAGATCCTAAACTGAAAGCTAGGTCTGACGCCCGGCGTGTGGCCGAAGGCACTAAGCTACGATACGCAGGATACGGTCAACCAGCTAAGGCACCCAAGGCACCGGCTCTTAAAACCCCCGAAGCCCCCAAGATTCAGACAGCTCCCGCACGACCTGAACGGCGGAAGCTAGATACCAATATCCCCGATCCGACCGGGCGGCGTTCTACTGATAGGCCAATACCCGTACCGGAAGGTACACCT